CGCGCTCCATTGGCTAATTCAAACTATAATCCTATTCACCGCTCCATTGGCTAATCATATATAAAAAAGAAAAAGAAAGTGTAAAGTTCCTATATATGTCCGATAGAAAGATTCTCTTATTCCCCCCCGAAACTATGTACGAAACTAGTGCATCTAATCGTCCACAACAAATACTCGTACAACTAAAGTAATTATTAATGTAAATATTCTATATTCGATTATGTAACAGGTTTCTAAATGAAATTCGATTTCCCTTTTTTAGAAATTAAAAAAAGCACGAAATCAGTCGAAATGAACTGAAATCGTGCTTATTTTTATGAATATGCTATTTATTTGATTGAAATCTAATGAATTACGCGATATTTATTTGATATGTAACAAAGAGTAACCTTTCTCGGCTACTTATCAGGTTACTTTCTCTTCCTTTCTTACTCTTTACATATAACCTTAACTGCTACTATTTTACATATCTACTAGACTAACTTCCTCTCCATCTAGATACCAAACAACATCATCTACATTATCTTCTATATATTCAGGGTCATCAATAGAAACTATACTATCTTTTGTGTCTTTACCATATAGATAGTTTTCATAGATTTCTTTAGCCCCCGCTAAATCTTCTGCTTCGATACGATAGTTTCTAAACCAATGTTCACCTTGACTTGCAATATAAATTGGCATGTTCAGTAACCTCTATGGATCAGATAACAAATTATGCACAACCTGCGGTCTAAATTGTGCAAATACAAGCAACCCCACTTCCCATGATCTTTATGCTCACATTTACACCTCATTGCAAATTTTGCATAGCATATACGGTTGTGGGTGATCATAATATTCGTGAATAGCACTTGTATCTATTGCTTCATAACCAACAGACTCTAGATAATTAATAATAGAATCTGTTGCTTTAGATGCATCTTCTCTATTTGCTCCCGTGAATACTCTAATATCATTGATAATCGTATCACGGATTAGTCTTTCAATTGCTCGCCGTTCGGAAATACTGACCTTCATTTTTCAATTCCACACCTTTCACACATATATCCTGTTGGCTCAGCCTCAATTTTGGCAACAGAATTCCACCAAGGTACATAATTATGTTTGTTTAATTTACATAGAAGTGTACCTATTGGATCAGGAGCTTGGTATTGTGCCCACAATTTCATATGTTGTATTGGTCCACCATACCATCCAAAGCATGTTTTACTAAATGTCCAATGATCAAGCGGATGAAACCGACTGAAATCGAACTTCATACCTGTATCTCCACATCCCGACTGTTCGGTATCAAGTATAGCATGTTCTTGCGCCCGAAGTCAAGTCGTGGGAACCTTTTCCTCAACCACTGTGATATCGGACAGTACAGGCTTACTCAGATAGCTTTCAGTAATCTTGCGATGAACTCGACGCAGACAAACTGCACGAATATGAGTGTATGTCTTATTGTTATAAACCTTGCCAGAAGCAGAAATCAATCGAGGAGCATCATAATTAGTAAGTCCATCAAACACCCCTGTCTGATACACAAGCATAGGGGAACCCTCTTTGATTTCCCTTCCACAAACATCACACATAACGATTCTTTTAGTAAAGAGAGCCATTTTAATTACTCCTAGAGATAATATGAATTTAATGTGATTGTACACTTGACCCAATTCTTATCCATCAATAATTACCTTACCATGCATGTGTTTTACCATGTCAGGTAGATCATCATGAATATGTTCTGCCTAACTATCTTTACACAGATCAATCAACTATTCATCTGTATAATCTTCAATCTCGGGAATTGCTTCAATCACATCCTCATTAATGGAGAATTCCCGAAGATAATTAATTCTAATTTGTACAAGTTTCATTTATCAAAAACCTTTATACTTGTGCCAAGATTTCTCTTGGTTACTCTGAATACTTCTGAGCTGCCTTGCAAACATGCGGAATAGGTTCACCAACATACTCGTTACCCACACACTGTACGGCACTATCAAACAAATCCTCAAACTCAGGATTATAGCATTCGATCAATGCTCGACCAGTTGTATTGTTGAGGTAAATCTTGAAGTTTTCGTAGACTTCAACACTTTCCCAAGACTCGCCTGTAAGACTATCCACAACATCAATAGGATGTTCCTTAGAACCAAGCAATGCTTGGGGTGATCCAAATCCACCTAAACTTCCATAAGGATCATCCTGATCCCAATCAAAATCTGTGGGGGCAATATATCGCTTGATATTTTTATTCATTGCCCACACAAATCTAAGCCATTCAACTACACCATGAACCTTGTAATTATTAGGATCAGGACACTTATAATTCTCATCGAAAATAGTTTTCATACAACAGTCACATCGAGGACTGTTATCAAAGTACTGATAAATAACCACAGGTGCCCTTACTTCCAGATCATCATCCATGTTATTATCAATAGCATCATCAACGGTAATAAGTACCACCGTTTCTTCATTGATACCTTCAGAGCGCATTGCCAATTCAAATGCGTCACGAACATCCTGATATTCTTTATTACCCATCATTCCTACAACATCCATCACAACCATGCACAAAATAGCCGTATTCAGGCTTTAGGTTATTAGTTTTGTCAAGATATGCTGCACTATCAGGATCGGGGTGGCCTACACCATGAGGACAAATCCTTTCAATAAGGGGAAATGCCCATCCATCCATTCTTAAATTCATAGGCCAATCCCGCATTTTGTGATCAGAAGGATTATGAATAGGGCAAAAAGAACCTCTACAATCCTTCTTATAATGGTATCCAATTTTGTCCTTTTTGCGGTTGCCTGTAATGATCATTGTTTATTATTTATCTACAAGCGATTCATCTAAATTAGGAAGCCTTAGAGTGTCAAATCGATCATTTGTCAATTTAAATGTTTGAACCTCCTCACCTTCATCGATAAAATCAAGTTGTAGTACAACACTGTCACTTTCAATATAACTATAAGGCGTTCCAACTGGTCCTTCTGCTTTTACATCCCACTCCCCCGTATTATGGAAGCAATAAGGTTTGTGTTGAATAAAATAGCCCTTCCTATCCGAAAAATATTCTATTGTACATTCACAAGGCCAACGAACTTTAAGCTCATATCTCATAGAAATATCCCTTCATCAAGTGCCTGTTGGAGCAATCTTTTCTGTTCCCACTCACGTTCCCATTCCTGTGCCTGTTTTAGACTGTGAGGCGCACCCTGAGGGTAGATACCACTATACTTATGATTAAAGCCGTGTGTAATTTGCCAGAAAGTGTGCCAAACAGTAGGCTTGATACCATCATTTAGATAGGCAAATGTCATCATTCCCCATCTAGGCTTGATAGTATCTTTAATACCGTGTTCAAATAGATTGTGCCAAAATGCGTAAACAACCTTTAGAATAGGCCAACGCATCCACGGTACATTATTATACAGTTTACCTACAAGGTTAAGTACCCGCATTCTGCGATCATGGTTTCTGCGTTTGGCAGGAGATAGGCTATTTAGCCATGCCTCGATATTCCATCTATAACGAATGATTTCTCCCATATCGTCATAGATGGGATCAAATTCCATCAAAGAGTTCCTCCCTATCATTTGGGGTTTCGAATTCCTTGTAGAATTCTCGTTCTTCCTTACCACGCTCCCATTCCCATCGGTAATAGTCGCGCTCTGTGACATTCACAATGCCCTCAGGGCCGTCTGTACGGTATCCACAAGCCCTGCAAATCCATTCAGTGCCAGTATATTCAGCTTCTATTTCATCCTCACATACTGGACAACTAATTTCCCACTTATCAGTATTGATATATTTCTCATCAATATGATCGTGGATTTGTACCATCTTAATTAATTACCCTCATCCATGTAATCTGGAACATAAGGTTCAAATATGTGATGACCGTACTCTTCAAATTCCCCACAAACTGTACAAATATCATCCTTGTTCATTCGATTCCAACAAGGATTACAGAATGTATGATCTTGATCTTTAGGTGTTAGGTAGGTTTTACACTTCCAACACACATTTCCCCGTCTATGTTTGATTTGCTCCAATTCCCAATTCACGCGAGTATCGGAATCGGGAATTGGAGACTCATCAATATAGTGAGGATATTTAACTTGAAGGGGACATTTGCTGTCGTAGCAAATCTCGGTCAATAAGCCCATTACTTACATCCAACTTACTTAGATCGCCTAGCATTAGATTAGGAGCAACTGCTACTGCACCGGACCAAAACTTATTGGGATCATCGCACACGACTTGGTAATCGTAGATTTCGATACCTAGTACTTTACCACCTTCTACCAATTTTGTCAAGGTGTCAATATCTTCGGCACTAGGAGTAGGATCACCGGCAGGGTGATTGTGCAAAACAATGACTCGTCGTGCATTCTCAATTACTGCTGCCCTTAGTAACTCTGCGATCCTTACCGAAATTTTCGCATTCGTACCACGATAAATCTCTTGAATGTATAGGACTCGCTCAGAGGCATCTAGGCCGATTACATACATAACCTCCTGATCCTCATCTTTGGTTAGATTATATCCAATAGTTGCAGCAACAAGTGGATCGTTTAGCGGCTTGCCCCAATCATTAGTTACCTTCTTAGGACGCAGCCGCTTGATACGAATTTCATAGGGACCATGATAAATTGTTTCCGGGTTAGCCATAAACTACTTCCCCAAACACAATGTACTGAAGCATTACATCAGCGGTAATAGCGTCATAGTTACATTCAACAATGGTGTTACCCTCTGACACTTCAAAAGGAAGTACAGTATGACCATAATTAATAAGTGTCCAGAAGAATGCTTCTCTTAACTTATTAATTGTAATATCTACAAAGGGTCTATCCTCATCTTCTGCTTCACCATCCCCATCATCGCGCAAACGAAATAGGACAGTATCATCAGTTAGATCAGGGCTAATTTGATAGGTATCCGGCTCCCCGTTGTCATCACAGACATACCAAAAATACCACTTATATTGCTCAATCTGTGCCCAATATCCACGGCATACATAATCCATGCCATCAGATGCTAGATCAAGCAATAGTTTACGATCTACATCTAGATCAATTGCTGTCATGTTCTACCCCGCTTAATTTGTTCGATTGCCTCAAGAATTTCATGCAACTTTTCATCGGGCAAATCCTTGAGCCTATTGAGTGAGATATTACCATTGTTGGCACTGATTAGTTTCTCACTAGGAATACTGTGATACAAGTTATCCAGTGCTTTAGTAACCAATTGCTCCCTAGCAATAGTACCCATACTTGACATACGGTGAAAGTCCGTAGGTTTACGGTTGGATTTCCTTCCACGCTTACCCGGTACTTCAACAATGCCTCTATTTGTACACTCATCACCAAAATAGGAGCATTGATTTGGAACGTCTGATGTATGCCAAGCCCTGTTAGTTTTTTGGGTAGCAAGATACTGAGCGATAAACTTACCGCCAGATTTGATACCCAATTCTGTTAGTACACGCTCTCTCTGTTCTGAGGTAAACGGTGTTTCTTTATTATCGATATAGTCAGCATGAAAAACAGCAGCCAATCCATCTGAATAGTTTGCTGTGTTTTCATACAAACTAACTTCCTCTACAGCCCGATTAATAAACCCCTGATTACCAGTCTCAACAACTTCTAGTGTTGCTGTTCCAGTATCAAAGTGCAATACTGCACCAGCAGCAGAGAAAATTGCTGCAAACTGTGTAATGTGATCATCATGCATTTAATCCACATTCCCCTGTGCAGTCCAATCGCCAAGGGATGTGTTGCGCACCATACGATACCAAATACCCTTGGCTAGATAAACAACCCTATGCTCAGGACTCGGGGGGTTGTCATTATGATTATGTCTAATAGACCCGCGTGCGTAGGTTTCAGGCTTCTTACCAGTAAGAATAAGCATCTCACCTACGGTATGATCTGTACCTAGCACACCGGGGCGCTCAACACGCCAGTATTCTTTTTCAATATACCAAGAGTGTTCGGCAATTTGATCAGCATACTCTTCAGCATACTTCTCACGATTTCGCCAATCAAGGAAAATGCGCTTATGACTAGGATATTCCTCGCGCTTTGCCTTGGTATAGGTATGCTTGAATTGCCTCAATTCAGCAGTAGTATACTCTGTAGGAATAGCGAAGATATCACCCTGCCTAAGAACCTTGATACCCTTACTCTCTGCCTCAACGACTTCCTTAGGCTTTAGTGCCTCATAAGCCTCATCAACCGTAGAAACCTTCTTCGGCAATGCACTAATGAAGTAACCACCACGATGATTTGCCGTATCATCAAAGCCAGAGAGAAAGTATACGCGCTTTTTAAGAATTTGCTTAGGATTTCGCCAGCCTGTAAACCCTCTGCGCCAAGTATTGTTATTACTCTCTAGCATACGACTAACTTCAGCACTAAAGAGTGCTTCACCTAGTCTATGTGAGTAGTAAGTTTCATGATCCTCATTACTATCTTTGTGTTCTAGCAGATCACCATACTTATAATAACCCGTGGGCTGCCAACCACAGGTTTTACAGATAGCAACCTCCCTATCAAAATAAACTTCAATAGGCTCAATACTATCGAAATTAATTCCTGCTGCATTTAGTGCAGAGAAGGGAAGAATAATGCTTTTCCAATCAGAGGGTCCATGATTTTGAATTGCTCCCCGAACCTCACTCTGATGCCGGGAAGTAGTATGACTATAGGTATCGCCATTGATAAGAAACAACTTCTTATCATCGTAGGCGATAGCCATCGTAAAATGTGTGCCGTAAGAATAAATTTCTGTATTGTGGGTATCAGTAAAAACATTTCCCCGGCTATTATGAAAGCCTGTTCTTCCCTCATAGCCATAACTATCTTTACGAACCTTAGGAATTGTTCTTTGCGCAAATTTCTTTGCGACTTCAAAGTTACTTAGGCTCATGTCCCAAATCATCCAGATACTTGACGATTTTGTTGAATTCTGTGGGGTTCTTCTGGCTCATATATCGAGCAATATCGAGAACCGACGACAGCAGAATTGCTGTAGTTTTCTGACTTCGAACAAAGGTAGTATCAAGAATTTGATCAAGAAACATCGTCATGATCTTACTAAAACCCACATCTGTAGGAGTAATGTCCACAGTCTCAGTCAAATTGTCGGTTGTCACCGAACTTCTCCTTATAAAGATTATTAGCTTCTGTCATCTCTTCATTAGTAAGGTCTGCCGCAATAAGCAGCCTCTTCCAATTGGACTCTAGATCACTTTCATGCCCAATAAACTCGTTGTATCCAATGTCACCTTCTACCTGTGCCAGAACAAAATGATCGGAAGTAACTACCATATCCTCAATTGTGGGATCGGTAAACTTCTCATTAATAATATATCCTACAATTGCTGCCATCTTTCCACTCATGGCAGTAAATCGGTCGGGACTCAACTTTTCAGACAGCATACTAGTCATATGTGTAATCCTTGAACATACCTTTCAACTGATTATGGAAGTAATTGTTTAGACTGACGCCAAATTCAGTTTGGCCACTCTCTGCATTCCTAACATAACCTAGGGCTTCTATGTAGGACATACGCTGCTCTCTACATAGATAGTAGATCAATACAGAGGCAGACCTACTAATACCTGTTGCACATTTAATGAGAATAAATTGACGACGATTGGGATAACGCTTTACCCAATCGGCAAGAATATTTGCCGCTTCTCGCCAATCTTCGTGAATATCGTCATTAAATTCGTCGTCCCTCATAGGAATATAATCGTATTCAATCTCCTCCTTGGCACATTCATTCTCAATATACAAACCCATTGCAATATAATCGTCGTCAGGCGTCATTCCTACATCAAGAATTGCGACGACGCCTAGCGTCGAAAGGTAGGCAATATCTTTAGGAAGATCGGTAAATCCACCAGAGAGTGCAAATTTCTTATCAATAAACCTTAGGTTCAGCAAGTTTTTCCCTCGCCTCTTCTACACTCATATCACCACGAATATAGTTGCAGTTTTTATGTGCGAGCCTTAGCCTTTCACCCTTTTGTCCAGCAGTACCTCCCCAAGACTTAGGAATTACATGATCCCTAGATGCATCAGATCGTTTTACATGCTTACCACACAGATAACAAATTCCTTTGTCTTTTTTATAGACTTCGGATAGTTTCATAAGTTTCCACCAGTTATAAGAATTGGTGAGCCGGGTGGGAATCGAACCCACAACGTAGGGATTAAAAGTCCCTCATTCTACCATTGAATTACCGGCCCATTTTTTGTTTTGGTCAGGGGAGGGGGATTTGAACCCACCTTCTCCGGGGCCACAACCCGGTATTTTACCACATAAACTAGCCCCTGTCAAGCCTTAATTATTTATGAATGCCCCCATGCTTTTCATGAATACATCCATGCTCGCGGCAAGACTTCCTCATACCATTACTACCGGGCGCAGGACGATTTGCAGCATTTCGTGCATTCTTTGCACGACGGGTAGCACGGGTGATAGGAGTATGAATACGGTTAAGAGTACCTTCAGCCATAACGAATATTCCTCAGTTTCTTTTCAATAATCTTTAGATTGATAATTCGGCGGTCAATAGATTTGATTAGATCAGAGTCAGCATTGTAGTAGGAATAGCCTTTCTTTGCTTCCTCCTGATTACGAATGCGTTGACTTACTGCTCCAATAATCTCTCCCCACTCATCTTCGGTGAAATCATTTTCAGAAATCGTTTTCATTTTCAGTATCCGACCTGAATCTATCTTCGTATGCCATCTCTAGAAAACTATCATCAGCAGTATCTTCGGGAGGATAAATAGCATTAGTAAGTTGGACATAGATAAATGTCCACATACCCTGATCATCACTAGGAATTCTAGAGTTGATCAAAGCAATTTCTTTAAGCCTGACAGCATCTAGATATTCCAATTCCAACTTAATCATTGTCAATACCCTGCCAAACATCACGGGGAATATCAATAGGCCAATCGCTATTTAGAATATCGCTCAGAGACTCACCTGTATCCCATCCCCATTGACTTCGGGGAGCAAGCAGTTGTCCAGAAGAATTATAATCACGACCACACTTATCACAAGTATTAGTCATGACCATCCACAGTTCCAATTCCTCGCCACAAACGCATTCGATAACACCGGGTTCTCTAGTTGTCCATTCCTCGCGGATAATTCCGCGATCTACCACCTTTCTACCATCGACAACACCAGTTAGGCACTTCTTATAGTTATTGACTGCAATGTTACAAAGATCATCAAGTAGATTACCTTCTGCATCACAATCAAATCCAAAGCCCCAACCAACCTCACCTTCATAATCGAAATGTCGGCTATATCGAATGTGAGTTACCAACTCACTACGTTTGATCCATTTAGTAGTCATACCTATATTTCCTCACTCACAAATCTTTGATCTTGATATCGCCCGACAAACAGCAGCAACTACAGAGAATAATTTTTTCTCCCTCTCTTTCATACTCTGCTATTAGATAATCACCGGGACATTCGTTGGGTCTGTGGATCATAGCCTTATACTCTTCCGGTTCATACAGGAGAATACTTGTGCCAAATGCTTCATCAGGGCATTCGCATCTAGGCTTAGTAATCGTACTCATTTTATCTCTACATCTCTCCACTCACATCAGGTTGAGTATAAACAATAAATCTTCCATTTACTGCACCAAGTCTTATACCTTCTCCGCAGCGGTAAAATAGTAAGATATTACCGCCATTATCATCGCCCCGTAGCCAATGAATTTGGTTACAATCTGGACATTGAAAAGAATCCCCAATCTTTACTTCGGGCAGTTTATTTAACGTATCATTACCAAAACCAATATAAGGGGTATTCATCTATGAAGTTCCATCCAAATCATAGTAAAGGCAAAAACTACTAAAGTAATTACCCAAATAACACCTGTCATTTCTACTAACATTATGTCTTCCATTCCTTTTCTTTCGCTTCTTTCAGTTCAACAAGCGAAATCTCCACGTCAAAGACTTTAATATCAGGATCATAGACAATTTGGTGAACCCGCTGGCGCGAGATACCAAACAGTTTTGCAAGTTTAGTTTGCAGTCCCCACTGTCGGTTACTCTGCCAGTAAAATGTCTTGATTAACCTTCTTGTGGAGTATAGCGTTTTATCCAGACGCCTATTAGCACAAGAATAGCAAATGATTTCGCTATTCTTCCACCTAGCATTGGACTCGATTGTTGCCACACCACAATAAGAAACTGTTTCACCCGGAGCAAAAAGATGCCTAGACATTAGTAATCATACTCCAAGGGAGTTTCCCACTCCAAATCCATCTCGGCTTCGCGCATCTCTTCTGCGCGCCATTTCTCGCACTTTTCGTGAGTTTCATGGACTTCCCATTTGTGGGAGTTAATGTACCAAGAATTAATAATTTGCCCAAAATCGTTGAATACGAATTCTATCTCACTTTCCCACGGGGGAATAACAACCCGAATATACTTTTCACCGGGTTTGATGGGTTGCAAGCAAATATCACACTTGCCATGCTCTTTGCGGCAAGTAGAAAATGTGACGGGAATTCCGCGCTTCATCTACTTCTTACTTACCTTTCTTTTAGGCTGGATAGCAACTTCATATTCAGTATACTTATCTCGCCAAACAACTTGCGCGTCAGTCTCTTTGACTTTAATAACTCTATAGTCTTGACCTGATCGCTGACAAGCGGCAATTACTTCTCGTCCAACTTCCTTCCAACCCTTCTCTGTAAAATAAAATCGTGCATTGGTGGGTAGAGCGTGATTTGAACCGCGCAATTTATAGGTCCACGCATCTGCAATCTCAACACTATTACAAATACCCATCAACCCATGGATGAAGTCGTTTTGTTCGTGTTCATGTTTCTTAGGATCGTAGTGATTAATTAGTTGAATTCGTCGGTACATACTAACCTCTAATAAAGGACTCTAGCGGGCAGTGTTTGGATTAAAATAAAATATAATACTGCCCGCTGGAAGCCTTTATAATTCGGATGCCCGATATCACATAATTGATCGGGCAGTGTACGCATTGTGAGGTTCTTTTCGATAGGACGATTTGCAGCTCGCTACCCTATCTATTGACTACGCCAAAGGAACCTATCGTACTCTTAGACTTTAATATGGATATCACTTCATAATCCACAGTATACGCATTGAGACTGGCTCTTCTCTGTTCATGACCAGTAATTCTACCAGTAGCGTACTCTAAATTATGTGTCCGGTAGGCCATATCCACAGGTATAAGGATGGATCGATCAGAGCCTTATAGTACTGCTTCGTGTTGTTCTCTACTCAACACATAATTTATTAATAATGTCGGTTTACGCATTGACCGACTCGCTAGGCATTTATACGACGATACTTGCACCAGATCGTACTTTCTCGTATCCTAGCCTAATAAATCTGGCCCGAAACCCTAAGCCTAAGGCTCAGTTTTCGGCTTCCTATTCGATGGGCTATCCCCAAAGCCTGTCGTCACAGGCATAATTCTCGGGGCATCGAATAGATTAGGTCTAGCCAACCTAACCTTCGCCATTATGTAGTTACTTATCGTTTGCCACGACGATAAGTTTGTGCCCGCAGTTAGGGCACTTAGCAGTATTTTCCTTGCCCTTTTCGACAAGTTTACCGAAATACTGCTTTTCAGGACAGGAGCCGCATTTCATTACAATATAGATTGCTTTTCACCTCCTTTACTGTAAGATCGCGGCTCCCCCAAATTTAGGTGGTTTCCTCGACCACTTCCAACTTAGGCTCGTAGAACCTGTTAGTCGGGTTATATCGAGTACCACGGGTTAGATCGTCAACACTAGCAGACATTTCTGATCGTCCAATCTTATACCAAACGATATAAGACTGTGCCCAATAGCGATCAGACTTTTCAGTCTTGATAATATTCGTCAACTCAACGGATGTACCAAGCTGCAATTCGATCAGGTCTTTGAAATCGAAATCGACCGTAGTATGTTCGAACCTATTCGAAAGCTGACCGATCTTGATTTCGCCGTACCAAAACTTTTCGGGGATATGGATAAGAAGGCAATCGCGGCAATACGAAACACCTTCCTCATCCTTGATTGAGTAGTGACGGCACTCAGGCTTTTCGGCTTCCATTTCCCAACCTTTCTTTACTTTACAGTAAACTTGTTACCCACACGGGTTACATTGAGATAGAAATTACGCTTAGTAGCAGGATCGGGACCAACCACAAACACCATCTTATTCTCAGGCATTTCTGTGATTGGACCGTCATACTCATTGCCAAAGAATGATGTTGCTTCAAGACTAACACTTTCAGGATTAGTCTTGACTGCTTCAATGACCTCCTTCTTTGACTTGGGCCTTCGGTAGTTGATAAAAATTCCCTGTGTCATTTTTCCTTACCACATATAATCGGGGCCGTATTCGGCTTGCATCTCCATTCGATGCATTTGTTCGCTTTGTCTCTCCTCATCCTGAATTTCATCATACATTTTGAGAATTTCAGGATCGGCATTTTCTCTATCGGGGATAGGGACTACTCGCTCCCCTTTACAGGTTTCGCACAACCTATCATATCGACCAGCAAAATAGTCTTCCCTAAAGTCATCTCCTAATTCATCGATTTGATCCCAAGTAAAGGCTCCAAGATAGGCACTTGATGTACCCTCACCTTCACAATCAGGACAAACTTCATACTTTGCCGGAATAGATAATTCTTTCCAATTGGCAGGATCATCCTCATCATCTTGATCTGTGCCAATCCAAATTCTATCCACTACAATCTTCGGCATTTAGAAACTCCATTGCCCTGAGATAAACTTTAGGGCAACCATCGTGATAAGTAATACCACGATGGCTACCCCAATTATAGCAGAAACGCGGTCTGCTTGTCCATCCATTTTTTACATTAGCCCGTATTTCTTTTGTGCTTGCTTTGTAAAGGAGAGACATTTGATTTGGCTAATGTCTCCTGAATAATCCTTCAGATAGTCAATGACTTCCTTTCTTTGCCCCCAAAAGAGGATTTGTCCGCTTTCCTTATGAGTTACGATAAACCCGTCCCTTATCACTCCTTTCATATATTCCTTATGAAGAGAAGAGTTAGGATTTCGCCAAGGGTTTTCGATGACTCTGGTAGTACAGACTACCTTTTGCTGATTTCTCTTGTTCCGGCGCTTTGACTTTTCTTTTTGCTCCGTAATTGTGGGGGTTGCGAAGTTTTGAATGCCCTTGATTTCTGCTACCGAATATTTTCCGACTTTGGGAAGATCAGCGGGAGGGAGATTAGAAATGTCTTTGTAATTTCCATCGAGGGTGTAAACCTCATCAATTACAATTGACTTTCCTTGCTCCCGATAATGTTGACGAAGCGTTCGCACATCGTTTATGGTGCAGAATTGGGCTACGATTTTACCATCTACTGTGACATTATATCGCCTGATGGTAATTGCCCTTTTACGAGGCTTTGCTTCCTCATACATACCAAGGGCTTTTGCTTCGGCAAGCAAAGCCGAAACATCGAGGCTCATATATTCACTTACCTTTCATCTATACGGATTGTGATTTATATGTTCAACTAACCTCTGCTAAGAGCATAGCACACCGGGCACACCCTGTCAAGCCCCAAAAAGGGGTTTTTTTGAAAACGCTCTAAAGGAACCCAAAATTCGGTACGAAAAAACCCCTCGCGCGTGATATAGCTGCTCGCGCGTGCAGCTTATATGGGGCACGCATCCTAGGTTTTCGGCTCCAAAATCCCTGTAAATGGGTGGCTAAAATTCCTCTTTATGGGAGCATGAAATTGGATTTATTTTAGGTTCTAAAATCCAGAATTTCGGTGAGTAACAGGCCACCGGATGAAATTCGATCAACAAAGTACGGAACAAAGAAGTACAAAAGTGATCTACATAAAAAAGTTTTTTATTCTTAGGGCTTGACACGGCTCGGGTTGTGTGCTAGAGTACCCTAGACGGGCCGGTTGACGAGCCGCGACGAACCTAGCAAGTCTAATATAAAAGATGGCTTCAAAATAGTAGGCCACAATTTTTTGTAGACGCTTGACATTGGTTCGTTTTGGTGCTAGACTAGGCTACGAACCTTAACAAGTGAAGATGGAACCGGGACCGGGTAGTGAAAGAAAGGAAACTACTTTTCGATGGCTACTCGCAAGACTGATACGGATACAGTTATGGAAGAGATTATGCTTCCGATTGCTGATCCCCTTATTCTTACCCCGGAGCAGTCTAAATCTGTTCTCGCCGCATGGAAGGGTATTTACCACTTTTTCGGCGGGCGTGTGCAGAATTGGGCTGTGACCCCGGAGGGTGTTATCGCTGAAGGATTTACCGTTAAGGACGGTTACGATCCTGAGCAGATTATCACCGATATTTCTAAGCGTGACCGGCGCGTGGAGTTGTTCCCTGCGATCCTCTGGATCAATGGTAATCCTCCCGATGATTTCGCTAACTCACAGGAAATGACTAACTTTATGGTTCAGTATTTCCGTGGGTCTGTGGAAGAGGGCACCGCAAAGGCTCCCGCTTATGTTCGTTCAGCGGTTGCTGGGTATAAGGGCACTCTTGGTGTCAAGACTCGGCGTGGTCCCAAGCGGAAGGTGTTCCGGCTGGATAACCTTTCCGAATTGGATGAGACTGTGCTTAAGGATGTTAACTCCGACGAGTTGGAGCGTCTTCAGGCACTTATCAAGAATACACTTTCAAGCAAGTGAATATACCGGGTCCGGTTCCCTCTAACTTGTAACTAAAATTTCAGCCCGATAGATTGTACAATAAAGAAAATGTTGTATGATCTATCGGGCTGAGTTTATTTGGTGATATATGGAATTCTTTGCGTTTATCTTTTGTTTAGTCCTATTAATTGGACTATTCAGAATTGATCTAGATGATGACGAGTGGTAATAAATGGGTACAAGGGCAGATTTTTATCTTGATACAGAAGACAAGTTAGTTTGGATCGCATCCATTGCTTGGGATGGTTATCCCGAAGGGGTGTATATTAAGGACAAAGAAGGTAATACTAAATATCTAACCGACTGTGATAGCGAGGAAACCTATCGTAAATTTCTCGTTGATTTCTTTTCAGGGCGCGATGATGTAACATACCCTCAAATGGGGTGGCCGTGGCCTTGGGAGAATTCCCGCACAACAGATTTTGCCTATACCTTTTCCCGCGAACGAAAAGAAGTTGTATTTACTTGTTTTGGAAGAGGCTGGTTTAACTTTAAAGAGTTTGAGGAATCTGAAAAACTTCCTGAAGAGGAAGGGCGCAAACTTCCCAAAGTTAAATTTCCTGATATGTCAAATATCATGAATGTTGCTTGGGATGAGCGAAGTGGTTTGATGATTTTTACTGCTAAGGAGAAATAATGTCAACGGCTGTGACAAACCGGGAAACTACACTTGTTCTTGAAAAAGATTTTCTTAAGAAACTTTATAGCTACATTGGAACAAGTAAGGAATTCCGTACATCTCAAAAGAAAATTTCAGAGATTACGGGTGTTCCGCATCATGTTGTTGTTCGCGTGATGAAGGTCATGCGCGATCAAGGCATTTATGTTCGTCGTGACCAGTATAGCAATACTAACGGTAAGGGTGATCGTGCCTCTTATTGGAGATTGGTCAAGCCGTACAGAGAAGCTTATAATGCTCTGATTGCAGATCAAAGTATGCGTGGTGAGAAGTTTAATACTTATCACCAAGAGCCTAATATTCCTGCTCCTGAGCCTGTTCCTACCGAAAGTGAGTCTCTTGCACAGGCCAAAGGTTGGGCCAAGTCTGCAAAGACTTATATGCACCGAATTGAAGCCGTAAGAATTATGGTCGATGAGCTTAAGGCTCTAGGAATGGATGTGGATGAGACAGCAATTTATGAGGCTGTTCATCTTAAACATGATGAAAAGTTTGCCACGATTGCTCTAGTTGTTCCATACATCGAGCATCTGGAGAAATCCCTGAGAAACCTTCAGACAGAGTTTAATAAGCTTAAGAATTAAAATGCTTACAGAGACAAAGCCCCATGCTTACCCAAAAGGTGGTATGGGGCTATGTCCTTTTTGTGGAAAATCTAAAATTAATAAAATTCATGTATCACTAAAATGCTCATCTCTTGTAAAAGATCGTTCTTATGTATTTAGATGTAACTATTCTGTAAAAGAAACTTGTCCCAATTGCATTAAACCTTTTTGCGCCCGTCATATTAATAAGCATCGCTGTGAATAATGGCTGAGATTACGCTAATACTCATATTTATAGCCCTTATTCTTATAGGGGTTATTATGGCAGGACTATTTGTTGGTGCTTTTATAGGCTTCATGCTTGCATCAGGATTGTGGAAATGAGTGATCTGGAAGAGATTATTAAAGACAAGAATGGCGACAAGATCAAAGTAAAACTAATTGGTGAGGATGGTAACGCTTTCGCCATCCTAGGCCGCTGTACGAGCGCCATGAGTCGTGCAGGGGTTCCCAAAGAGGCAAGAGATGCCTTCTTTGCCGAAGCAACGACTGGCGACTATGATGCTTTAATTAGAACCGCTCTTAAATATTTTGATGTATCATGAGAAAAGTTGCCTCTAGTGTCGTAGTAGTAACACTACTATTGGCAGCCTGTGGAAGTACATCACCTACCCCACAAATTATTTATGTTACTCCCGAACCAACCTCCACACCAACTTTAACTCCAACCCCATCTCCCACACCAACTCCTACACCTACACCAAAAATTACGCCGGTACCTACACCTGAACCAACGCCTAATGTTGGACAGGGAAAATTTATGGATTTTCTTAGTAGAACAATTGAATATAGCTCTGATGTACAACCTCTATTCGAAAATATTACAAGCACCCTTGAAATTTACGATATTTCCGGGGCAGCCTACTATGCGCAGCAATTGCGTAATAAGTCACTTACATATACACGCTGGTTGGACGCCCACAAACCTACTAGCTGCTACAGAGAAACATGGATACTCTCGCATAATGCAGCCAAAGATATCGCAGAAGCTACAAAATACCAAATTAGGTGGCTAAACGCCTTTCCTTATGGCTCAGAAAGCGATTTTAACAAATTTCTAACTTATATTCAAAGTGGAAATGAAAATCTAGAAGAGGCTACAGCAGCCATCGAAGCAACATCCTGTTGGTAGAGTATGTACAAAAATGGTGTTGCAGGAATTAAGTACAAGATTGTACCCAAATCTTGGAGAGAATGCGTACCAGTAAGAAACTACCGCAACAAGAAACCTCCTACTAATCAAATGGTTTTGGATTTGCTTGCTGGTAAAACAGTTTTTGCTTATGGTCCTAATCGAAGCGTTGGAAGCCTTTATGCTGTAGCAGCATCAAATGGTAAAATCTTACGGATGTATCAATTCGATGATTTAGATGACGATATCTATAAAGGGTATGTAATGTGGATGGATGATCGTGAATCCAAACTCTGAGGAATATAAATATTTAAATACAATCAAAGTTAATATACCCGAGTTGCGTCTTCATATCATAGAATTGATGAAAGATGGCTTTGAGGAAATTCCTCTTGGTGATCTTCTATATATAATTTGGAGCATGAGGAACCAAAATGAGCTTTCAATGGAACATCACACCACCTGATAAAGATAATCTAGTAAGAACACCCGGTATTGAGACTGGTAAAGTCGAATGGTGGTATTCTATTCCTAGATATCAAACACAGTTACAGGTAGGATCAATTATTGTTCTTAAATTTCATGGTGGAATGTATTGGTCTGCGCGAGGAGAGCAGTCGTATTCCCCGGCAAAATTTATGGTACTGCGCATTCAAGAAATTAGGGAACAAGAGGGTTACAGTTATCCAAAAATTTATTCTTGTGAGGAAGTTGTCGAATTTCCTCTGCGTAGAGAAAAATGAGAGAGAAAACTACCGCATTTCAGGTTGCCTCACAATTAGAGAGTAAAGAAATATTATGGCTAACTGCAACTCAAGTTGCAACTCTTCTTAATATACATGTAAATACATTGAAGCGTATTCCTTACGATAATTTACCGTATATTCGTGTATCTACTAGAGGCGATAGAAGATACAATATTTCCGATATTGAGCAATTTATTCAATCTGAAGGCATTAGATATTCTAAAAAGTCCTGAAAAATTCTCCTGAAAAAATTTGAAAAGAGAGGTATTTTGTGACCAACGAAGAAAGTGTGATCCTGAAAAAAATTAAGAAACTACTCGCTCTTTCAAGGGATAAGTCCAACCTTCACGAAGCAGAGGTTGCAGCGCAAAAAGCACAGGAATTACTGTTCAAATTTAACCTTGAAGAGAGTCAGGCTGAAAACTACGACGATTCTAAGAAGGAACCTATCACCCAAAAAACGGGTGAAAAAACAGCCAATAGAAACCTCATCCAGTGGAAGGCTGATCTAGCCAATACCATTGCGATGTTCAACCTGTGCAAGATTTTCTATCGCGGCAATGCTATTGTTTGGGTAGGAAAAACCTCTAACATCGAAGTTGCAGAGTATCTGCATAAGACTCTATGCTACGATTTGCAGCACATTTGCGATACCAAATGGCAGCAAATTCAGCAGCTTAGAAAACTACAGGATTCCTATCCTGAAGTTAACTTGCTCTCTTATGAATTGCAAACCGTACATGGAAAAACATGGAAAAATTCTTTTTATATGGGAGCAGTTATTGGTATCGGAGATAAACTAAGGGAACAGTTTAAAACCTTCAAAGCCGATCCCAATATGAATGCGCTTATCGTTGTTAACGATAATGATCTAGCAAATTATTATGATGGCCTCAAAATTACACGCACACATCAAGTTGCTAATACCTCGTTTAGTCGTTCTGGATTTAATGTTGGTAAAGAGGTAGGAAAAAACATCCAGTTTAAAACAGGTGTCACTACGGGTGGCAGTATTGGTCCCAAGCAACTTAACAAGGGGTAATCTATATGAAACAGTACGAACATCTACCGGATGAAGAATACGTTGCTTTGCTTCAAGTAATCGTAGCTTACTGTGTTCTTAAACATTACAATGGCATCCTAGTACTTGCCCAATCTACTTGGGAGTCTGGTATCGGTTCTGTTGTTGGTGGTAGCCTTAATATCACCTTCGATGAGGATACTCTAACTGTCACAGTTGCGGGGGTAAAGGATGCCGAGGCATAAGAAAGAACAACCCTTTCCTGCACCCTTTAAACAAGGTGATTTTGTAAAAGTTAGTCAACCCGGTAACTTTTCAGGATTTCATTTAGGTATTATTACCGGAATGTGTAAAAAAAATGATGGTGGTATTATGGTATACTTATCAGGAGATAATATCATCACTAGGGATGTATGCATTCAGATAGATAGAGGTGATACCATACAAAAGATCACCAAATCTTTTGATATTGACAAGACCTAGAAACTGTGCTAACATGGTTGCAGGATGACTGACACAGAGATTGAGATGAGAGTTTCCCGCGCACTTGCTACCCGAATGGGGGAGGTGATCGGTCTATCCGGCAAAGCCTTCCAGAAAAAGGTTGATGAATTAACAGCGTTTGGAGATGAGGTTAGACAAAGCCTTAAGAAAGAGCATAATATAAGGCATACATCGTCGGGTGGTATCTTTTCGCCCGCCTCTTTGGCTGATTATATTGGTCAGGATAAAGCCAAAAAGATCGGGATGGTCATTGTCCAAGCAGCCAAGATTGAGAACAGACCGCTCCCTCATATCATGCTAACAGGGGGTTTTGGTCAGGGTAAAACTACCCTCGCTAAACTTTTGGTTGAGTTGAGTGGAACAACCCCGATCATTGTTGATGGTATGTCCGCTAACAAGGGGCTTCCATCTACCAATGCTCCCATCATTATTGACGAAATTCATAACCTCGATCCCGAAGTTTCTGACTCGCTACATATCCGCATGGATAGTGGGGCAATCTCGATTATCGGTTGTACCACAGACCCCGGCGAGTTGACTGCCCCTTTCCGCTCCCGCTTTAGGTACATTCACCTAGAGCCTTACACCCTCGCTAATATCGTCACCATTCTGGACAATGCTTGCAAGCGTAAGGGGGTGATTGTTACCAAGGTTATTTTGAAGGACATTGCTTTACGTTCTCGCCTAACTCCTAGGTTGGCTCTTAATTACTTGGCGATGATCTTTGACATGATGGCTGTTAGAAAGGAGTCAATCATGTCGAAGGAAGTTATTGCTCAGACCTTTGAAAGTCTTGGCATCGACAACAGCGGATTTTCTGATATTGATTATAAGTATATGCGGGCACTTCCTGAAGATCGTCCGGTTGGCCTTCAGTATCTTTCTGCGATGTTAGGAGTTGATGACAAGACTATTGAACAGGAAATTGAGCCATATCTAATGCAGAGGGGTCTAATTGACCGAACCAGAAGTGGTCGTGTGAAGGTTAAAGAGATAGATGGAACCGCTTGATCGCAGTATTTCTTTAAGGGATCAGATTCGACTTACTCTTGAAGAGTATGGGGATAGGGATATTCCCTACGCTGTTGAAGATATTGCAGAGAAAATCGGACAAGCTAATGCTGTTGTTTATCAAGCCCTTTATGGCATGGCAAGAACAGGAGAGATAGAACTGCTTAAAGAGTCGGATGGTACTACCCGTTCACGTATCGTTGGCATTAGGCTTAATAAGTTAGCATCTTCATCGGATATTCTTGCGAAGTCTGCGGAGAAGGCTGCATCGAAAGAAATTAAAAAACAAGTAACTTTTATGAGTAGACTTGTTAATCTTTCAGAGTATATTCGGCGTAAATCTGCTATCGAAGAAGCACGCGAATTACTGCGCAAGAATGATCTTGATCCTAACCAAGTACTCTTTGATGAAGACCCTATTGGAGAAGAGGCTATTTGGTTGGCCGAAAATCTTCAGTCTGCTATTTCAGAACTAACATCTCTTCGATATGATCTAGAAGCAGCCCAAAGAGATGTTGCATACCTAAAAGAAAAGCATAAGGAAAATAGTCGTACTGAATTGATTGAGATTGCTAATGCTTAATGAACCCACTCGTCTTGGACACGGGTTTATTCTAAAGCATGTAGATATTAATCCCACCCATCGTTCGGGAATTTGCGATGCTTGTGGGGAAGATATTGATGTAACTGACGGTTCTAAATATGTGAAAATGCAGATTAGAACCGAAGGATTCTTACTATCATTTCATGAGGATTGTTTTGAGTATATCTTTACAGGCATACTCAAATTTTATCAAACCTTCTTGGAACATCGCCACGAAACATCGATACAAAACTAAAAATATCCCCGGTCCTGAATGGGACCGGGGATATTTTTTTGCCTTAATCTTCGGTGTGAGATAATTGGTATACCCTCTTAGAAAGAGGTATCTCAATCCTACGAGCCTCATTAAGTGTTTCTAATGCATTTAGATAATCTTTTGTAAGATCATATACTACTTTCAATCTTGTAATTTCTTCTTCTAAACCATCTGTTTTCTCTGCTGTCTTCAGCAGCAATTCTGCATTTTTGTTAACAATAGCTATACACTTTTCAACTGCTTCCACAATTACTTCTGAATTTTCTATAAAATTATTCAAAAACGATTGGGTTTTATTAATAGTGTGTCGTTGAAAGAAGTATATACCAACCAACAGAAAATTTGACAGCGCCAAAGCTAAAATTAAACCCATCTCCATAAAATCACACCCTTAGCGATGAACGATTTTAATATACGGTCTTAGAACTCCGAATATTCCTCTTAATACTAATACATCTGCTTCACAATGCTCTACTATATTATTCATCGCTGCCTCATCACCCATAGCAGCATCTTGTAGTACATCAAAATCAAGCACAGTCTTTTGCACTGGCAAATTAAATGTTTTTGCAGCAGCATCCAGTCGATAACTATGAAGTCTAAAAGCCTGTTTACATGTGTAATAAAGATCGGTGTGAAGTAGGTCTTTTCGAACAGGTCTTTCACCGGCTAAAGCAAGTCTTGTATCAAGAAATTTCATATCAAATGCTTTGCCATTCCATGTGGTTATCCAATCGTAGGACTCTACCATGTCCCTGAGAGCGGCAACAAGGCGGCTGTCATCCCGTACCTTGCTGCCCCGGTACTTGGGATCATCCCCCCGTAGGGTTGTGACTACACCAGCCTGATTAGCCATTGATCCACACAATATTCGGCCAAAATTTCCCTTCAAATCAGTGGTTTCAAGGTCAAAAAATCCAATCCTAAGATTGTATTCCTGACTGTTAAATGAGGGGGCATTATCTTCTGGAAGGGTCCAGTAGTCTATCATTGGTTCGATATCATTTAAGATATTATCTGTTGCTACTCTCCGCTGTTTAACTTCCCACGCATTATAGGTTTTGGAGTACCCTGTTATCTCACCCCATTTATGGTAGGCATCGGTACCTTTCAAACCCTGTTCAGATACTAATTTCAAAGCATCTAATTCTACGCTCGTCCACTTCTTACCCATTCAATCTCCGTCCTGTCATTTGTGCGTCAAGGATCATATCTAAACTAGTTGTAAGATACTCTTTCTCCTTGCGCCGCCTTTCTCTCTGAGCATCATTCTTTAATGCTCGTACCCAAGGCTTTTTACTTTTAATGTCATCTTTGTGTTGTGTATAATGACGTTGGCAAAACTCTAATGATCCGCTAGTTGGCTTTTCACAGACTACACATCTGGCCATCCTTCTTTTCACTTACTCCTTTTATTTATAACTTCTATTATACGGGACGCTGCTTCAAAATGATTTCTAGGACTACATCCCGGTACTCCACAATACTCCGATAGTATTTTAGCTATGTCCCATTGTATTGTATTTGGTTCTACCACAATAGGCTGGATTTTTCTAGGTCTTCCTCTCAGGGCCATCTTCCTTCCAGTCCTTTATACGTAGTTTTATTAACCACGCTGTTTGTGTAGCCATATAAGCTACCCCCTCTACCATCGCTTGTGCCTTAACATCTGTCTTATCATCACACTTAAGTATAATTAATGGGAATAACTCCTTAATAAATAGGGTCGCTCCCTCTTTGAAATTCTCTGCCCATACAGCATCATGTTCACTCTCCTGCTTCCAAAACTCTTGTGCTAGAAGCAGGGTCATCTCAGTAAGTACAGCAGAGGAGAACATCATATTCTCTCCCATATCGTCTGACATTTTTCTATCTCATCATCATTTAAAATATACGGATAAGGTTTACCCATTTTCTTAGCCACCATCTTAAAAAGTCTGGAATCACTGTACTCAAAACCTAAAAATTTACTTATCTTCCAATAAGCAGATTCCAATCTTCTTGAAATGGTTCTTTGATTTACATAGTATCCTTGCTCCTTCTCAATCATATGTGATATATCTCTACGTGATAGGCGTCCATCCATCATTACATAGTGGAGCATCATTAACTCTTGTTCTGATAACTCTCCTCTTCGATGTAATTCAGCCATAGCCCACTCGATATCAATCTTAGTTGTTAAGTCTACGTTTATCTGTGGTGCTGGATCATACTCCCTAACATACGCTAGTCTTGCTCCACGGTATGGTGAATAACTTGATATACCTTCAATTAAGACGCGCGTTAGGTGCGCACTTTTCTTTCTAGCCATACACAACCTCCTATATTGTGGTGAATTATCTCACCACGATAATTATAGAAGATTGTTACGTCCCTTGTCAACCAATTCATCAAAACCTTTTTTCATATCCTGATAACTTTCAGAATAGATCGAGTAATCTACTCCGATATCATCAAAGTTACCAAATAATTCGCGCAATAGTATAGTACCAGCACTATGTTCCTTACCAAGAGCAACCATCGGTTTGATCATCCTTCCTGCTCTTGGTACAGCAATGCGTACAACTTTAAACCCAAGGTCATCTTTGAGTTTAACTAACTCATTCATGTACCTTACATCAGAGATAACAATGTCTTCTTTAACAGACTTGGAAATTTTATATTCTATCCAGTTAACAAAGAAGTTATTATCCAACTTATAGAGGGCATCGTACCAACGAACCCTCTCCTGCCAACTTACTCTTTTATATTTGGCATCCTGCCAATAAAAAATCTTGTGTAACCGGGTAATACCGTCAGACATACGCATCGTTTTAAACTTATGCCGACTTTCTAGGTACCTTGATGCGTATGTCTTTATGATTTGTTCCCTACATATTAATACTAGTCTCATATAAATAATTTCTCAAGTTGAACAACATCAGATGGCTCATTACTAGTTATCCAGTAACTCCATCCAAACATCTCTGTGATTTTATCTACCTGTTGTTCCGAAGTATGATTCAATGATTCCATGTTTGTGTTAGGATACAACTCCTGTATTCTTCGAAGCCTTTCATGCTCCTCGCAAATTACATGAACCAACGTAAATCCTGCATTTAAGAATGCACTAGCCTCATTAACAAATCGTACATCATCAACTACAATTCGCGGTGGATATCTCTGATTTTCAATGGCTTGAACTTTTCGAAGAACGGTTTTAATAAATACATCCTCATCCCATTTGCGTAGGTCATCTCCCAAACCCTGTAGGAGCGCCCTAGAATGCCCGTCCTTCCCCTCTAATCCATAAAGGTCATATGCAATGGCTTTCAATTTATCTGCTAGTGCTATCTTAACAAAACTCCCCCCATTAACTAGGTATCGTGCATTATAAGTTTTACCAGAACACATTTTCCCGTAAAATGCGATACGGCTTCCCGTTAGTCTAGGTTTTAGATGTACTATATCGTGCGGCACTTCGGGCCTCCCTCTCATACTCTTTAACTAGATCATCTATGCTATACCTAGTATAAGAAACATAAGAACTGTCAAAAACATCAGACAAATCAAGAGAAGCTGTATAGTAGTATTTATATCCAGCATAGAGAAGCATCTTGGCGCAAGTTGGGCAGGGTTTGGGGTCTAGTAATTCTTTACCATCTTCCAAACCAGCCAAAAACAAACTATGTTTTACTTTATGGCTTATCTTTCCGCCCCCATTTATTAGCATAGCCTGTTCAGCATGAATCTCTGCACCTATCTCTGTTCTCTCCCCTGCCCGTAGTCCTAGCTTTGTTCTAATACATCCATCATTACAAGAGTCACACACCCTTTCATTATGATATGCAAAAATAACATTTCCCAAAGCCAGAGACATACCATACTTACGTCTTTCACAAGGAGATTTTTCTGCTTCCTTCAATGCTTCTATATGAAGCCTCGGAATCAAGGATGATTCTTTGTTCCAACTCTCTGTCATCACAGATTTCCCCTTTGTATTCACAAAAACCGCAGATATACTCATGATAAATCCTATAACGTGTACCGTTTTCATTCATACCAATAACACTAGAAATGGTTCGCTGTAATTCAGCGATATCTTCATCTGTTCTAGTAGTTTCTAATCTTTTTCCGTTTCGAAGGTGATGCCAATAAATTTTATCTGGAAGTTTACCATATAATTCTTTGGTTGCCCAAGCATATACTGTAAACTGTAAATTATGCCTTAAAAACCATAGATCAGGTTCCTTGCTGCCACTTTTATAATCAGAAACAATCAGTTGATCGTCAATAATATCAATGCGATCCATTTTACCTATGATTTCTATATTATTAAAGGCTAGCCTAAATTCTTTCTCTATGTCTGTTGGTGTCGCTGGAAATAATCCTTCGCTTCTCTGACCCTCAAAGATTTCCAGCATTTTTATACCCTCGCCTTCCATCTTTTTAATTTCGGGCCAACCTACTGCTACCTCATCATCCCATATAATTCTCATAAACTCATCTTTAAATAACTTGACTACCTTCGGGAAATCCCAAGGTACAAGACGATGCCCTTCCTCTAAGGCTAGATGAAGGGCATTGCCTAGTGCCAAGTATTTAGTCGTCTTACCTTTAAGCCCACCCTGATATCGCAGGAATGCCGCATAAGGACAGGCAAATGTATGTAAGTACGAATAACTAATACTTCGCATCTGTAATGACATTAAATCACCTTTCTAAAAAGTCTTGAAAATTTTTCCTGAAAAAAATTCCGGTTAATCGTTTCAAGAATTGAGTGTTAGCGTAATTTCCTTAATATTATCAGGAATGATAGTAGGAACAATCCTAACGGAAGTAATAAGAGTACCGCTGCCATCAAAAAGAACAGCACGATCATAAGGATATGTCTGAATCGGGGGACTAGAGGCTACTGCCCATCGGACTGAGTAGCCTTTGTTTGTAGATTTAACGTGCTTGGGTGAACCAAGATAAAAACTTTCACTATTCTTATTGGTAAGCAGCATCTTAGAGTTAGCAATAGTATCAGAAGTCATTTTTCTTGTTCCTCAACTTGAGCAGGTTAATATCATCCAACAGTTTAATCAGCATATCCTCTTCAATACAAATCTGAATACTCTTCTTACCATTAGGTAGCGTACCAAATAAGGTTATGGCATAGCCACGCTTATCTTCAGGATAGACTGCCCACGCTTGGAGATTTTTGATCTTCTTATCAGTGTATCCCCATAGATTCCAATTCTTATTTAGAACAAGAGCATCTTTAATTTTCATTTGATTCCTCTTCTGCAAAATACCTATACCTATTCCGCCGCTTCTTGCTTCTAGTTGTAGGATTAGGTTCATCCGATTGTAGTCGTTTAACTACAGCAAACGAACCTCCCCTCTTACGCCTAATCTGATAAGTAATCTCAGGGTTCTCTTTCTCAAAAATTTTCTTAGCTGCTAGTGCCCGATCATAGTCAGGCATTAGTACAACTACAAACCTTCGTTGGCTCATCGGCTATTTACAACCCTCATGGTTCGCTTGCGTAGCTTTGCGCCCAGCCGCTCAATAGCACGGGCGTAGGCCAACGCTAGCCCTAGGTTGGGATCGTATGTATCGTCAGGGTGTAGCCGGGAGTTGCCTCGCGCCCGAACACCCTCAAACTCAACCTCAACAATTGTGAGCGGGCCACGATACATTGTATAAACACTATAATCTCCGATCATGGATAAATCTTTGGTCCTTTCGCCTTCATTCTTCTCTGTTTATTCTTGATATACTCTTCGCGTCTTTCAACCGGGCCTTTGACTCCATACCTACCTGTCTGTCCAGCACGGTTGACCATAATGAATATCTTTTTATTCATTTTCTCGACTAATTTGCCGGGAACATCTCTAGCTGCCACGCATACTCAACTCCTAAACCACCTTGGCATCCTACTGCACCACAATTTTCATCACAGGTACAATCATCTGGACTATCATACCCAAAATCACACCAAGAACAGTATTCGCTCATTTCTTCCAAGGTTAAATCACTTCTCCATTTGTGCTTCTATTTGGCGAGCAGAAATCTTGCGACTTTCGTAACGAGCCACATCACCTACGCGCTCAATTGCTGGGTCAACAATCATGGTTCTAAACTTCTTAGCCTCTGTTGCTGACCTCCCATTAATTTCTTCCCACGCTAACTCTATTCTAATCTGTGTTAGCCTAACTAGTATCGATGTTATCTTTTCATAGTTATCCCATAGATGGGGACCATCCTCAGTTACATCAATATCATTAAGATATGCAACAACCTCTTTGTATAACTCATCAATGTTCACTTGTTTTTACGCGCCTCTTCATTGGCAATCTCCCTATCAATATCCTTTAAAAAAGCGTCACTGAAAGGTCGGTTGCCATGCTGTTCTCTGATAAACATAAAAACATCATAGACTTCAACATCTTCGTTGTATTTGTATAGGAGTTTGGCGTAGTCTATAAACTCCCCCCAAAAATCTGAGCTAATCATAGTTTTATATCTCCCTACATTTACTGCTCCCGTCTTGTCAGATGCGACAAGCCGGTCTTGTCGCTCCTGATCAACCTCATGCATACATGTTAGCCTTTTGCCACTCTTTATGTCAACCCAAATTTTAGACTTCTCCCTACGATTTTGATCCTGTGACATGACGGTAGTTACCTCACGATATTATGCTTTCGCAACCTACTTGTACCTATCTTTCAACTCCCATGCCCTACTTTGAAGGTCTTTATAAACTGGATTGTCTGAGAAAATTTCGTCCAGTAAGTCCTGCAATAACCTCTCGTTTTTGATTAGCTCCTCATGACGAGTTTGCGTTATAACAGCCATTGTATCTAGCTTTTCTAGACTCCCATCAATAGGGAAATTTTTTGGCATGTTGGGCGGTTCAATGTGAAGTAAAACATTTTTGTTGAAAGATTTACCTCTCTGGTTAATTAATATCCATGCATCTATTAACCATGAAGGCATTTTTCTATTCTTATTTTCTGTAACATAGGATCGACTTATAGCATCGATCCTCATACCAGTTATATGTCCTACTCTTCCAGTAGTTGTGGTGACATTTTTGTATGCGGGATCAGCACCATCTGCTTCCAACATACGCTTGGCTATACCACGCTCTGATCTTTTAGCTCTACGCTGTAATGTTTGTTGACTTGCTGTAGGTTTTGCTTTAGCAGGAACAAGTATGTATTCTTGTATTGTTCCTGCCTTCTTACATGAAGGACATATACCCTGCCATTTAAGAAATATTTTACCACAACTACATCGATATTCTTTTCTAGGTCTTTTTGTGTAAACCATTAATTCTCACCTGACTATAAGTTTTTAAATTTAGTAAACGCTGGATACCAACGGATAGGTACAATACCTTGGCGTCCATTGCGCTGTTTTGATACAATAATTTCTGCGGTATCTGCGTCAGGTGTTAATCCGGGTTCTTGATAATATGAATCTCTATAAATAAAAAGTACTACATCGGCTGACTGTTCAATCTCACCAGAGGATCGAAGATCAGACATACGCGGTCTACGCTTTACCTTTGATCTTTCATCACTTTCAGTTTGTCTGGATAACTGGCTAAGTAATAGAACAGGACAATCCAACTCTTTTCCTAGCGCCCTTAATTGTTTAACAGCATCTCCTAATGTATCTACTTTGTTTCCTTCGGGAAGGCTCATGATGTGAAGATAATCAACAACGATTAATCCTATGTTTCCCCACTCAAACATCTTTTGTCTAGTAACGGAAGAGATATAACCGCTTGATACGCTCGGCGTATCATCCACATGTAAATTGTCCATGACTTTTAACAAAGACTCTTTGCCCGTTTGCACGGCAGCCTTTGTCATCGTGTCACCAATAAATGAGCCTGTCTTAATTTCTTCAAGACTTATTTCCGATTCTGCTGCTAGCATTCTCTCAAATATTTGATCCTTTGCTTGTTCCAATGAGAAGAATAATACTGGCCTTGTTTGGGCTACATTGCGCGCAATATTAATTGCCATCGCTGTCTTACCCATCCCCGGTCTTGCAGCAAGAATGATTAATCCCTCTAATCTATGTAAAATGAGATCAAGATCATAAAAACCTGATTTAACTCCTATGTCATCTTTGATACGATGACCTAGGTTTTCAAAAAATTCTTTAAATTGTTCCTTGGTTGTCTCTTTTTCAGAATCTTGCACCCTTTTGTGTATAAACTCTGAAAACATTTGCTCTAAATCAGCTAACACTACATCAGCATCAACTGTAGACTGATAACATGAAGCAATTATTTTTTGTCCTAGATCGATACCGCTTCTTAGTTTAGATTTTGCTTTAATAGATTCAGCATAAAACACAGCATTAGAAAGCGAGGGAAGCATCCTGTCGCTATCTTCAACGAGGGTTTTAAAGTATTCCTTAGTCTTCTCACTTAGCCTATCTTCGATAGTTAGTGAGTCAATATTATCTACCTCTATATCAACAATGACCCGGAAGATTTCTTTGTGTGCTTCTTTGTAGAAATCTTCCGGGGCTAGTGTACCTTGAATTTTGGATAGAATTCTTGGATCGGTCAGTACTGCTACAATGACCGCCTTTTCAAACTCTTCTGAGAACGGGATAGTATTCAATACTTACCTCCTTCGGGCCTTTGCTTTCTTTAGCTTTTTATCTAACTCTTCATTATGTTTTCTGCTATTTTCGATAGCCTCTCTTATGGTATCCTCGTAATTAATTGCCTCATCTTTAACTAGTTGATCTTCTTTCCACTTAGTTTGAGCGACCTTTAATACATATGGTAGAGGATCACCTATTAGAGTTTGATTAGAGCTAGAAATGATAGCCTCAAGAATTGCCCATTCACCATATAAATTGAGCGCACGATAGAATCGTGGATAATTGGAAATGGGCACCCCTACGAATGACTCGTAGAAGGTGCCCCAATGTTTCTTTCCAATTACCCGAATCTCCTGCCGCCATTGATCAAGAGATTTGGGTTCCTGCATCAAATACCTTTTTACCGTGTTCAGAAATTATGAATGATGGATTCATTGAATCCTCATCATTGGGGACAATATTTACTAGCCCATTAAGAACCAGATCAAGCAATACTGATCCTACCCTTATGTTTTCTGCCCATCGGAGTAGACCTTCTGCCTGATCAGCAAATATTGGGCCACCATTATAATCATTAGCAGAAAGAATAAGTGTCTTCCACTCATCCTCCGATACTAGAGGATCGGTTGGCCAAGGGAAGTCACCTGACTTAAGAAACTTTTCTATGTCATTAAAAAGATTTGGATCAACCATTATACAATTCCTCTTAGGGCATTTAACTCCTCTATCGTTGCTCCCCGAAGCATAGCCTCAATCTCTTCGACTGTGTTAGGCTCACATAGGGCATCCAAATCAAAAAGTTTCTGCTCCTCACCAGTTTCAGGATCAACTAGAACACTAGCATCTAATTCCTTTGGCTGCTGTGGAATGGCTGTAATCTTCCGATCACGACCTGATCCATTAGTCTGAAATACGATATCGTAATCAGTAATTTCAGCGTTCAACTCTTCCTGCTGAAGTTTCTCAACAGCATTCAACTGCTCATTAAACAGTCTTGGTCCCTGCTCAAGAATCTTAACCTTATTCAAAGGAAAGGACTTCTCTTTACTTACATCTGCCTTACAACTCTGGCAAACCTTACCGGGAGTTGTAGTATTACAGTTAGGACAAACAACATGAGGCGTTCGATCTAGCACATTTACAATGTATCTTGGTCGTGCCCGACGCTCGGTATACTCTGCGTCATCCTTTGCCTTACCAGCAGACATTTTTTCAATGGGGCACGGCCTAACCTGTGATCCAACATTAGGGCAAGTAGCCATTAGACCACGACCACCATTAGCCTCTGGTATCCAATGCTTCCATGCAACACGGGCGGTTGTGTTGAGGATGCGTAATATCACCCGATAATTATCGGTAAACTTAACATAATTGTCAGAAGTTCTTTTTCGTGTTTCAGTAGATGTTCTGGTTGTCTCTGCGAACGGCATTTAAATCATTCTCCTTGTTGGTTATATTAGTCAAATCTTGACATTCATTGAACGGTTCGGGTATAGTGGTTACGAAGCCTCCTTGCCTTCGGTCGAAGTTTCCCGTCCCTGCTCTGCTTTCATCATAGACTCTGAACAGGTCCGGTTTCAACCCGTCTTATTTTACTATTATAATATAATAATATGTATTATATATACTAAGGGAGCCGCTAGGCTCCCTTAGCTAACTATTCAGTAGGATCAGTTGGTGGTGGCTCATCCGGTGTTGATCGTAGAGCCTTGTCTATTGTCTGTAGAATTGTAGTGATAGCAATAACTACTACAGGACTCCATTCAACAGGAAATAATACTCCTGCTGTAGCAGCAGCTAATAGAATAGAAATAAATGTAGCAACGGCTGCTTTAATTGCTCTTAATAAGACAGCCTTAGTTGCTGGATTTAGATTTGCCCACGCTGGTACTTTTTCAAGCAGCGTATACGGGACAAGAATACCTTGTGGCATATTTATCATCTCCTATAATATTTTTCTCTGTGTTGGATACATAACAGACGGTTTTTCCCATACAGGAAGATACTTTATATACTCCATTGCCCTCTTTAACTGTGTTTCTGTCATTCGATCATACTTAGGCTTTTCTGGACGACCGGGAGAATTATGATCTGGATCGCGTACAAGATAATCATATCTAAGTAATTTTCCATCAGAATAAACAGGTATCGCCTTGATTACCAGTACTGCATGGGCACCAGTAAAGTAGCAATCAGTTTTTCCTCCTATCTGAGCCTTATTGGTACCTGTGCATTTCTTACCGTCCCAAATAGGATAGTATTTATAATATGTTGATACAATAACCGGACCCAGCTTTAATCGACCAAGCATAAATACTCGATCATATCCTAGTGTCCATCTATAATGTGTTACTCCGTTAGCACTTAATGATTTTAAAGCTTGAGTGACTGTTAAACCTGTTCCATAAGGAGCAACACCCGAGTCTTTTCTAACTTCATTAAGACTTATGTATCTATCCTTATAATAATTAATAATCATTTGAACACAAGTATCAGTACAAGCTACTTTTTGAAGCGCCCAAGGTACTCCCGCCTGACCAAATTGAAATTTTGGTGTGTAGTCTAATATGTTTGTTGATGCCATGTAATCACCTCCTAGTTAAAATAATCTCCTGTTTTATTCCAATTGTCTGTTAATTCTTCCCATGTAATATTTGTTGTAGCAAATGCACCCTCTTTGGCTGTTGCAACCGTAGCTTTATATTTTAATATATATGGATTGTCTAATACAAGATTCTTTCTCCCATAAAATTCAACTATTTTATTATTAGGATTATCATCCCCCCAATCTTCACATAAATAATGAAGGTAGGGTTCATCTGTAGCTGCTTTGATATAAAAATAAGCCAATGCAACTTCCTGTACCATAGAGTGTAATTTTGTTGTTGTCTTAGGTATTCGAAGTTTTTCTAAAACTTTCCGTCTATATTTTCCTAGATAACATCTCCACTCTTTACCTAATGTTACAGTAGTATCTTTCATATCAAACATAACATTAAATACTGTTGGATTAATTACAATCATTGTATCCTGTAATAAAATAAACTCATCAAAATCTGTATTTTTTAATACAGAGTAGATTGCTCCACACTCCCATAAATCTTCCTTATTTTCTAGTAAGATGTAATGATTATTTAAAAACTCCCTGACATTTTCATTTAAAAGCTTTGCTTCATTTACTACAACTACAATAGGAACTTTATGATATCTTTCTAAAGAAGTTAAAAGTGGTGGTAAAGTTTCATCTAGATTTCCTGCCCATGTTACTATAACTAAAGCCTGTCTCATAGTTTATTTCACCAGATGAAATATATCTTTTATTATCTTATGAAACTCACTGGCAGCAAAATCCCAAGAGAATTTTTCCTGTGTTATAAATTCATAGCCTTCTTCCGCCATCTTTATTCTTAAATTTTTGTTCGCGTAAAGAATTGATAGTTTATCCACAAGATCATCCACATCTGAAACTCCTCCCCAAGTATTAATACCATTTGTATTTAACATCCATGCTGCTGTTTTAACCGTTAACCCACCGTGACCGTCTACTAATTCTTTCAGACATGAGTGATCGCTAACTAACTGAACACATCCTGTAGCCATGCTTTCTGCTACAGGTAATCCAAACCCATCACCTAAACTTATAAGTGTATTTACATCCCAAGAGTTATAAATTAAATTTAATGCTTCTACTGGTATAGGTTGCTGTACATCCATACCCTCGGTAAGAATTAATTTCTCCCCCAACTTAAATTGCCTCGATAAATCGGCTATATCAAACCCCACATCTTTTATCCCTGTGTGTAAATACAGTTTAGCATTAGGTTTATCTTTAGCAAAGATCGAGAACGCTTTAACTAGTATATCAAATCTCTTTCGATACTGGTTTCTTGCTACCATACCTATAATAAAAGATTCCTGTGGAAGTTCTAATTTTTCTCTTGCTATTGACTGATTAACAGGGAAGAAAGTTTTTGTATCTACTCCATGATATATCTGATATAGATTATCAGGACGCTTATTATTATTAGCTTCTATTACAACACGCTCTGCAAAATTAGAATAACAGACCTGAGCATCGAACCCACTTAATAATTCTGCCCATTCAGGCTTTAATGGGCCAGCATCTATAGGAAAATATGCTAAAGATTTATAATACCTGCTATGATTAGGAGGTTTATGCTGCATATATTTTTGTATAATCCAAGGATCATTCAAAAAGAAAAGTAAATCTGGTTTAACACGATCTTCTACTTCCCACAGTTTTCTATACCCGTACATTAAATCAATATTTCCATGATCAACAGGAACAATGGGGAAAGAAAATCTGCGTTGATCGTATGGATCACCATAATAATTAACTCCTAGAGCATGAATTTCATGTCCTAAGCCTTGTAATCTTGGTAGCAGATTACGTGCAACCACGCCAAAACCAGTCTCAACTGTGGGTGAGTCGCCTACAAACAATATTTTCATACCTTATCCCCTACTTCTAGTAGGTGGTCGAACCAAATCAGGACAATTGCAACCTTCTTCATACGGTTCTATAACCCACCAAACTTCTTCCGCTCCACGAATTTTTTTAATCTGTACTTTGGGAGGGGTATCATACCAACCCTTTAGTTCAGCCAATTTAAAAATATAATCCTTATCTAATGAGGCTTCTATCTGCCATTTTACCATATCTATTTACCTTACTTCAACCCGTGCTTCAACACGACCGTTTCCATCTTGTGCTGTAATCTCGATTGTATGTACATCTTGAACACCAGCATTACCTTTATAATTTCGATCTGTCATTTTCATAGGAGATATGGGCTTACGCAGATAGGGTGTAATATCTAAATCACGAAAAGTATCCCTAGTTACTGACGGATCAAATGTATTAGAACCAAAAATATAATAAGTACAATCGACTCCATCTATAAAAATCTTTAATCCTGTTGGATAAGCCATAACTATTCTCCTTATATATGTTCAAGATTAAAATCTATTTGTGAAATTTTATTAAAATATACTGTTACTGTTCTTGTTAATGAGTGATAGCCATCCTTAGATGCTGTCACTGTATATGTAGCGGGTCTTAACTCATAAAAAGCGTAGGCCCCAAATTCATCTGTAACGGTACTTCCTCCAAAGCCTTGAGTATAATGTAACGCAGCTCCCTCTAAAGGATCGCGCGTATCAACATTATATACATAACCTATTAATGTACCATAACCTAAACCTAGAAGATTTACCTTAAGACTATTTGTATTATCTCCCCAACCAAACTGTGTACTAAAATTAGGTAAATTTTTAACCTCAATATACCCATCAACACTATCACCAGCATTTAAATTAACACAAGCTGCATATAAAAGCATGGTCCATTCAGGTCTATTTTCTAGATGAATCATATGATGAACATGATTTCCGGGTGTTAAATTTCCTTTATAAACTGAATATATTCTTTTAGTTAATGTGTAAGTTAACTCTTCACCATCTTCTATTGTTGTTCTTTTAATATAAACAATTAATTCCGCATCGTCCCCACCAATACTTCCCCCATTAATTACAGAACTGAAAAAAATTGAGTATACACCATCAGTAGGTACAACAATTCCATAACCATCAGGTCTAACTGAGTATCCTCCAATATAGGGGAATTCTTGATAAAGCCTGTGGAAGAAGGGGCTATCATAACCGTAATTAAAATTACTCCCTGTTTGTACTAATCCTTGGGGATTTCCCCAATATGAATACGCTTCTGCAATTATTTTAGCAGGATATGCAACATCTTCTTCAACAGTAATAGGGACAATACTTTCTGGAAAATATCCTATAGCACTTCTTATAACTGTTTGGGCACCCGGATCACATTCGCAACAATTATCAGGCTTAATATACAAATTTAGAAGAACACTATGATCATGTTTAGTTACAGGAAAATGCATGTTATAATTTTGTTCTCCTGTTATAACATCAAGCTTACGCTCTACGAGAGGTAAATTTGCTTGTATACGTCGCGTGTTTAATTCAGTAGTTTTTCTAGATTTATTTACATTTTGAGCAAGTTGTTCTAATCTTCTCATACTAACCTACCGTCATTACATCAAAGCCGCCTTCGGCTAGTGCTACTAAAGTTACATTTACATAGGCACTATATGGAGGATTACTTACAAAAAAACCGTTTAATCCTCCATTATACCAAGGATATTTTTCAGCAATATCACCTTGAGTCATAATTACTTTTATTATATCTCCCGCCAAACAATCTACTACCGCATACACAGGGGATGCAGGAGTATAAAAATAAATTGCTGGACCTAAAAGTTGGATATATCCTGTGGTTCCTTGACCTATGGTTCTCACCCCATATTCATTACGTCTTATTTCTACTGTAACAGTTTTATCAGAATAATATCCTACACCATAAGCTCCTGAAGTCCACATTACACTATAACAACCATCTAAAGGTACTTGAATGCCGCCATCTACTAATAAAAAATCAGGATTTGGTGGCTCAATATTTTGGGTAGTATTATATAACCTAACGATTGTTCCGGGGTTATCCCCATAATGATCAGAATCAGTAGAGATATTTAAAAGAGGAGGATTAACTGAACAAGGCGTTGGAAATTCAGTTATCTTTAAACTTAAAAGAGCAACAGCATTAGGAGTGGTTACAAAAGTAGTTCTATAAGGATGTAATATATTGAAAGAATTTACAATACGTTCTGGTTGGGGAAAATTTTCATGAGAACGCCGAGCATTAAGTCCCGATTCTTTCTGTATGTTTTTTAATTTTTTACCAGCTTGGTTTACTTTATCCATGTAATTTACCTAAAAATGTATAATTGTGCTATCAAGTTGTTTCATTTTTGGGAAAAATCTAATGCTTAATCGTGCGTTTCCCGCGTTATATAATCTAAATTCTAATCTATAGCGATATAATCTTCCAAGTACATCACAAGAGCTTTCAATTACAGGTAGATTTTTTGCTACATAACGAGCAGTATTATCAGTTTCGTGTTGAAATGCTCCAACCTTTTTTCCTACCTGAATTAGTTTATCTGAGGCCATTCTAAACACTCCACTACATACTCTGTACCAGTACTAGAATTTTGTGATCTAGTAATGGTTATTGCTCTTACCCTTGCTTGGAAATCCGATTTTTTTATAATAAAACTATCTCCTACAACAATTGGTAAAGGACCAACCGCATATCTAACCACTATTCTTCTTTGTGGTTCCCTTCGTCTTAGTAGTTCTGTTCTTGCTGCACCAATAAGTGTAAAATAGTCACCTATATTTCTAAAATCGTATAATTTTTGAACCGTTCTTCCAAACAATTCTCTCGTTTTTTTATTCTCAACTACGGCGGATAAGGGAAGCCCATCTATATCCGCACCCGTAGCAACTAACATAGTAGCAATCTGACTTACATCTTCCACATTTTCAATATTAATTGTTGTACCCCTGCCTTCTGCAAAAATTACTTCTGTATCTGTACCTAATCTTGGGGTAATTAATAACCCATTTTCTGTTATATCCCACTCTAGTTGTAGTGCTTCGGCTGTACTTTTAAGTATTTCTAGATGGGAAGTATTTAAAAATTTAACACTTAACCCACTTGTTTCGTGTACACCAATGCCATCAATCCATATAGGATCAGGGTCCTCTGGTTTATAAATAGCAACTAAATACTTGCCCCAAGGAAGACCTACATTCGGTATAAAATACTCATCTGAATCAAATAATACTACCTGTGCTATATCATAAGGATGATTTAAATCTACTTCAAGATAACCATTACCTGTCCCCGGTATATTTACTAAAGATATTTCTGGTTCTGCCTGACTCCATAAAGCTATTCTTATAATACCGTAATCTGGTCCCTTACGACCGTATACAACTACCCTATCACCTGTAAATGACAAACCACCTTTTGTTAATACCCCACCCACAAACTTTATTACACTACCGAATGAGAATTTACCATCATATATTTGAGTAGCTTCCTCCGGTATTCTTAAATGTAATCGGTAATCATCTTGATTATATTCTGTAAATGATCCAGACCAATAACCAGCAAAAGCATCAATGGATACATAGCCTCCGTTAATGTTAGTTATTTTTAATTCGTAAATAGTTTCGTCTTGCAAAATTCCTGATTCATAGGTAATCTCAAATACTTTTTCTGCTGAAACACCTGTTGGTAAAGTTAAAGGTGATTCATCAACTTCTGTCCAAGCACTCCATGTACCATCAGTACCTTGGGATCGTAGCTCGATAGTAACTTGTCCAGCCGTTTCTCCTTCAGGTATTGTTGCAAACCATTTTAAAGATACGCCTCTAAAATGAAGAGTTGCATAATCATTTGCAACTGTTGAGTACGAGTAACTTCCACCATATGAGAAAGCATCGGTTTTCCCAATCCATGTATCTACATTTAAAATATAAGCCGGGGAACTAAATAATAACATTCTAGTATAAGCAGGGCACTTTAAAGTTGTGCCTGAACCCTCATATAGCACTGCATTATATTCGTCTTTTACTGTGCCACCGCCAGTAAATTGTATATTTCTAAAGAACGATCCCGGTTCGTATTTATTACCACCACCAACAGTTATCATCTCACTTGAATCAGGAACATGGTAATAAGTTATTTGTCGGTTAGTATTTTGAATTTGATGATAAACTAAATTTGGAATATTATCTAGTGGTAATATTTTTCTGTATAAACCAATTTCAACAGCAGATGCATGACAATCACTCGATGGATTAATGTCATCTTTAGGTATTATTCCTCCGCTTATTGTCGGGGACTCGCGCGGTTCCCCATAAAGAACATCACTTTCCCCACACTCCCAATTCCATTCATCTGCTAAACTACCCTCAAACCTGTTGCCATACCAAGCATGTGTGTTAGTAATATTAAGTTTCCAATATTGTGCTTCAATAGGACTGGTAGAACCTGAAACAGTATACCGTTCAAAGCCACCAAAGTCGCTATCCATATAAATAGCTAAACCACCCTCTGAAGCCCAACCTGTAAAAGCTTGATTTGGAACAGGCGTAGAATATACCTCTGTAAAAGAATCATTATTAGTAGAATAGGAAAAACTCCAATCATAAGTACGGTTAGTATTAATGGTTGCTCCTCCCCACCAAGGTAAGAGAACACGAGCTTTAGATATGGTATACTGGTCCCCTAAATTTACAGTTAACCAGTCTGCTTTGGCAACCCCACTCCAAAATACATCTGTTTTTATTGGTCCTTGTACTGGTGTGTCTCGTCCTATACTAATATAGCCCGTCTGCTCATCAATAACATAATCTTTTGATCGCAGGCTTAACCCATAATAATCGGAGGAAGTTGCCTGATTTATAATTGTTGAGGTTCGTGGTTCTCCGGCAATATTTTCATATCGTAAATCATCAAAGAATAAATTAACAGGATAGTAAAATGTTTGAATGCTTTTATAAAACTCTGACAATACGGCAGACCTTCCCGGTCCACTTACTCTTTTAGGTTCTCCACCTGTGCCAGCAATCTCTCTTATAGGACCATAATTTAATCTTATATTTGTTTCAGTATCCCAACATTCCCACCATCGAAGATAATTTATATAAACTACCTTAGGATCAGTTAAAGGTACAGTAAAAGATATTGATTCTATATCCGAGTTTACTGTTTTAGCTAAACTAATATTATCAGCTCGCTCTAATATAATTGGATCAGTAAAGTTTACACCACTACTGAATTCAGGTATAACCAATCTAATTTGAAGCAATTTCCTCACCTAACTATATGATGGCGGATTCCAATTTAATGTAACTTTTTCATCGCCGGGAGTAACCGTTAAATTAGTAGGTGGTCCCGGCAATCTAATGATATTTGAACGCGCTTGTCCGATACCTAATTTTCTTGTAATACTTGTTTGTGCTTGAGCATTTATCCTATAGTTTCTTTTAATCCTTGTTCCTGCTTGAGCAGATTTAATAATTTTATAAATAAATACCCGACTTAATCCATAACCTTCTGTTCTAATAATTTTAGTTTGTGTTAAACCATTTTTAATTGTTCCAAAACTATTAATCTTAACTTGACTCATACCAAATTTTTCTCGATAAATAACCGATGGTGTTGGTATAATAGGTGGCGGCGGTAATAATTCAGGCGGTATTTCAATAGGTGGAGGAGCAGGAGCGGTGCTTGTTCCATCTATATTCATCTGCCAAGGCTTAGCTTCAAATTCTACTGTATATTTAAGAATTCTGGAACTTTCAGGAACGGTCTTTGTAACTGTTATCGATCTAACTAATGCCAAATAATATTTGTCATATCGTTGTATATATAAAGGCACAAACTGCCCTCTTAGATTACTTCTAAGAATAGTAGCTGCTAATTGTAATTTATCTTTACATTTTTGATAAGTCTCTTCCCACAGAAGCATTTCTATAGTAATAATAATGTTTTTGAGTCCCAAATCCTCATTTAGTGAAGCATCCATATAAGGGGCATTATTTATAGCAATAGTTAAGTCATTTTTATAAGACTCAGATTGAGCATATCCGGGTAAAGTTTGATTGTTATAACGAACAAGGTAAGTTTGATAATTACTTGATGGTATTCCAGAAGGTGGGATGACTTCGTGACCTATCAATATATAACCGTTTGCTATACCAAATTTAGGGACATTGAAGGACTGTATTTGTGTTTGGGCTTGACTGAATTTATGATATCCTACCCATACCATAGATTGGCCTACCCTAGTCCTTTGTATTTGAACAACTGTTCGTGCTTGACCATCCATTCTGTATCGTATTTTAACGACCGTTAATGCCTGAGAAGATGTATAATAAGTTTGTTTAATACCTACTTGGGTTTGTGAATATTTTTGATATGTTTGTTCAATATTTGCCTGTACTGATGCTGTTTTAAGTCCTGTATTTAACAATGATTCTGCTTGAGCATATTTTTGATACATTCGTAGAATATGCGCTAAGGCAAGTCCCATCGGTGGAAATTTAATACTTGTTCTAGCATATGCATAATGATTAATATTATGCTCTCTAATTAAAGCCGTTGTATGTGCTGTTCCACCGCTCTTTTTAATATAGGCAGTAGCAATAGCATATCTTTGAGTACTAATCGTTGTTCTGGCTAATCCATAAACTCTATATTTAAAGTTTTTAATAATTGCAAGTGCTTGAGCAAAGCCTGTTCTTTTCCAAATCGTTGCTTTGGCTTGGGCAAATTTAAGGTAAGTTTGCTTTACACTGGTTTGTGCGTATGCAATATGTGGTATATCAAATCCCACTATTCTTGCTTGCGCTATACCATGAAAAGTTGGTATAAGATACAAACAATTGGCATTAGCATACATCAGATACGTCTGTAAGATATCACTGTTTGCTATACCGAATGTTGTGGGTGGAATATAGTAAGCATTAGCTTGTGCATAAGTTTGGAAAGTATTAATTGCTGCTGTTTTGGCTTGTCCCCACTGCCAACCCTTACCCGGTGAAATATAGAACGAAGCTTGACCAGCAACCCAACGACCAAAGGATGCTTGGGCCTGTGCAAATGTTGGGGATTTAACTGTTGCCCAACCCAAATCAAAGCTGGCTATGGATATGCCCTCATAATCCCCAAATTCAATAACTTTAATTCTCCAATACTGAGCCGTAGTCGGAATAACCTCTGCTTTTACTTCCCTTGCTGTATTAACAGGTTCAAAATAACTTACATTAAACTGTAATTCAGCAACATTTATCCAAGTATTTTGTTCGTCATCATCCCGATAGGTTCCAACTAAATATTCGATTCTTACTACACAGTTATAAGTAACAGGTAAAATTCTTATGAAGTTAATAGTTCTATATTGTCCTAAATTAACTACAAGGAATTGACCTAATGCTGCTCCTCCTAGAATCCATGCAGAGCCTAAATCATCTCCATCAATAGCATAGTAAGGAACATCCTGTTGTCCTGTAGAGTCAAAGGCTGTAGCACCTTGAGAAATAAGAGCGTAATTAACATCCATACTCATTAATGGGTAGGTCTGTTTAATATTTGCTTGCGTAATTCCTTTTCCTACCCCACCCAAAATTATTGCTACAGCATAACCTATGCAATATTCAGTTCTATATATATGCGCTCTAGCTAAACCATAACCAGCAGATTTATAGATATTTGCTTGAGATTGTCCCCACTGTGGCCAATCAAATGAATTAAGTTTAGCCTGAGCATTAGCGTGATGCTGGTGTCCTGCTACTACCCTTGCCTGACCATATGCATTAACATTAAAAGCAATTATCCTAGCATTAGCCTGTGCCCAATGCTGCCAACTCACTCGTACCTGCGCCTGAGCATGAACCTTTATTATTCTAATTATATTAGCTTCTGCTTGTGCAGATTGATTACGACGGGGTTGTGGGAAAATTTCTGCTTGGGCCTGAGAATACTTCCTAGTCTTTGGAGCATCTAACCAAGGAGGACTACCGTTAGTTAAATATTTCAATTCACTGTCAGTTGGTCGTTTGTACCATGCTCCTATAACCCAACCGGAATTATTAAGGTTCCCGAAACGCAGATGTAGATTATATTCTGCTCCATCGTATAAATAAATAGAACCAACACTACTATAAGTAGGAGATTGTCCACCCTCAAAGAAACTGCCTGATCCTCCTCCACCATTATTTGCCACTACTCTTGTATTATTAATCCATAATTCAGAGTTATCATCAGAATAAGTCTGAAATTGCCACCATCCCTCTTCATCTGCTACAAATCTAGCAGACCATGCAGCACCACCATTAGGACCGGGGAAATAAGGAATAGGATTACCATTTGAATAATTAGGTTGACTTGCTCCATCCTCAATGTACCAATTAAAGATATTCTCAATAGCATATGCTCCACCATTCCAGATCATTCGCATTAAGCCCTGTCCGGGTGTGGTGGTTAATGCTAACGCTTGACTACCTAAATAATAGGTTCCTATAATTCTTGCTTCGGCTTGAGCAATTCCAAAATGTGTATTAACATGAGTAAAGGCACCGGCATACATCTGATTACGTGGATATGGAGGATCGCCACTTCCGCCGTAAACGTAAATATGTGCTTGGCTATAAGCAAATGCTTGAAAGTTTGTTCTCGCATTATAATGTGTTAATATCTGTTCAGGTGTTAACTCATAATTAAAGATAGCAAACTCATCTAGAGCGCCTGTCCACTGATATGATGTATTAGTAGGCCAACTTCCTATATAAAAATCTTGTCCAAATGTAGGATATTGTCTTGATATATTACCATCTATGTATGCTAATTCTTGACGAACACCGTTTATATACAACTTATTTTTAATAGTTGTATACTGTCCAGCATAAAAGACAGCAACTATATGATACCAACCGCCAACAGACAAGGCGGCTACCCCATAATTATCACTATTACCTGTATTAAATCCTATAAAGCCTATACCTGATTGTGAGATTACAAACAAATCATTCCAATCAAATCCAAAGATCATTCGATTTGTTGTTCCATCCCATTTAACCCAGCTTTCAATTGTTACACAGGCATTATTAGGAGTTGGAAAATCTCCTATTGGAATCATAGAATCTTGATCGTAATGTTTTCTTGTTATAGTACCTGTTCCAGCATAAGAGCTACTATAACTATAAATATAGGGGTGAAAAAATCCTGTAGCAGTGATAGTAATATTAAAGACTTTGTAACCATTTTCATCAATATACGAATACTGACTGGCAACTTGGAGCCAGTTGTTGGCTCCCCCATTTGTTACATCGTATACACCTATACTATAAGGAGAACCATTTGTCATTTTTAATCTAAAGGTAATGGTATCTCCTGTTACTGCCCAAAAATCATTTCCTATAATATTATGATTATCTACAGAAGAATAAATACCGGGAATAGTTAAATTTTCAGTAATTGTAGTATAGTTAACATTAGGGGAAATATATACCGCATTACCATTAAATGCGATGGACTTACCGGGATATACAGGACTTACCCCATTAAATGTAGCCGATGCTCCTGTCCAATAACCATTTCTTCGGCCTACTATTGTATGTAAAACACCAGCCGCATCGTAAGCATCAAACGCCTCTACCTCTGAGAAGCCGGGATTAGATACCCCCCCACTTGTACTTACTAATTTCATAGACAGAATATTTTCTGCATTTATAGTATAAATTGAACTTCCGTTTGGAGTAGGCGGGTAAGTTATATTATCTATTATTGTTGTATTAGTACCATCATATAATTCAATGTAACCAATACCAAAATAATCATTACCGGGTCTAGCAACCAACCTAAGAGTTTTAAAGGTTTGAGGTACAGTCCAAGTTACTTTCCAATATTCTCCTGATGTATAACCTAGGGCTGCCCAACCATCGGCATAGTTACCATCAGCAGCTTTGTCAACCGAATATGAAGCACTATAAACAGACGAAGCACTATAATTTGCTGAACCACCTACAGGATATCTTACAAGATTTGTAAGATCATTGTTAAAGTTTGGTTCCTCCATTGGGTAGTATAAAATAGGTTTATCTGCAAGTACAGTTTTTCTATAACCTTCCTGTTCCCAAGCAATTTGTGCTATAGCTAAACCAAATTTAAATGGCCAAATAATTGTTTGAGCTAAACCAAATGGACCATTATCACCAAATACAGGATAATTAGGTGTAGTTTGCCGTATTAGGGCTTGAGCTAAACCGGGCAAAAAGTGTCCAATATATACCTGTGCTTGACCAAAAGGACGAGCATTAACAGCTAATCCTCTGGCATCGTAGTGGGCAAGAATTTGATCGGTTGTTAGATCATGTGTATAGAATGCTATATTTGATAAATAACCTGAGAAAACACCATACCTTGCGCCCGCGAATGGGGTATCAGTATTTCCTGCTAATGGTGCTGTAGCCGATCCAGCCGTACTAAGGTTCGTAGTTGAGATTTGTACTCCATTTACATACAAACTAAATTGACTATTATTAAGTCCTACACCCGTACTAGATCGCCATGCTGCTACAACATGATATAACTGATTATCGTTATAGAAATTATTGGATTTAATGCCGTGTAGTATACCATCAGAATTTACAAAGAAGTTAAGTTTACCGTTTTCGCATCCAAATCCTACAGTTGAATTTAATGTTAAAGTAATACCTTTTCCAGAGGTATTCCCTGCAAGATTATAGCGACCTTGCCAAATTTCACCTGTTCCTGTAGTTTTAAACCATGCTTCTACAATAGCAATATTAGTAGAAGGTTGAGCATAACTAGTATATACATATCTTGATGTTCCTGCCCACGACCAACCGGGATCAATACCACCATATCCAATATAGGTATTTGGTGTTGGTGATGTACTTGAACCTCCAAGTGTTGCTATTTTATTAGCAACAATCTCTTTCGCGGTAGTAACAGTACTATCATCAAACGGCCAATATACATCCGGTGTATCTGCCAATACCACTGCTTTATAATCTGGTAAAGGATATGTTTGTAAAATACTAGCAACAGCTAATCCATAATATGATTGTTGTATAACATTTGTAATAGCATTTGCCTGACCAAATACGTAGTAAGGGCGATAGGAAGCAGCCTGAGAGTACTGTTGTACTTTATTTGTTCCAGTAGGATTCCAAGGATAGAATGCAGCACTTGCATACTGATTATATTTATTAGAATTTATTTGGAATGATGCGGAAGCATAAGCATTTGTAATTGTTGCCCTATATTCAGAATGGGATATAATTTTACTTAGAGACAATTCAAATGGGTAGATTGCTAAATTATCGTATGCTAATACTACACTATTTGATCCCCAATAAAAATTATAAGCTAGATAAAAATATGGTAAATTATATAACCAATAAGAATAATTAATTGTTTTAACTAATGTTCCATTTATGTAAACACTAAAAACCTTATTACCGTTATAAGTAACTGCGGTATGATACCAAGTATTAGGGGTGTAAGTTATTCCAGTATCATAAACAGTTCCATATGTAGTAGGATTATAAAAATGAACAATAATTTGATTTCCATTAGCGGGATTAGTAGTACCACTTCCAAAACCTAATGCTGCGAGATAATATCCGGGGGATGTTGCACCTAATGACCATACCCATCCCTGTTGATTAGCGGACCCCGGTGATCTAACCCATGTTTCAATTGTCCATGATTTAGTTACATCATAAAGCTCTTTTAATCTATTAGTAGCAGAACTAGTCCAATATCTATTAGCAGAAGTTGTACTTTGAACTAAACCATAATACTCAGAACCAATAGGAGAAAGTGTATAATTAAATGTACCAGAAAAACTAGAAACATCAGCCGTCCCTATATCATCATCCCAATAGTATATATCACTGCCGCCGCTAGCATTTATTAAATGCATTCCATATAAATGAACTGCTCCATCTTGTGCTACTAATAAACCATAACTATCAGTTATTACTTTGATTATACATATAGCTTGAGCAAATATTTTGTATGAGCCACTATATACTTGAGCTTGACCTACATTAAATCGTGTATACGTATTACCGTCTTGATAAACAACAAAGGTTTGAGCCTGTGACCAGATAAATTGTGTATCTGAAGAAACATAATTAACAAGATTATAGTGTCTTAATACCCGATCTTCTGTTAACTCATGATCATAAATAACATAGTCATCTATTTGTACATTATAAGCCGAATCATCGGGAATATATTGATGCCAGCCTGTCCAAACTTTATTAGCATTATGTCCTAATGCTTTAGATGCTACTAATTTTCCATCTACATAAAGTTTAAGTGTTGTACCATCATTTGAAAGAGTACCTACAACATGATGCCAATCCTCATTAGAAATAGGTGATGGACTAGCAATATAATTATAATAATATGTACTATTAGTATAATCATAGACTGCCAAGATAGCTTGCGTTCCCACGTTAGGCGTATAATTATACCAAGGTAAACTACCTTCGGGCACATTAGATGGATCACCTAAGCCAAGATATATATAATAGTCTGATGTATTATAATCATACAGTCTAAAACACCAAGATTGATCTGGATTATTTGGTCTTACCCAATACTCTATTGCCCAACCCTGAGTTCCTGTAAATAATCCTTGTGTGCTACTATAATAATACACATAAGATTGACCAAGTTGTATACCCCTGAAATCAGGCCAAATTGGACCCTGAATATAAAGAGGTTTAGACTCACCGTTGGAATAATTATAGATTATATTTCTATTTCCTAATGAATCTATAATTCCATCATTATATAAATAATCTACATCTTCATTAAATTTATAATAAGCAAGAGGATCATCATTATCTATTATTTCATTATAATAATCTTGTTCTCTTAAAGTATAAGTCAAAGATTGGCTATAGATTTGTGTATCATTTTGGGGCGCTCGATAAATATATACTTGTGCCTGACCTAAAGCCTGAGGAGATGATGCAGGAAAACTAGTACTACTTATTCTTAAATAAACACTATCGAGAGAAGCACCAGAATCAGCAGATACTTCGATATAATAAGTACCAGCAGCAACACCACATGCAGGAAGTGTTTTATATCCCCAATTATAAAAGTCGAAACTTCCCGGTTCATTAGCCATAAGAGATAGATAGGGATTTCCAGTACTACCAAAAGTATCTATTCTTAAAGTCATAGAACTGGATACTACAATTTTTATCCAGCCTGTTTTATAATATGTTCCTACGTAGGTAGGATCGTAAATTTCACCTGTATTTACTGTAAAACTATTTAGATTTTGTGGGCCTATATAAGTATTTCTTCCTAGGTATATTGTTTCTGCTTCAAACACATCATCTTTTAACTGATGATCTTCCCAATAGAAAGGTAGAAGTATGTTAGTGTGCGCTTGACCGAATGCTCTTTGGTCCCATATTTTTACCTGAGCAAGACCATGTATTGTAGTAGCAGTTATTTGTGCTCTAACTGAAGCTAGAGCATTTTTAATAGGAGAATCTACAAGTATTTTTGCTTGAGCAATTTTATATCTAGGACCAATAAAAGTTTCTGCCTGTCCTAAACTTATATAAGTAAAAATAAAGGCTTGAGCTTGAGCAAAAACATTCCAGTTATTTATAAAAACTTCGCTTTGAGCAAAAGCGGCTTTAGTTGGTGTTATTTCTGTTTGTGTTTGAGCATATACAAATCCACGAATGGCTGCTTGTGCTTGTGCAAGACTAAATCCTCTTAATATTAAATTATATTGAGATGAAATTTGTATTGGAGATAATTTAAAATTATAGACTTTAATCTGACCTATCTGCCCGTTAAATGCATTAGCACTAGCATGAAAATCTTTTCCTACTACTATACCATTAGCATTAACAACAGTATTTAAGGTTCCCCCGAGATTTTTTCCTCCAATCTGAATACCATCTAAATATGCGTAAACAATTACTCCACCATTATATGTTACAACAAGTTGATGCCAAGCTCCATTATTTACTGTTGCTGGATAGTATCCATCATCACTATATGTCCAAAACCCTATAGAATTTGATCCATTTATCTTAAGACCAAAACTTTGTCGAGTACTGGCAGTACCATAACTTATAAGAGTTTGGGTAGCAGTAGACGTGGTTTTAAACCAAACCTCAATAGAACGCGCCGAAGCGCCAGTAGGTAATCCTGTGGGGGAAGTTTTGACCGCATAGGCACTTGTTGAACCCGGAAAGGTAACAGCCCTATCGCTTGAATTATATAAATTCGGTCCTGCTTGATTAAGGGTAAGCGCCCCTGTAACGGTAAGGTTATTAGTATTGAGAGTATCGTACAGCGTACTTCCAGAAATTTCATCAAACTTCCACTCAACTACATAAGGCAGAACAATATAGACTACCGCTTGTCCGTAGTTTTGATACTCCATTCCTATTCACCTACCTTCATTGTATTGAAGAAGACTATATTATTAGTCTATATATACCAACGATCATACCATTGTATAGTTGCCGATCCATCTACTGTAAAGGTGGTTTTTCCGGGGCCAACATAAAGCCTATAATCCTTTGTTGTAACCAACTCATTTTTATTTACCCCACCAATGGTAGCGGTGAATGCTTCTGTGTCTATAACAAGCCCTGTAACGCCTGTAGTGACCACGCTGCCGGTTGATTGACCGTCTGCTGTTATACCACTTATACTGGTTCCTGTAAGAGTAGTAATAGTTGGTGCCCACCCGCCATTATCTAAGGTTCGTCCAACTTCGTCTGTATCACTACTAATACTATGAAGTGTTTCACCTATAAGCCAAGGCTTGCACTCAAAATCTACCTTATACTCAAGCACTCGTACTGATGATGGTACAGATTTTTCTGTTGTAATGGATATAACCATTGCCATGTAATGTTTGTCAGGATATTGTACTTTTAGTTGAGCAAATCCATTACGAAAACTTCTAAGATAGGTATAGGCTAATTCAACCTGCTGTTTACAGGTTAAATAATCTGTTTCCCACACTTTTAAAGTCAAGGAGAGTTTTTTATTTTGTAGGCCCAACTCCTCAGACGGTGAGCCATCGATGTATACCCCATAATGTGGAGCTATATTCATAATAGAATCAAAGGATTCACTCTGAACATATCCGGGTAAAGTATATCCATTATATTCAGCGAGATATTGTTGTGATGGTCCTAAAGGCATTTACTTTACCCTCCTATATGACGGCCTAACGCAGCACCTAAGAATTCAGCTAATTGTTGTATCTGTGCTGGGGTTAATATTTGTCCAGTAACATTTAAACTAATTGTTATTGGTCCCTCTGGACTTCCTAAACTGATACCAGATTTTGCATTGATAGGAACATTTGCGAGGGCTGCAAAATCTCCTGCTCCAACACGAATTCTTCTCATGGTATCTGCTTTGGCAAGTAATTCATTTTGTTTCTTTATTTCATCTGTCAAATCTTGCATAGCCTTGCGTAGATATTCTTCCCCAATACCTTTGGTTTGAAGAATTTTCTTTACACCATCAAAAATGGCTACAATTTGGTCTTTATTTCGTTTGGCTTCTCCCGGTATTTGACTTTGTATAAGTTTTGCATTAGCAACAGCTTCTTTTACTAGATCAATTACTGGTCTATTCATTTCCCTGAACTCATCAGGAATTTCCAACATTCCCGCCTGTCTAGCAGCAGCAGAACTACTACCTGTAGCTACATTGCCTCTACCGCCAGCATAATAACCACCAATATCTGATGCCCATGTATTTATTCTATTTTGCCCTTCTTGTAAATCACTAACTATACCAGCAAACATATCTGCCATACCCTGCCACTGAGGAAAAATTTTTGCTAATCTAGCAGTCGCATTAGATAGTAGTTTAAATGAATTAATTGCCTCGCTTAAATCTCCAACTATACCAAACCTAAGTTTTAAATCACCAATGTCTTTAATTAATTTAGGTAACTCAGCTATCTTTTCAATTAATTTTCCCATCTGTTCTCTACTTAAGCCCATTCGGAAACCCAATTCTAATAATCTTGTCATTAATTGATCTAATGACAAGGAGGCAGCGTCTTCCAAACCCGGTATTTTCGCTAAACTTGCTCCAAAATCACTTATAATTCCCTGTGAAAGATTCTCAAAGTTTATTTTTGCTTCTGCTGCTCGATCTTTTAAATTTTCCAAACTGGCTATAACAGCATTATATGCATCTATGGCATCAAATGCGGCCTGAAGTTGTCCTTGTAAAAATGCTTGCTCACCGGGCTTATCTTTAAACTGGCCCCCCAAAATATCTGCCTGTAAAGAGGCGGATTTTTCAGCTAATGACCCTAAGAAACTGTCTCGGGCTTTTTCCAAAGCACCTGTCATTGCTTCTAACTCTTCTGTAAAATCCCTAGCAGATACCGTTACATCATCAAAAGCTAATTTACCTTTTAATCCAAACAACTCAGCTAAATTTGACATAAATGCTAGACGATAATTAATATCGTCCCATTTAGATGCTTGTCCTGTTAACTCGTTTGTTATTTCAGCTACTCTTTCAAAAACAGTTGTTAACTGTTCTTTTGATAAATCACCGTACATTATTTGTGCTGTTAATTTACTTAATTCATCAAGTCTCGTTTGTCCAACAGTTGAAGCTCCTTGCCACCCACTAGTACCCAAACTTTGTCCTAGCATATTTGTATTAGTTTCAAGTTGAGGAATAATATTTTTCATCGCATTTAAAACTTTTTCTGCGTTTGCGGCATCATCAGGATTAATAAGTGCTAATATAGAGCGTGTTTGTAACTCAGCAATAGCGTTATCTATTTGGAAAAGGGTAGCATATAATTGAGAGCCAGCACCGGCGGCAGCATAAAGAGACAATTCCATCCTATTAAACACTTCATCAGGAACAGTACCTTTTATAGACTGTAATGCTTTATCTATATTTTTTAAATTTTCAGCATTTATAGGAATATTAAATTTAAGATTTCCTAGTTCATCAAATAATTCCTTAACAGATTCAGCATTTAATTTTGCTAAATTAATCTCTTTATAGAAAGCTTGGGTTTCACCCGTTGAACCCACCACGATTTTATCGGGTGCTAAACTTCTTGCTATACTTGAGCCAGCAGTAGCTAATGCTCCTCTACCAGTAGTACCCCAAGGTATGGTACCTCTGATTGGTTGATCAGAAATTCCAAATAAACCAGAATATACTTCTCTTTTAAGCTGTTGCATAGAGGCGGTGGTTAATCTCCCTGCTTCCAAGAGTGGCTTAGTAATTCGGGAACCTACTTGTCCAGTACTCTCTAAAATTTTAGCTTGTGCATCATCTAATTGTCGGGTTGCATCAGCCATTTCAAGTACATTTGAGGTATATGTTCTTTGGAATTCTTTTAATTGTTCAAGCTCTGCTGCTGATTTATTTGTCTTACTATTTAAATCTCCAATAGTTTTTTCTAATTCTTTATTTGCTTTAGAAGCATTACTATATATTGCACCTGCTTCCTCATATTGTTTAATAAGATTTGTTAATTCTTCTACTTGCATCTTGGTAGCATCTGCGGCTTTTTGTTGGTCCCCTGTAAGCTGTGTTAATGCAAAACCCCCCACCATCATTGATAGACCAGCAATTTGACTAATTCCATAAGGAGATGGAATTTGCATTAATCCTAAGCCACCGGCCATTAATCCACCACCGGCAATTCCTCTAATATCTCCTCCTGTTGCTAAACCACCCATTACTGCACCAGCAGCAGCACCCGCTGCAACACCGGCAAAAGCTCCTTTAGCAGCTTTTCCCCAATCTTTCATTCTTTGTGAGAAAGTTGCTTGAGTAATAGCCGCCTTTTCCATAGCCACTACCTGTTCTTGAATAGCAAATGTATTTTGCCATGTAATTCCAGTTGTTGTTCTGGTAGTAGCCGCATACGCTCTCTGCGCTTCTGTCATTGCTACTAATCTTTTAACATTTTCTTGCATTGCTACGTATCCACCTGACAATGCAAATGCCATATTACCGAATGTTCCAGAAATGGCTTTAAATATTGCTAAACCACCTTTAACAAGTGCTAGTACAGCCACAAATTTAAGTATTACTACTATAGCGGAAGAAAATTGCGAGGTTAAATTTGTTATTGCAGTTAATGCGTCTATACCGGCTTCTGCTAGCGATCTAAATTGAGAACCAAATGATCCAAACAAATTTTTCTGAAGAAGGTTTTGAAGCTGTATCCACTTAGCATTTAAGGTATCTAATACTTTGGCGTTTGCAACTAAGGCTTCATTAGTTGCACTAATGCTCTTTTGGGTAACGTCATTAACACTATCAATATTTGAAAGCAATGCGGCTGCATCTGGAAGCCTTCTAGGACCGCCTGAAATGGCTCGTAATAGCCCTTTAACATCACTAGCAGGGATTACACCTTGTCGTATTTTTTGATTTATCTCACCATAAATATCAATAATATTTCTTAGATTACCTTCCTGATCTTTAAGGGAAATATTATATTTATCCAATGCTTTTATAGCCGCAGGATTATCAAGCGCACCAACAAGGTTTTTGAAAGCAGTTGCAACTTCAGCAGGAGTTTTGGCTGTTACCTGAGATAATACTTGGATAGTGGCAATTTGCTGATCAACACTTAATCCAGCCTGTTTTCCTGCTTCTGCCATAACGGCTAGACCTTGTGAAATGTCAGAAATTGCTCCTGCTTGACCACCAGCAACAGCAGTAACTTTGTTAAGTACACCAACAACATCACTAGCAGTTAATCCCAACTGTTTCATGGATGAAATCAGTATATCTGTAGCTTTAGTAGCATCTTGCCCTGTTAAATTAGTATAAATACCAACAGCATTTGCTAAATCAAGCATCTGTGCTTTCCACTGTTCTGTCGTCTGTCCAGCCTTTCTAGTACCAAGTGCTATATCATCGGCTACAGTTAGCATTTCCCTTAAAGGTGTTGCTGTATTGGTAGCAATCTGAGCAAATTCACCGAAATATTGGCGAGCCTGTTCGGTTGTTAATTGGGCTGTTATACCAAATCTTGCCAACAGTGTATCAAATTCTTTGATTATACCTAATCCTTGCATTACAAGTCTTAAAGATGCGAATACAACAGTAGTAGCAATTGTCCATTCAACAACTTTTTGAAAGTCTCTCCCTGTTTGGGCTAAGAATTGCCTTAAACCTCTTAATTGACCACCGAATCTTGTAACAATATTTCCGTTCTTATCTAACTCAGCAGAAAATTCTTTCGTTCGTCCACTTACATCTGTAAATGATCCACTAACTCTAGTTACACCACGAACAAGATCATCGACTACATGGATATCTGAAGCATCTATTGATTTTGATAACTCACCGATATTTTGCCCAATTCCAAAGCCTGATCGACCCATTAATTTTAATAGTTGTCCCTTTTTATCTGCCGCTAATAACTGACCAAATGTACTTGGTATTGGTGGTAACATATCAAAACTTTGACTAACCGCTTGTTGTGCTTGACCTAAAGCAACCCGGCCTTGGGCAGAAGCAGCAATCCTTCTTTGCGTTAAAGCTTTTGCTTCAGTTTCAATAACACCAATATTTTGTCTTCGCCATCTAACCTCTTCTCTTAAAGATGCAACAGTTGGATCAGCAACACTCGCAAACCTACCTTGAGTTGTTCGTAATCTTCCATTTGTATCAACCATTAACCCCATATTTCTTAAGGATTCTTCTGCTAATTTAAGTGGCTCTCTCATTGATGCTGTAAGTGCTTTTAAATTTACACCGGGTAGTACTTGAACAATTTCTCCGAGTGTTTGCTTTAGTCTACTTAAATTTTGCTTAGCTATTTCATAGAAAGGTTCGTTACCAAAAACAGTTTGAGCTTGACCTAGTATTCCAACAGGTTGTTTAAGAGTTGATACCCTTGTATTTGCCATCATTTGAGTTGTTAAAGCTTGAAGTTGGACTTTCTGCTGTCTATACGCCTCTGTTTGTTCGTCTGTTGCTACTATCCCACTTCTAGCAGCCCTTTCAAAATCTTGTACCGCTTTAAGTGTACTTCTAAAATTTTTCTCTCCCCCCGCAACCCCTCTCCAATCAATATCTGCAACTCGTCTATCAACAGTTAAAACAGCATCACCTAATGCACGAAAAGTTTTATTAACACCATCTATTGTAGTTCTTACACCCGACATTTGAACATTAGGGTTGTCTCCAAAAAGACCGGATAATGCTTTTTCGCCCGCTCTTTTTATTTCCTGCCCTGCTACTCTGGTTTCATTCCCTAATTGGGCATAAAAACTCCGTAGCGATGCTGCATCACCAATAAACCTTACTCGTACATCAGCCACGGTTTATTCCACTTCCTTATAATTATATTCTATGTAGGATTTTCCCTTTGGTTTGTCATCAACTTTAAATATTTCCTCAAAAAATTCTTCTAGTTTATAGGGTTTATCCCAAAGATCGCGGGGTGGGCGCTTTTCTTTTGGTAACTCATTAAATGAATCAATTTTTGCCCTATGTAAAATCATATATGTAATGATATTGGGTAACTCTTCTGTTGAATTAGGTAATCCTTCCATAATAGGAATACCTAATTGCTTGGAAATAGCTACAGCCATACCGAAAGCGTTACCCTCTGCTAGTTTTTTAATTCTTCTACACTAACACCGCTTTCCAAATTTATATATGCTTTAATAAGTTGCTCTCTAATAATGGGAGAGGCTTCTCTAAATTCCCCAATATTTGAAAAACCCCTTTCTTTACAACCCTCATCTACATATACTGAACGCCAAACTTTTTCATCATTTAAAGATACTACAAAAGTTGAGAGCGGCATAACATTTGAAACTTCAAATTTAGCTTTTTCTCTTAATTCTTCCAAGTTTAATACACTTAATTCTGCTTCCAACTCTTTCGATTTTGTATCTATATAATCTTCAACATCTTTTTTATATTTAACATCTAACTCTTCATTTTGTTTATCTAATTTTTCTTGTTCTTCAAGTGTTGGAGCATCAGGATCAATTGCTATCTCACTCATTTCAATTAGATTGGGTCTTTCAACCACGGAGTACGCATCTGCTGTCCAGTTAGCACCCTTGGCTGCACGTATAATTTCCTTGCATTGTTCCTCATCTGCTTCAAAAAGAGGTTCAACCTGATCCTTATATTCAGGTGATTCAGGCGTTCTAAGTAACTCTCGCATTTTACTGGACTCTACTCTTGATCTTTTATAAGCTTCCTGTAGATCAAAATCACCAAGAAGCCTTACCCATACTATAACAGGACTACCATTTTCATCTAATATAGGATTATTGTGTTCGTCCTTTAACTCTACCTTCCTCTTCCATCGAAGAAGACTTGCTAACTTGCCCATTACCTTTCCTCCTAATAAAAATAAAAGGGATTAAGCCCGCCGATTTGACGAGCTTAATCCCTGTGTTTTATAAGTTAATTCTTATAAATACCCGATATTGTATTATCAGTTAAATGATTTACCAAGGACCAGCACCAGACGCAATGAACAATTCTCCGGTCTTTGATTCCCATGAGAATGTCTCATTCATTGACTGGTTAACAGTTGATTCATCATTTTCTTGTGTGATCGTAATTGATGGTACATAATATGTTTTAACAACTTTTGTTGGATTCGCCGGGTCTTTCAACTGAATCTTTAACGATAGATTGTTAGCCTGATACTCCAAGTCAGCTTCATCTGCTGTTGAGGACTGTCCTGTTAGAATATTAAGTAACTCGTTATCAGTCTTTAGTACACTAAGATCACCTGTAACACTTGGAATACCAATTTCTGTTCCTACGGGCTTTCCTAATCCACCCAATTCGAAGATTCTTTCAACTTCCATTGAAGCCCGAATTGAAGCACTCTGCGCTCTTGGGATATTGTTAACTGAAATAGCCACTGGAACATATTTACCCTGAATTGCTGCTGCTGATACATCATCCAATGGCTGGAATGTAGCAGATTGTGCGGAACAATACGTAAACCAAACATAATCTCCTGTAGTACCATCAGCTAATAGTTGAACATTCGTACCTGTTACAGTATAGTCTGTTCCTTCATCGAGGTATGTTTGCGCTCCTGCTGCCGTAACTCTACCAGCATTAATTATATAACCTGAAGTAAGTGGTAGATATGTTGGTGTGTATGTTAAATAAAGATTTGTCTGTGCGCCTGAGACAGTGAAACCGTCACTAAATACAGGATTTTTAAATTCCTTTTTAGATGAGGCTGTAATTGTATATGTTACTGAAGAGTTATCTCGCACACCAAACGTGGCGTCCATTCCTGAAACGATACCTCTCTTAACATAAAGTGCATTTACTATAGCTGCTGTTGTAGCATCTCTAATTTGACCTACAACATCAATTCCCTTAAGGTCTGTAATGGAAACACCCGAAACGGTTGGAAATGTTCCCGGTGTATATCCTGTCATATAGGCATCAATGTTATGATTAACATTAAATGCTTCTATTGTAACAGTAACTTCGGGAATTTCTGTCGTTGTTCCCACATGTAGCTTTCGTCCAATTTCATCAATTGCTGTTGTTGGTAATGACGTAGGCCAATCAAATCTCTGAACTCTAGCAGCAGCGAACATTCCTCGGGGTGCTACGATTTGCGGCTGCAAATCTCTTGAGTGAACCCTAACTCTCTTTGCCATTTAAATCAAATCCTCCTTAAATAATAGATTCGCTCGATTTCACCTTACCTTGATCTATAATTATCGCCCTGCTGTGTGTCGATAATCTAGAAATAATGGGCTTCATAGTTACCTCTAACTATTGCCCGCCATCTATTAACCTTCTCAATCTCTAAATCCGGGGGCACAACATCTGCATATATTGAATCTGTATCAAAACAAATTAATGTACCTATAGTAGCATCTGACATTTTATCAACAATTAATACGGCTTCTAAATCCATAAAATCCATAATGTCATCAGATATGCCCTCTGCTCGTTCATTATTTTCCATGAAACAATCTACTTGTATTATTCTACGAAAGGTTTTTTCCCCCGTTGATCCTAACTGTAACGCCGAAGCTCTTGAAGGTTGGGTAAATGTTATGGCTACAGTAGGAACAACTATCTGAGATTCAGTAGGAAATCTTTCTTTATAGTTTATCCCTGTCCAACCGCGCGCAGATAAATAAGTGTTTAATGCTGCACGAAAGGCTGTTATTTCATACGTTTTTCTTGCCATAATTTACTCCCTATCCTATATAACCGGGAGCAAATTGCCCCCTATTTCTATTGCGTAGATAAGATATTTCAACTTGAAAATCATGTAGGGACTGTCCTTCTGTTTTGCGGGCTTTTCCATAAGTAGCTACTTCTGCTGCTCGGTATTGAGCATAATTAACAGCATCATGAAATAAGGGTGTTAGTCTTTTAGCAACTTCAAGATATGAATCTTCAGTAAAGGCTGTAGGTGTAACAGGAGGATACCATGTGGTACCCTCATCTAGTAAATGCCATTCCGGCGCACGATTGCCCCATATAGAAACTCTTGCATTAATAGTTTCTTCTAATGCTTCATCTAGATTTACATCCTCACCCGGCCATGTGTATGATTTAGTTACACCCTTCTTATTTGTTTTCTGAGTCTCCCACGGTTCTCCTGTAGCAATAGCTAACCATGCTTTATACCTAGTATATTGAGGATTTTTAAGATTATTTTCTGATCCCATCCACGGTACTCCTACAGGATGATGCCCACCACTTCTAAGTTTAGCTCCTTGGTGGAATCCTCTTTGTAACTCCTCCCTATTACCAAGTAAATTCCAAGTAAATTCTAGAATAAAGCCTGATGGCGAAATCCCAATTCTAATAGGTGTCATACTTAAAACTGTTAATACATGCTCAATATATTGCGGGTAAAACCCTTCTTGACCTGTAGCAGCTTCCATAAAAGAATCCATCAAAGCTTCTTTAGCAATGACACTCGCTGCTCCTCGGAGTCGAGTCATTTCAGCATTTAAATATTGGGGAAAACTCCCCGTCATTCGATCTACTTCACTAGTATCTACCTGTAATCTAAACGGCATATTACTCAGCCTCGCTACCAAACCCCAATATCGTGTGTATATCTCTAACTAAATCATTTATATTATCCAAGACAGTCTTTTTAACTGCCGCAAATTCCATCTTATTCTCACGCGATAGTCTTTCAAGATTGTCTAAAGTTAATCTAAGATACATACGTTTTCTAGATTCAATATTTTGTGCAGCTTCTATTAGCGCAATCCCATTGACTTTATTATACGTAAATTCTTTCTCACAATGAGGGCATACAACCACATTAGGACTAAATAAAATTTTATCCATTCCTTTCCACTCCTTTATGTGCTAGGTTTTTCTCCTGCGTTTCTTAATATAACCCTATACCTTGTTATTTCTGGCGCACCATAAGGGATTATTTTCGTTATAGTCATCTCATGATTATCTACTATAACTTTACCCTTGTCGGTTTGTGCTGCCTGTGCTATAGAAAGATACTTATTCTCTATGGTAACAGTTGCTTCTCCGATGTAGTATTTTCCCCCCGGAGTTGCTGTTATAGCTTCATCAGATACCCAATGTATTCTTCCTAAAATCTCATGCTCATCATAACCCGTTATCCAATAACCACCTTGGCATATAGGGCATGTTGTATAATAGGTTGTATCATTTTGTGTGTCATACCAACCACTAGCAAGACAAAGAGAACAAGCTGTTCTAGTAGGAACATAAAATGTTACGTACCTTCCAATACTTTGTCGCGCAGAATCAATCTGGCGTTTAATCCATGCTCTATTTACTTGGATAATTTCCGGCATTAAGATCGCCTCTTTTTAATTTCCTCTAGTAGTTGATTAAACCGCATCTTACTATGTTCATAATCGTAATTCTTTAGGGATTCGTGCGCTTGCTTTCCTAGCCGCGTGGCCTCGTCAGGCTTATCAAGTAGGTATTGACCTAACTCTACTACCTTTTCTAATTCATATGGCATAACAGCCAAATCGGGAAACAACTCCCGCTGTAATTCCAGTCGGTTTGAGCCTATGACGGGCACATTTAAAAACGCGGCTTCCCCCTGAATTCGACCCGGTGTATTTCTGTCAGCAAGATTGAGAACAAACTTGCAATTAGAAAGAATCTCCAAGTATTCATCCATTTTTGTCCTTTCATGGATATAAATGCCCTCAATCTGGTCAGCCCAATATGATGTTTGCATAATAAGCTGGTGAGGAATCGATAGAAATACACCTTTTAAATCTGGATTATTCAATTTTAAGTAACGAAATGCTAAAACATTACTCACAAAATTTCGGTCATTATCAGATGCCCCGACACCTAGACCTATCCATTGTTTTTCATTTGATCTAAACTTTCCATATTTCTCCTCATATGATTCGAAAGGAAACGGAAGGCCAGCATGTATTACAGGTTTTGATGGTGCAGCAATTTGATACCATTGGCGTTCCTCTTCAGTGAGAGCCATTATTCCATCTAAATATTGTAAATCAGAGATGTAATCATGCTGTTTATTAGCGGGTAATTTGCTTATATGTGTAGAAAGAGGATGATCGGATAACCCGATTTGAATAACATCGGGATACCTGTTTCGTATTTCTCTCGACCATCCAATAGCCTCTAACCATAAAGTTCTGATAATAACTTTATATAGCGAAGCTTCCTCTATTTTCTGTAAATAAGGAATGTCAAGTAGGTGCATCCAAACACCATTATCGTACATCCCATTATTTGGTTTATCTCCATAAAATATGGCCATTTCGCCTACTGCTCTTTGTGCCATTTTTCCTTCTCCTTATACTTTCCCTAGAGCTAACGGTGTAGCCCATCGCTTCATGAAATATTCGTGAGTATCGTTTTGAATGCCTAATCTTCCCGCAGTTTGAGAAGTAAAGTGTAGGTATTTTGCATTGGGTGCTGATACTACTTTATAGCCTGATAGTCTAGCATTAAAACAGTAGTCTACCTCGGCTCTATAACCCATTCCAAAGCCCTCATCGAAAACTCCCATCTTATCGATAAGCTTTCGTTTGATAAACATACAACTGCCTTCCACAGCCTGTTGGGTTATAACTTCATCTACTTCCTCATCCCTTTTTCCGTAATATCTGTGTGCTGTATTACCATCAGGTGCTACATAAATTCCATAATTAATAATGGTCACTTTATCTGCTGCTGATAGTGCTTTTGCTCCCACAATACCTATTGTAGAGTCAGAGTAAGCAACTTCCGACATTTCTTTTACAATATCAGTTAAAAGATATGTGTCATCATTTAACAGAATAACATCTGCATTTGGTACTAAATCTATCATGCGATTGCACGCTTTTACCCAACCCTCATCATTTTTATATGTAAGAATTTTTGGCTGGGTAACAGTATTAAGTATGCTACCAATACATTGAGTAGTCATACTGTTTCCAAAATAGGTAGCTACAAGTACTACGGTATCATTCCTTTCCATTCCTTACCTCTTTATTATGGCCAAATTGTATTTAACCAATCCATATACTGATACGATTCAGGATTATATACATTATTAAATCCACGCATAGGTGCGGTAGCTGGTTTCGCTAGTCTATAGATAGGAAGAAATCTGGCCAACTCTTCAATATCTAATTGAATTGGATTCTGTCTACCCTGCTGTGGATCATAGGAGAAATCCTGATCTGTAAAACTTGCTAGTTGCAAGGATGCTAATTTGTAGATTATGGACGACATTAATATAATGGGTCTTTTATCTTTAGATGCTATATCAGGTGTTACTGAAAAAGACTCTGGACCGACCTGTGTTACTACATAGGTTCGTGACCATCGAAAGGATAAAGCCTCGATCCCGTCCGCTAAATAACCCGTAAGCCTTGAATCAGTGTCCTCTTCAGCTAAGTAAACTCCTATATGACGTTTAAACGTCGGGACTAGATCGAGTAAATTCATTTTATTCCACACCCCTCATAACAACAGGCGATATTTCTTCCAAACGATCTTGGATTAATTGAATTGTTTTAGGTGGACGATTCTCTTCTTTTGCGATACCTAGCATTCTATATAGCAAAGAATCAGAAGTTATTTCCGGTAATTTTTTCTTTAACTGTATATAATTTTTAAGTAATACCTTAAGCTCATCGTCGGTATATGCATTAGGAGTTATAATCTCTAAGGGGGGTTCAGGAATTTCCATAAGTAACCCGTTACTAATAGCATATCGATTTGCAAGAACAAAATCTCTTAATAAAGACTTTTTAACTCCTACATAGGGTTGTTCTTCATTAAGTACTGTTCCCCGAACATCCTTAAGACTTTCTTTTACACCTATAGGATATTTTGTTGTTTTCTGATAAAATACTATTTCCTCTTGTTCCATTGTAATAATCCTCCTGTTCCTTTTCCTAATAAAATAAGTGGGCCACCGGCCATTGTGATATGACCGATGGCCCCTTATTACTAACACTCAACCATAGTTACCTATGGGCGAATATTATGGTGTTGTTGATGTAACCTTGATCTTGGTTAGCCCACGGGCATTCCAGATCATCATACCAAACTGTACCCAAACTTCGAAGTTCCAGTATGGAGGAGTTGGCTCGTTATCAATAAATTCCTTGGTCTGAGGTCCACCGTAAGTAATGAATTCTCCGATGTTATCTCCCACTACCAGCACAAAGTCTGTCGGTAGAAGTGGCTTTGGAGGATATTCTGTCTCATCAAAAATCTGCTTGATTCTAATGATATTATTTACGCCTCGATATGATTCAACAGGCTTTGGGCCATCTCCATATGGAGAACGGTTATCCCACATACCTTCCTGCCCCTCTTTCTTTAGAAGGTGTCCAGTATATGCTGGGCCTGTTAATGTCTGCTGTACTAGCTTATACTGTCCAAATGTAGAAAGTGGCGCTAGTGCCTGTTCTGTTCCAATGATTGCCTTTACGCTTCCTGACCAGAAATTTGTATGGTCAATTGCGGTATCAAGTACTGATTCCGTAAGTGCGCCTGAGGCATCAATGAAATTCGAAGATGCTGAACCTGTTAAAGTCAATGCGGATGCATTTCCTGCTGTCCAGATATTTCCTAGTGCATTCCATGTGCGCATAAGAATTCTTTCTTCTAATGCCTTTCGAACATCACTTCGTACTACTTCTGGTCTAAATGCTGGTCCACCATGTTCTAATTCTAGTGTATTATAAGCTGCCTTTGCAGAAAGGATATCAAGGTTAATACTCATTGCCTTGTCTCGTACAACGATCTGTTCACCTAATGTGATCTGACCGGGTACGATCTGCTGGACATGGTACTTACCCTTAAATCTTTTAACAAGTATATCACCGAATTTCATTTCCCGAGTACCCATAAATGCTCCTGCGATATCTAGTGTTAGAAACACTGGATCAACATACTCAGTAATAACTTCAGCAAATGCTCGTCTATCTGTTTTAGCCAATTCTGCAAGGGCTAATCTCTGCTCTTTAGTAAGCTCCTTCATTCGTCAATTCCCTCCTTCCTATAGAGCTGGTGTGCCCTTGATCTTGACTGTGATTGTGTCGTTACCGGGGTCGCCAAATAGCAACTTGTTAACAACAACTCCAACAACTGTATTTCCTGCGACTGCACCAGATACAGTTAACTTACCTTCGTTTCCTGTGGTATAGTCAACATATACTTTACTGCCGTAAGAATAGTCTTCCTTCTGTCCTACATAAGCACCTGATCCGAATGTGAAGGTGGCTTCACCATCATAAACTAAGCACATTGCTCCTGAAGGAATCGGCTGGTTATAAAGAGCCGGTGGAATTTCATATGTTGGTCCAACTGCCGCTGGCCAGGGTGTTGAAAAAAGTAGGTCTGGATCAAGCGAGAAATCATTTTCCTGCTCGTTCAAACTTCCGTCATTAAATGGATAAAGTGTTGTACCGTTAAGTCCATTTCCATTCAAGAAATATGGGCCGGGATTGAGAGGTTTTGCCCAATCAACAGGATAGACCGCTAACTTTGCTTCTGTTAATGTTCTAGGAAGCGTCAACTTATTTGTTGCCGCATCTCGGAAAGCAAATCTTCCTCTTGGAGTTTCCTGCGCAACCCTACCACCGTCAATATCGTCATATTTATTGACGATGAACAACGGCTTAACGGGATTCTGTGTGTAAAAATCCGCCATGTTATCCTCTTACCTCCTTATTTACCTTATTCTCTAGCGGCGTTCCGTAATTCCGCCTTAAGGCTATCTACTGTATATTCTATCTGTGTATCTCCTGATGCAACCGCTAACTTTGGTAATTCAGGCTTTTTAGTTGTTGAGGCTTCCGCTGCTTTGGTTGCGCCCTTTGCTGCTTTCAAATCAGCAATATATTCTTCAAAGGCTTCCTCTGAAAGTGAAATCCAGAATGCCCGCTTTTTAGCTGCCTTCTCTGCATCTGACTCTAGAGAAAATCCTGCTTCAAGATACTTCTTTTCTCTTGTTGCCGCCAAGGCTTCCTCATTTAATTTGGCTAGTTCTGCGTTTGTGGTTGTAAGCTTTTCCTTAAGATCGTCATTCTCTTTCTTCAAAGATTCAATTTGCTCTTTAAGTCCTTCAGCTTCAGCCTTTAACTGCTTTAGCTCTTCCTCCATTAGTTTCCCTCCTTCTTCTTGGGTATTTTCTTCCTTGCTCTTTTTCGATAGACTTTCTCCCGCCCAATCTTGGGCCATTGTTACAAAGTCTGTCAAAAATTCCTCGCTATCAATATCCTGTCGAGTAGCTAAGGCTAATAGAGCAGTTCGATTTCCATATGCTGGTGATCTAACAAAAGTTGCTGCCTTTGTAATCATTTTCTTTAGCCATTGAATTCCATTCTCTTCCACGCTATCAGCATACATAATCTCATAAGAGATTCCGGGTGCCTCACCTTTATTAAATGCTTCCTTTAGAAACATTACTTCATCATGAAATTCTTCGGAATAAAGTACAGCCGATGCCACAAGCCTATTACTAGAGTCAGCAAGTGTTTCCTTATCCATTTTTATAATATGTCCAATGGGTACGGATGATTGGTGGCCACCAGCAGATGCGCCTAAATAGCGCATTTTGACGGGCATGTGTATTGCCGTTTTAATAACCTCATCAAAATCATCGGCCTTAATGCCCTGATTATTTGAGTTACCCTTATCATCAGCGAATACAAATTTAGCAATTGTTAAAAGAGGGTGCTTAAAATCTCCCTCATTTTCGACTTCGAATATTTCAGCGATTGTTGTATTAAAAACCGCTATTTTTGGAGTCTTTTCTTCCTTCACTATGGGATCACCCCCTTTAATTTATCGTTCATAAATCATTATTTTAGGGCGAAATATTTTTATTATCCGCCTCTCTTGAAAGTTTTTCTATGGTTTCTGCCTGTAAAACAACAACTCGTTCCAACTCGTCAACTTTTTTAACTAACTCTTCTATCTTAGATTCATAAATCTTAGCTTGATCCTCTAATAATTTTATTTTATTCTCTTGTGCATGAATTAAAAAATTTAAAGTTTCGATTAAACGGTCTTGATTTACACCAATCTTTAATTTATAAGCCCCAATTACACCTATCAAAGCAACTATTACTGTTGCTCCTGCCCCAACTAATGCCGCTAATAATGTTTCCAAATAGTGTCACCGCCCTTTAGGATGATGTAAATCGTATCCTAAGCGGTATATCTCCAAACTCCTTCATATTTATTATAGAAGACTTATAAATTATTATATAATTACCCTCGTCGTATTCGATATACCGCTCAATATCTGATATTAACATTATACATTTATCCGTTTCCTTTGCCAATATCCCTATAGATAAAGTAGGTTTATTTAAGACGGTTTCTATATTTTTAGGAATTTCCGAACGTGTTACTTGAATATGATCTTCCCATAATACTCCTACTATCTTATATTGTTTCTCCTTCGCCATCTAATAATTCTCCAACTTTGGCAAACATTTCCATGTTTACAATAATACCTCGATCCTTTGCTACCTTATCGATTAAGTTAATAACTTCTTCGTCAGATAAATCCATTTCATTTTCTGCTGCTGACTTTAACCTTGAAACAGGTTGTTGACCCTTAGGTTTAACACCTGAGTTTCTATTATTAACAGGAACATTTTGGCTTCCAAGTGGTCGCCCATTATTTGGTCCCTGTATCCCCGGCATTCCGCTACGACCGCCTACAAGCGGCGCTACGGCGCTATAAGGCATGGCAGGGAACTCCGGTAAGCCTTCCATTAATTTTCTTTCGTCTTTCATTAATTCAACTTCAGTTTCGAAATCTGTACCAAGAGATTCTGACCGTGTTGTTCTTGAGATGTTTCCTTCTGTAAATCCTTGCTGGAACATTGCGGCATTCTTTACAAAGTCTACCAACCTAACTGGCTTAAAATTAGGTTCTGGTATATTTCTAAATCTGTTCAAGTCCCCCGCCTCTTCATAGATATCTGTTATCCATTCTTTCAAATTTGATCTTAAATCTTCCATCTGAGGCTGAATAGCCCAAGTTGAAATATCCCCACCACTACTATTGCTTGATTCTCCTGTAATAAGAATCTTTGGAAATCCTAGTGCATCATAAATTTCTTCATTGGTTTGTCGATATTTATCTTGATCCAATAGGGCTGCTACATCAGGCGTTACCCATGTAAGTTTTGTTGTATGGTTTGAAAATAGCATGAACAACCTTTCTAATTGTAAAGGATTGTTTGCGCGCGCTAAAATCTGAGTTTTTAATTCATCTAGATTTTCTCTAGTTTCTTCGGTTAATGGGAACATATCACTACCCTCTTGAACAAGTAGGATAGCATTAATAATTCTAGAGGCCACAGAGAAATCCATTCTTCTAAGTTGCTGCTTAAATATAAGAGCCTCTAATACATTAAATAGGTATGGTGTGGGATAAGGAGAGTATGAAATCTCCTTTCTTAAGATAGCATTAACCTCTTTAATTTCTACCATATCAGCACCGTTGGCAACATCATTAAAGTACTGAGGATACTGTTCAAGTAATTCCAGCCTTCTCTTTTGTTCTTCTTTTACTGTTTTGGCATTCCTTATAATCCTTTTATCTTCATCTGATACCTTAAGATAATACTTTTTCTTTCCCCACCCAGCCCACTCGATGTGAACTAAAATAGGTGGATAATAATCAAATACGGGAACCACATACTTCTTCCCTGCTATAAGCGAAGGAGAAATCTCGGCTCCCGTTTTCTCTTCCCAAGTAACATTGGGTATTATCAAACCTGATAGATAATATTCAAGTGCAATCGATCTTAGATACCGCATTAATCTTGATGGGCTTCTATGTAGCACTGCACTGTAATAAGCATTAGCTTCGTCTGTCGTTTTTCTTTGACCGTTTCGAATCTCGGTAATTGTAAATTCTGATAATCTGTTTATAACCGTTGTTACTAACCCGCCCCTTTGATAAAAATCATAGCACATAGTTAAAACTTTGTGGTAATTTTTGGGTACGGTTAATTTTTCAGGGGTTAATCCATATTTCTGACTTAGAGAATCCCAAGATTGCGAAGGCAAATAGAAGCCACCGGAGTCAGACAAAGCAGTCTTTATATACTCTGAGGAGGCTTTTGCCAATTGTACCTTTTCTGTCATTTACATTACCCCATATTTACTAACATTTAACCATCCCGCAGGAAGGAGTCTAGGTTTAAATTCCGATCTAGCAAACATTAATGGTTTACCAAAACGGTGTTCATATGCCATGATAGCGCACATCATTGCCGCCATCTGATGATCGTCCTCTGTTTTATAAACAGGTTCACCTGTTATTGTACGTGTAAATTTTGTTCGTTCTAGCTCTTCCATTAAATCAGTATCCATCTTAGCGAACACAAAACGCTTTTCGTGTACCCATCGGGATACTGTTTCAACTGCTACTCTTTTTGTTTGATCTTTCTTTTCAATTATTTCGCCCTTATCATTACGAGCAGCAACAACCATCCAACCACCAAATTCAACAGGATATATTCTTTCTGAATAATGATACTGTGGTTCGTAATCAGAAGTTTCCCCGGCCAAATCTTGATATTGAACTTTACCGGGACCACCCATATCTATACCTAAAAAGTCAAATTGATATATTCTATCTAAATATACAAAAGCTTCTCTCTGTATACCATACTCTACTCGTTGTAGTACAAACCGGGCTAAATTTCTCCATGTACCATTAGTTGTCTGATACATAATAAAGAATACAGCCGGATCAGGAGAGTAACCCACATCGTAACCTAATCCTACTAGTGGCTTGACACCATTCTCCAAAGGTAATGGTGGACAGGGAGTTAACACCATTTCAGGATGATACACACGCTTCGTTTGTTCTGCTTTTTCATCCCACACATTTTCTGCATACGAATCAAACATACGTTGCGTTACTACTATCTTAGGAATCTCAAAATCTTCTTGTAAGAATCGTATTCTATCGAATACAGAATAAGTAGGCATTCCATGCTGACCCAAAACATAGTGCTTATAATCCTCACTATCTTCTTGTACGGCATGGTATTCTTTTCTTCTCTGAAATTCTACTTCAGGATTCCACCAACTCATCATTGTCTGTGGTATATTAAATGATACATACTTATCGTCTACTTGATCACATTCAAATAAAACATTTTCTCTGCGCTCCCCATTTGGAACACCTGAAACAATTAATTGATAACCGGGTATTTCACGCTTAAGAACATTCTGTAGTGAGAGCCATGTTCTCCACGGGAAGTCCTGTGCTTCATCAACCCATATCCTGTAAGTGTGAACAGAAATCACGTTGGATTCCGATCCTGCTGATCCAGCAATTCTAAGAATAAATTGGAATCCATTAACAAAATCTATACGACCTTCGTTTTGGTTAATCGAATTAGGACTTACAAAGTGTTTAATAAGCCAGTGCTTCTCACAAGCTGATCGTATCCTATAAAAAATAACATCTTTCTGCGCTTTATTTGGTACCACAACAAAAAGGCCGGGATCACCCGGCACAAACATGTTGTTTATCATCCACCAATAAAGCAATTCAATCATTGCTGTGGTTTTTCTAACGCCTCGTCCACAACACATACCAAAATAAGAAGAAGTGCAAGTAGACCAAGCTCTTTCGTGATTTTCTAATTGCGACCAATTTTCATCCGATTCATTAATAAACTCCCGAAATAGAACAGGATGAGCAATGATCTGTACCAATCCCCACTCTGCTTCTTCTATTTCTTCGGGAGTCATTATCTCACGAATACTATTTTCTCTTGGCATTTCCAACATTCCAACTCCATCTTTACCGTATATGCTGAATCAGGAAAGTTAATCCAGTAGCGGGCTAATTCTATCATACAGTTTTCACATTTTATACCTACTGTTTTTCTTTCCCAAAAATCTTTGGCTTTCTTTTGTAGAGCAGCGATATACTGAGGAATATCGTCTGCTTGTTTTTCCTTTCTTATTTTCCTAGATATTCCTAGTTGTGCCTGTAATTCATTTACTGTTCGTTGAATACCCGATTGAAAATCGCCTAGATTTTTAAGTGTCCTAACATCATCATCAGACAATGTTGCTTTATCTTGAATTGCCCGAATTCTTTGATCTGCTTTTTCTGCTTGAATAAGATGCCGCGCTAATGACATTAGTGCTTGTGCGTCGTTAGAATCATTCATATCAACGCTATAATCTTCTTTCAAGACTGAAAGCAATTTTCGAAACTGTCTATCGTATGTTTTACCTTCTGTCTCAACGCTTACTATTGTTGATTCAACCTTGGGTCTAGATTCCTTTTCCTCCATATAAGCAATAATCTGCTCCTGTGTCCAGTCCCTAAACAACCTAAGGTTCTTTAACCTTTTTAGTTTGTTTTCGTCCATAATATTCCTCGCTCAAAAATTTTTGGTTGCGGGGGAGTGAATCGAACACTCTTAGCACAGCTTATGAGACTGGCTGGGCTACCAAGCCTCCCCGCCATTTGGTGGACCGGGTAGGATTCGAACCTACACGCCTTTCAGACCTGATCTACAGTCAGGCGAGCCAGCCAAATTGCTCAACCGATCCATTAATTGTATACCTATGTATTCTGTATAAGAGGGTGGGATAGCCTCTGCTAATTCTGGCCTTGTATACAGCCAGTTTATACCCATTGCTTCTTGCCACGCTGCTATAGAAAAATCCCCTGTTTTAGAATTGCCCCCATGTCCTGCTACTGTAACATAATCACCGCTACTAACTGACCCCACATGTTTCTTATGTTCAGGTTGCAGTAGCGGCATATTAGATTCAAATAATCTGTGTTTTAGTAACCTAAGATTAAACATGGTTCCACAAAGCATAATAGGATTATCTAAATCTTTTTTAGCATTCATTATATTTTCTATTACATAAGGTGTTTCAAAAAAACATTCTTTTAGTTGTGGTATATATCGAGGAAATTTAGTTTCTCTTCCTTTGCGAGTGCCCCATGAATAGTATTGACACGGAGGACTAGCATGAATAAGATCAAATCTTCCCCCTATTGTAGCAAATACTTCAAAAGCATCTGCTTGAATAAATTCAAAAGGGTAATTAGGTTGTGGATTAATGTCCACTCCTGTAACATCAAATCCCGCTTTAAAGTAACCTACTGAAGCTCCTCCTGCTCCACAAAATAAATCCAGTACCCTCATCCATTCCACACCCCTTTAATTTGGCCCGCCTAGAGGGATTCGAACCCCCATCCACAGGATCGAACTCTGTTACACTTATCCATTGTGCTATAGGCGGGTGGCTGGCCCTCTTGGGATCGAACCAAGACTCTCCTGTTCCAGAGACAGGCGTTTTACCAATTAGACTAAGGGCCAATATAATCTGTCATTGTTAACTGAATAAATCTGGTAGGCTCGGTTGGATTTGAACCAACGACTTCGATCTTATCAGGATCGTACTCTAAACCAGACTGAGTTACGAGCCTAAACACATTAAATACTCTTATAGCATTATTGGGTCCGGTAAGAATAGGGTGTAACCCAATTCGTTTGACACCTAATTCTTTGTAGGCAGGTATGATGATGATATGGAGGATGCCGATGAGGCCACCCAATTTAACAACTCTGCTTGCTTCGCGTAGTATATGCTTAGGCTTGGGTAAATCCCCATGCCATTGCCCTTGCCAATGGTCCGCGTAAGGCGGGTCAGCCAACACATTGCTAAATACATTATTCCCCACAGGAATGTTGCGATAATCAGCAATAATGCTAGCACCAGTCTCAGGACGAAAATCGGTAGTAACACCAAAGTCAGAAAAACCTGAAAACATATGAAGCGTATTGTCATTTATAAACTCCGGGTAATACTTTTTGAGATTGTACATAAATCTACTTGGGTATCTCTGATATTGACCTTTAGCTGGTGGGGGTCCACATAGCCATGTCGATGTATCCATTTATACCTTTCCTATTCCTTAGATTTGGCGGTTCTAACGGGAATCGAACCCGTCCCTTCTGTTCGACAGACAGATATACTATTCCGATATACTATAGAACCATTAATGTAATTGGCCCTATTTACACCTTCCTCCAATCCAATAGGCGTTCCGCCCCACAACTTTTGGTTGTGTCTTTGTAAACCTAAAAATAATTACTGGTGAGTGCGGAAGGATTTGAACCTTCAACCTAGAGGTTAAGAGTCTCTTACTCTACCATTGAGCTACGCACCCTAAATTAATTTAGCCCTTAATACTCTCTTAAAGGTTTGAGGATTTGATGTTATCTCCCAAAGAGCGTCTACCCCTAAATTTACTAATAGTAATTCCGCTAAATAACGCTCTAGAGGCGGCGTGGCATAGAACGTGTTATCTTCAAAGATCATCCATATTCTTACCACGCATATTCCACCCCCTCTATTTTGTCACTTCCACTTCATAATCCGGTGGAGGAGAGTCTGTAACTTTTACTCTTGATTTACACTTAGGACATACTGCTATTGAATCTATTGCCCCCCAAAATACTCCCTTGCATCTTGGTCTTGGACAAAATATTTGATACATATAAATTGTTGTTGGATACCAATAAGTTGAGTAAGTATATGATGGGACTGTATAAGTATTATCGTCCCGATAATAAGTAGAAGAAACATTACCTAAAGTAATTGTTTTATTTGTACTTACTGGTTTATAAGAATCTTTAATTGTATAATTAAAGTCCCAATCTTTTGCTACCATTTCCTTTCCTCCAAATTAATTGGTGCCACGGGTAGGATTTGAACCTACGACGCACGGACCTTCAAACCGACGCTCTACCGGACTGAGCTACCGTGGCATAATCTTCAAAATCTACAAGTCGCCTTACCGTCAATATAACTAATTTGTAACAATCTTTACAAAATATATAGGAATCATGCTGAGAAGGCTTTGTAAAAATTACACTGCAATTAACATCTGCTTCTTTAAAGCAGTGTATGTTATGGCATTTCATTAACTATTCCTTTTATATAGTTTGGCAGGACTGGAAGGATTCGAACCCTCGCCAAATGGTTTGGAGTCACTTATGCTACCTTTACACCACAGTCCTATGGAGCGCCATATCGGATTCGAACCGATACACACAGCTTGGAAGGCTGTCATGCTAACCATTAACATCAATGGCGCTAGAAATAAAAATTGCCCATTCGATAGGTAAGGCATCTTTTTTCGCTTCATTACAACTATAGCAACAAGGTACTGTTATTGAGCCACCTTTGCTCTTAGGATATACATGATCGCGTGTTATGGTATCATAATTTTCAAAAATACCACAGTATGAACATTGTACCTTACCATCGTATCTATGATATACAAAGTTATAATCTAAAGGATAATAAGACTGTCCTCTTGGTATTGGGACTCTTTTCTTACGTCCCAATTTACATCACCACCTTTCTAGGTGGTCGGGGTGATAGGATTCGAACCTACGAACCTCCCGCTCCCAAAGCGGGCGCTCTAACCAAACTGAGCTACACCCCGAAATATTAAGCGTTTACTAAATATGCTGAAACAGCGTATGTGATTGAATCTGTATCTGCGTGTGTACAGGTTACTCTTATTTTCGATGGTATAACATCCTTGGCAACCGTGTTTGCAGCGGCAGTCATAGCAGGATGAACAGTTAATCTTGTTAATCCAACACCTGTTATTGCAGCAGATGTAAGTAATGTATACGCTGTATTTAGTGCGCTAGTTTCATCAACACCTTCAACTGTAACCGTGACAGAAGGGGTATTAGCAATAGCAGAAACATTAACAATTACTACTGCACCAACGGCATCATGAGTACTAACAGCACTAGAAACCGTGGTTGCTGTTCTTGCCAGTAATGGCAATATTGTAATTCTTTTCGACAATTAATTCACCCCCAAATATGGGATAATAATTCTGTTTTAGTCCAATAATTTTTATCAAACAAAACACAAATGCAACCTCTTGCATCTTTTTCAGAGTCCATTCCAAAATGAGATAAACAAGTCCATTCTTCCATTACCTCAATATTTAACCTACACCCACATTCTGGACAAGTCGGCCAAACTTTCTGACCATCCCTAACTACATTAACCATTTATCTACCTCCCGAAAACGCGGATTTCCATGCTTCAAAAGTCTCTTCTGAACTTCTTCCTAATAAATTAGGGATATTAAAATCAGTTAAACCTAACCGCTTAATTAGATATTTTCCTTTGATGACTAACCGATCTTCCCCAAATATGTTCTCTATATAATTATTATCTTTATTCCAGATATCTAATTCTGGATCAACTACATAAGAATTTTGGCCATCATAATCAATATAATGATACAATCTAGTAAAATACCATTCCCAATACATGGAATCTTTTTTTGATCTTACTTCAACAGCCATCATTTTTTTCAATGTTTCTGTTCGATATTTTCCTAAATAAAATATCATATACTCTTTACAATAAGAAAAAGAAAGTCCCTCCTGTTGTAAGGAAAGTGGTATAAAACTACAGTCTGTAATTTCTATTGTGTCCTGAAAAAACCAAAACTCATCTACATCAATTTGAGAAATATTTGCCATACCAAATATTGGAGCAAGTTCATAACCATCTTTATATATTTCCATAATATCGTATTTGTATCTTAATGACTCTACCCAATCGCTATCAGCGTTGTAAAAATCATTAATTCCTACAATAATAGGAAAATCTTTTCTTATAGGTTCTAGACTGTTTAGGCAAAGAGTTGCAAAATCTTTGCCCCCACTCCACGTACCAACTAATATACCTTTTCTCATTTGCTCTCCAATTTGGCACCCCCGGCGGGACTCGGACCCACAACCTAAGGATTAGAAGTCCTTCGCTCTATCCAGTTGAGCTACGGGGGCTTATTGTTCCTATTAAAGTACCTTTCACTTTTACCTATTCGTGGGCAAATTTACCAATCGAATAGCATCTGCTTTATTAATCTATATAAACGGTAAGTAAAAAGTACTGTTAAAAACAGTGCAACTAATAATACTACCCCTAATAGTATTAGGAGATTTGTAAGATCACTATTAGCAGCCGCTAATTCAGCATTTTCTTCTATTGCGACTGTATTTGCTGCTATTAGAGCAGCATTCTCCTCCAATAAGAGCCTGTTTTCTTCTATTAAATCTAATATATCAATATCTGGTACTGGTGGAGGAATAACAGTTGGCTCAGGAGTTGGCATAGCCGTTGGCTCGGGCGTTGGTTCCAATGTAGGTTCAGGAGTTACTACTGGTTCCGGTGTAACTATAATCGGAGTTTCAGATGGCAGTGGTACTGGTGGTCCACCTGTATCAGATAGTACTGTATCTGCAAAAAAGAAGCCAATCAAAATGGCAGCTATAAAAATTATAATAAATCTTGTTGATCGTTTCATATTTTCACCCCCGTATATTGGTAGCTCAGGAGGGAGTCGAACCCACACTATCTAGTTTTTGAAACTAGTCTCTCTGCCTATTGGAGTACTGAGCCTTATTCAAAACTTATAGTATAAAATCCTTCAAGTGCAGGAAGATTTTCCCATCCCGTTAATCCACCTGTCTTCTCAATTGTAAATCTCATACATCTTTGTCTTACAATAGTATTAGGGTCTTCTTTAATGAGGGTACCAAAGAGTGGGATATCTTCCAGAGAATTACCCACATATTGGACCTCTTTAATTTCTAATCCACCCACCATCTTAAGATAAAGTCTCATTATATCTTCTGTAAACCCTGTCATGTGGGTTTGACCTTCGGCTCTTTGATGGCCGAAAATTATATCCATACTCCAATCAACATTTTGATGATCCAACCACCATAGAACAGACCATTCAAGATCGGGAACAATAAGGTCAATTATTCCCCCCATCTTTAAAACACGGTGCCACTCTCTAAGGGTAGGTATAATAGCATATTTTGAAACATGTTCCAATGTATTAGAAGAATAAATTAAATCAACCTCACCATCTTTAAATGGTAAGTCCCACATATTTGCTTTTACATTAGCATCTGTAAAGGCATCAACACCAATAAAATCGTTGGTATCCTCGTACTTTTTACCGCTCCCTATATCCAGTTTAATCATTAATTTCTCCTAAAATTTGGTGGCTTCGAAGAGATTCGAACTCTTACTAATATGCTCCTAAGGCATACGCCTCTACCTATTGGGCTACGAAGCCAATGGTAGCCCCGGTCAGATTCGAACTGACACTATAAGGATTTTAAGTCCTCTTCCTCTGCCGGTTGGGATACGGGGCCAAGCGCCATATCCTCGCCCCTTGAAAAAGAAACAAGGATATGGCATCTAGTGTGCGAGGCGAAATTCGCTTCAACTTAGGGAACCCCTTTCGCCTCACCTATACTATAACAGATTGATATGTTCAGTTTCAACCTAGTACACTCTATCGGTCACTTCAAAGCCTCTAGTTTGTGCTGCCTCGCGGCCCGTCCCATCTTTTACCCAACCCTCATATTCATACCAACCAACTAATAATGGTCTATATAGAACATAATAATAACCTGATGCAAGAGTCATCTCGGCTCCCGAATAAGTGACAATAACTCCGTCAGGTTGTTCTACACTTAGTCTCATTTCTGTTGGGGTAAAAAATTCATCATTTCTATCTCTAGGGGTTAACCATAATTCAGGTCTAGCTCCCAATACGTAAACATTAGGATTATATTTGGTCATGAAATTTCACCACCTTAGTAGTTACTGTCACTTAATAAGAAATCTTCGTGTAAATAATCCGCTATCTCTAGTGAGATGTTTGTATCTGTTATTTCTACACTGATTACCTCAGTTTCATCAATTGTCTGTGTTGGTAAGGTATCACTTAATGTCACACTTATTAGATTTGTATCTGAAACTGTAAGTTTTTTAAGTATGTGTGTTATTACAACAAAGGTTTCGGCTTGTCCATAACCAGCAAGTTTGGCTACTATTCCTTCGGCTTGACCAAACTGGCTAGAGGTAGCCAAAATTGTTGCTAATGCTTGTGCTTGTTGTATATAATTTGTTACGATACTAACTTGTGATTGAGCGTAATTAAGAGTGTTTCTAATTATAACATAGGCTTGAGCCTGAGCATAAATATTAACACCTGTTTTAACTAGCGTTTGGGCACTCGCATGTTGTTGCCAAGTTCCATATACAAGAGTTTGTGCTTGAGCAGGAGATGAGTATGTAGTTTTTATAGAGACAATTGCGTTTGCAAATCTTTGCCCGACAATGTAGATTTGTGCTAACGCATTTGCATATCCTTGATAAGTAGCAAGTATGCGGGCTTCTGCTTGCGCCCATGCAAGGTAGGTAGATTTAATTTGTGTCTGTGCTTGTCCTACTTGATAGTAGGAAGTTTTTATTGCGGCCCCCGTCTGAGCGTATACCTGATAGATAGCCTTAACATTTACTTGTGCCTGAGCATGGTTTTGATATGTATTTCTTATTAATACTTGTGCTTGAGCAAATATAATATATGTAGATTTTATTATGCCCTGTGCCTGTCCATAAGCCTGTACATTATAAGCATTAATTTTAACTTGTGCTTGCGCAAATTGTATAAATGCTCCTGCAATCCAAGCCGCTGCTTGGGCATATTGATTAACATCATAAGCATTTAGTTTTGCTTGTGCTTGAGCAAATTTACTATAAGATTGAACAGTTGTTGCCCCTGCTTGGGCATAAGCGTTCAATCCCGACAACAGAATGAATGCTTGGGCTTGTGCAACACCCTGATAAGTTGCTAGAATGACTGCTTGTGCCTGAGCATAAACCTGTAAATTAGTTAGAATAATGTAGGCATTTCCTTGCGCCCAAGCAACATAGGTCTGAAGTATCGAAGCCTGTGCTTGTGCATAAACAAGAGTACCAAAGGCATTTAACTTGGCTTGTGCCTGAGCGTGCTGGATAAATGAACCTTCTATCCACACAGCCGCTTGCGCATACTGCTGAGTACCAAACGCATTAAGTTTAGCCTGAGCCTGAGCATACGCAAAGTAAGTAGTCTTGATCCAGACTTGGGCTTGTGCATAAACGGTAAGTCCCGTTAATTGAATATAAGCATTAGCCTGAGCATAAGCAGTATAGGTTGCCTTGATCTGCGCTTCAGCTTGTGCATAAGCCTGCTGATTCGAAAGAATTATGCTTGCATTGGCTTGAGCAAATGCTAGGTAAGTAGCATTGATTTGCGCCTGTGCTTGTGCGTAGCCCAAACAGACTTGCTTAATCTGTGCATTCGCTTGAGCATATACTTGAAGACCTGTTAATTGGATATAAGCATTTGCTTGCGCCCATTGCTGATAGGTCTGCTTGATCCACGCCTGAGCCTGAGCATATGCCTGAAGGTCTGAAAGGATTATCTTTGCGGCTGCTTGTCCATATGCTTGATAAGTAGACTTGATTTGTGTTTGCGCTTGTGCATAAGCATTTATATCTACTGTCTTTACATAGGTTTGCGCTTGTGCATAAGATGGGTAAGTTTGCAGGATTTGAGACTGTGCATTAGCATACTGTGCAGTAGTTACCTTTACAATAGCCTGTGTCTGTGCTACCGATAGGTAGCTTTGCAGAACTTGACCCTGAGCGGTAGCATACGACAAATACGTTTGCAGTACTGTACCCTGAGCGTTGGCATATGCAAACGAAGTTGTTTTTATCTGTGCCTGTGCTTGACCAGATGTTACATTGTCGGTAACTTTGAGCCAAGCATTTGCCTGTGCATAGCCTTGCTCTGTGCGGAATATAACAACCTGTGCCTGAGCATGAACATTGAGTGTCTGTATAGGTACATAGATAAATGCTTCCGCTTGTGCATATTTTCTAGTCTTCTTTGCCCCACTACCATACGGTACTTGGAACTCAACCCAAGACACAAGGAACTTGTCACTTGTTTCAAACTTAATGTTGAGGTCTGTATAATCGGTGATACTTGCTATTTCCGAAGAGTTTAATGCATATTCAAGAAGCGTCCAATCAGAAGAGGTAATTCCTGTTGTTTGCCAGATTATCGTAGTACCCTGACGTAACTGTATTGTTCCCCCCGAACCTGTGCCTGTAGTTTGATACCGTACTCTTAATACGTGGTCTTGGAACCAATCAGGAGTTACTAGTGGTCCCAAACTTATTACAGCATTTCCGTCCGCAATATTTACTATATAATCATTATCATCAGCAGTTACTTCATCTATTGCTGTATATAGGTCTTCTATTCTTCCTATTTGCCCCAAAGCCTGTGCGTAACCGTATCCGCCCATAGTTGGTATGGTAGTCTCTGTTTGTGCCTGAGCATAGGCTTGCACGGTAATCGTTATGATTGCTGCTGCTTGCGCGTATACATTATAGCCTTGCTTAATATCTGCTTGTGATTGGGCGTATCCTTGCTCACTTCTAAGTACTATTGATTGCGCCTGTGCATAAACTAAGCCTGTTCTTAATATGCTGGTTTGAGCCTGTGCATAACCTTGCTCTGTTCGGTTAATATGGGATTGCGCTTGGGCATAGGATTGTAACCCTGTAACCTTTATGTAAGAGTTACCTTGCGCCCAAACCGAAACGATAGATTTAACCGATGCTTGAGATTGAGCAAATGTTGGATTTATAACATGACTAATAATTAATAAATCGTCGCCACTCGTAACACCGGAAGCATCTGCGGCTAACGCCAATCCAAAATACCCTGATTCATGCTGATTTGATCCATTATTATCAGTTTGTGTATCTAGCCATGAATTAGGTTCCTCATCAGTAGCCGCCCAAACTTTTACTTTAAGTGTGGTAGGACTATACCCACTTACAAAGAACAGCATTCTAGCATTATTACCGAAAGCGACAGTAGATATACCAGACGAAATAGTTTCTGGCGGCCCTCCAAACGAAACCCTATCCAAAGAATATTCCCAATATGTTGACGAGCCTCTATATACTAGAAGCATATAGTACGAAGGATTTATATCCCCCGTAATTTTGGCCAATAAGGCTATTGGGTAATCAACTGTGCTACCTGCACTAGCTGTAAAATATATAGAAGCATTACTAATTAATACTGAACGAAGAAACCCTTCACCTGTATCAGAATAAGTAGTAACAAGCGTATCAGTATCCTTATTAACATAAACATTAGAACTATCCCACGACCCGCCTACCTCTGGCGTGTGATTATAAAGCTCTGTTGTGCCAGTACCCGCTTCTGTAAAAGTATCTTGTGCAAGTATCTTTGGAAATATAGGATATGTCTGCTTTATTGCTCCCAAAGATTGAGCATATTCTTTATAGGTAAATGATGGTAGGACAATCCCTGTTTGTGCCTGAGCGTAAACCTTACTTGTTACCAATATATAAGCTTCGCTCTGAGCATAACCTTGCACATCTATAGATTTAACGTGTGCTTGTGCCTGTGCAGATACTTTATAAGTATTTTTCTTTGCCATGCCCCAAACAAGGAGTCCAGTACCCAGCAAGTTTCTAGATGCTGTGTTAGTTTGACTGGCAAATAGATCGATATCCTGTGCCCCTGATTCCGAAGATATATAACCAAAGACAGAAAGTGGTACCTCATCCGTAGCATCATAAGCATAACCAGAAGCAAGTCCTGTAGCTGTATTGCCAAGCGGATCAATAACTGTTGATCCACCTTGGCGTATCCACATATAAGCTTGAGTATCTACTGTATCAAGATTCATATTTCCTTGGCCCCAAATTATTAGGGGCTGGGAAACTGTAAGAGTATTAGTTATCGTAGCAACCTGAACATCTGAACCATTGGCAACAGCAACCGTACCAGCAATATTCGTATAGATATCAGACCACTTATTCTTCCTAAATAGGAAGATAGCAGACTCCCTGTGATCATTTGCAGCAGTAGTCGTATCATCTCTTGTCTCCATTGACAAGGTATGTTCACTAGCAGCCAGAGATGAAAGAACCGCAAACCAAGTAACAGGGATTTCTTCTGTTGTAGATTCGCCTTCTATCGACCAATCTCCAGAATGTAAAGCACCATCAAGCACAACCCGACCTTCCGCATTAACAGAGGCAGAGTCTATTGCGTGGTGGGCATAAGCAAAGTAAATCCAATCTTCAACAGAGGGTGGAGTCCAAGTTATTGCCGCACGGTTAGTACCGGAATATGTTGTGGTATTCTGTGTAACCGTTGTGTTTTTATTCCAGAACCAATCAGTATTTTCTACCCCGAAATCGGCTAACTTAACAATGAATAACTCGGACTTTTCCAAATAAGCAGAGGTAGTAGTTGAATCAGCTAACTTTACTTCAAAGGCAGCAAGAGTACCAAGACTTACTCTTTCCATGAACATGAATGCCCGTTCTCGTCCCGCTGCCCCAAGGTCTAACCTTGTGGTTGTTCCAGACATTATTGTGGCAGTATTGTAGGTTAGATCAACACGAGTTTCGTTAGTTGTTGAGTGAGAAACCTTGAAATACCAGATAACAAGAACTTCATCATTGTTAGCAAACCCTGCGGTGGACAGATCAGAGCTACTGACAGTTTGCTTAGTAGTAAGCGTAGTCGTATTCTGCGATTGCTGCGTAGTTATTCTCGCATGAAGGTACGTTGCATTAGCCATTAGTCTCTCACCGTCCTTACCCAGCCATCATTACTGATATCAGCAATTGGTCGTGCTATTTGAGGAATATAAATCTCTACTTCTGCTTGGGCATATCCTTGACCTGTGGCTGCTATTGTTGCGCCCGCCTGAGCAAATGCTTCTATATCCTTGACAACGATGAGAGATTGCGCCTGTGCACTATAAATTATTCCAGATAGTTTAATATAAGTATTGGATTGAGCATAACCTAAATATACAGCCTTTATTTGCGCTTGAGCTTGGGCATAAACATTTAACCCGGATAGGATAATCTTTGCCTGAGCCTGTCCATGCGCATTATAGATTTGTTTGATTAGCGATTGTGTCTGTGCATATCTTTGATATGTTGTTTTAATAATTGCCTGTGCTTGGGCGTATGCTAGATAAGTTGCTTTAATACTTGCTTGTGATTGAGCATAAGCCAAATATGTTTGCTTAATGTATGCTTGCGCTTGGGCATAATCTTTATACGTAGTCTTGATCTGCGCTTGGCCCTGTGCATAGGCTTGGAGAGCGTCAAGTTTAATATAGGTCTGTGCTTGTGCGAATACAGTATAGGTTGCTTTAATTGTTGCTTGAGTTTGTGCGTATCCTTGTAGATTTGAAAGAATGATCTTAGCATTACCTTGCGCCCAAACTCTATAAGTCTGCTTTACTTGTGCCTGTGCTTGTGCATACGTATTTGAAGTAGCCTTGATAAGTGCATTACCTTGTGCCCATGTTATGTACGTTGTTTTAATCCGAGACTGTGCTTGGGCATAGCCGTTATAGGAAGTCCTTAATTGAACCTGAGCCTGTGCATAGGCTTGATAGGCTTGCTTTATTTGTGCTTGCGCTTGGGCGCAGGAATTAATACCAGTTACTTTGATATAGGTATTACCCTGTGCATATCCAAGGTAGGTGGATTTTATGCACACCTGTGACTGAGCATACCCTTGTAGACCAGAAAGAATAATCTTTACATTAGCCTGAGCGTAGCCTTTCACGTTGGATAGAATGATCTTCGCTTGGCCTTGCGCATAACCCTGATACGTTTGCTTAATGATTGCCTGTGCTTGCGCGTAGACTTGCAAAGCTGACAAAATAATCTTCGTATTGGCTTGTGCATAGAATCGATAAGTCTGCTTTATCCACGCTTGGCCCTGTGCATAATTTTGGTAGGTTTGCTTGATTCTAGACTGAGCCTGTGCATACACCAAGAGTCCAGACAAAATGATCTTGGCATTAGCCTGTGCGTATCCTCTATAGGTAGTCTTTATTTGGACTTGACCTTGGGCATAGGCTTGTAGATTAGATAGTATAACCTTGGTATTTGCTTGCGCCCAAACTCTGTAAATCTGTTTGACTTGTCCTTGGGCTTGAGCGTAACCACGATACGTTTGTTTAATGCGGCTCTGTGCTTGAGCATAAGACTGGTACGCTCGCTTTATCCATGCTTGGGACTGTGCATAACCCTTAATACTGGATAAAATAATTTTTGCTTGGCTCTGTGCATAACTCCGATAAGTCTGCTTAATTATGGCTTGGGCCTGAGCATTAACTTGGCGCAAGAGGATTATCTTGGCATTAACTTGAGCATAGACTTTATATGTTGTTTTAATTTGTGCTTGACCTTGCGCCCAAACTCGATAGGTTTGTTTAATGTGCGTTTGTGCTTGCGCATATCCTCGATAAGTAACTGCGACAGCAGCAGAAATCTGTGCTTGTGCTTGAGCAAATGGGAAATCATAGGGAGATTGGGCCAAATAATTATCATAAGTATAGGTAATAGGTAAATTACTTATACTTGCACTATTCCATGCCCAAACACCTATCGACCCCGTTGAAGGAATGGAATAACTGCTGATATCAGCAGATGTTTGCCAAGCAGTAGGCTCTGATGAAGTAGAATTCCAAGTCTTGGCATATACCATGTTTCCATAAACACGGAATCTTAGCCGCCAAGTATCTCCTACACCGTAGGTACCAAGGGAACTAGTTTCGGTGGCTAGAGTGTAATTTCCGCTTGATGTAAATGCTCTAAAGTTAAGAGTTACAGTCCCAGTAGTACCAATATAGCATCGAACATTTACATAGTAATTATTGCTATCACGTCTAGCAAATAAGTGTACAGCAGCGACAGCACCTGTTGGTATTTTGTCCATGCTCCAAGTAATACACTGATCTATATCAGACACAGAAACAGAGTCTAACCGCAAAAATTCACTTGTATCACCAGTAGCAATGGCGATCTTTGCTGCCGAACCGTCTACTGAATCCCAAGAAGGATTAGCGCTGGAAGTCCATGCCCCGCCAATATCTGCTGTACCCCAGCCATTGGAAACGGTTCTTGTAAATGAATCTTGGGCATAAGTAGTAATGCTTGTAAACGGGTAAGTTTGCTTGATTCTAGCCAGAGATTGTGCATAGCTTGTGTAAGTAACCGCAGCAACAGATATAGTAGTCTGTGCTAATGCAGATACTCTGGTAGGTAATTCATCCGCCATATTAATATCATCGAATGATATAATAGCCGGTAAATCTCCTGTCCAAGCTGATCCTACTAGTGCATCTATACCTATAGGGGTATACATATTTTGTAACATACCGGCTGTGGAATCGGTTTGAGTTTGATCCCACGTTGTAGGCTCTGGATCAGAGGCTTTCCATACTCGCCCCCGCATAGAAGTTGTGGTACTATTACTCTGCCAGAATTGTACTCTTACATTAAACCAAGTATCTGCTACATAGGAACGCCCGTTTAAACCTCCACCAAACCCCGTACTAGAACCATCGACAACCCTTTGAAATTGAATATCAAATTGATTATCAGTAAGAATAAATATTACTAATTTATAGGCATCTTTGGAAACAGAGCCCATGTGAAGATAACGAAAAATTGCTTGAATATTTAACGTGGCTCCACTTACAGCCGGTCCCTTAAATTTAAACGAATAGTCACCTCGTAAGAAATAGGCACCCAATCGCGCTGATTGCTGATATCCAGAACCAGCTGCTGGTATGGAAATGGTACCAACACCAGAGGCTACATCAAAGTTATTTTGAGGATTGCTACCATACCCATTTACAGTCCAGACATGATTACTATCTGATGTGCCCCAAGTATTTGATTCGGTACGAGTAAAAGTATCGTAAGCCAAGGTATCTGGATATACTGTATAAACTTGAGATTGTGCATATCCTCGATAAGTGGCAAAGATTGTTGCTTGTGCTTGTGCATAAGTTGTTTTTGTTGTTGCCCCAGCAGCAGGACCAAAAATTCTTGAAGTACCGATCCAAGCAGTTGATAGGCCTAGGGATGTGGTTCCAACAAACGATGTAACTTCAGAACCAGAAGAAATTGCATATGCAAGTGAGGTAGAAGGATCATTCGGAGAGTCTGCTTTAGTACCCATAGATATGCTGGTGGAGGGTGATCCACTAGCGGAACCAGCAGTATGAGTGCGTGGGTTTTGGCTTACAACCCCACCTATTATTATCCCATTTGCTGGAATCGTAGAAGATGAGGACCATGTTGCAGTCGCGCTACTACCAGAACTGTTTCCACCATCTGTTGAAGAAGCAGACAAACCAGAAAACTCATCGGCAACAATAGATACATAACTCCGGCTACTGAAATTAGCAGTAAGCGAAGTTAATGTTCCACCAGTTGTAATCGGTGCGGCGTACATTCTCTCGTTGAAGGTTGGGGAAGTATAAGATTTATAACTGATTTCTGAATAAGTATTACCTAGATTATCAACAACACTTGTGGGAGCAGTTGTATTATAACTAGCAAATATAACAATTATCGTATTTCCAACTGTTACTGTCTTGCTAGTTGAAATAACAAGACTAGTGACTGTTGAGGTTGTACTATTGGAACCTATGGATTGGACATATGCAGCTTGGCCCCCACCAGCAGCAGAAATTTGTGCGTTCGCTTGTGCATAGCCTTGTACACCAATAGCTTTAATTTTGGCATTTGCCTGAGCATACGATCTACTAGAAGTTGCTACTCGCAATCTTGTCTGCCATGCGCCACCCTCTTCAGAGTTGCCAAATGTAGCGGTAACTACTGCCGCTGCACTTGATGTACCAGATGATGCTAATCGATAGCCACCATCTGCGGCCATATCATTTGATGTAGCAGAAGACAATGCTGTAGCAGGATATTCAGCAACGGTATCGTATGTTACTCCTGTCTGCGTAATTGTAGGATTTGTACTCGCGTAATTATCACACCATGCCAACCAAAAATCTATCATATCACCAGCAGTTACGCTGATATGCGATGAAATCGTACAAGTCTGAGATGTTCTGGCGGTTGAGTCTCCACCACCGGCACCAGTTGGTGTTATCCAGAACTCGTCAGAACCTTTCTGATAGGAGATTGCAACAGCACCGCCGGGAGCAGCAGTCGTACCCCAAGCAATGACAGGATTTGTCTCTGAGGCTGACTCAGCAATCTTGTAGAAGGTGCGGAAAGCAAGAGAACCTGTACCGTTACCATTGGCGGTAGTACCGTTGGTATATTGATTCCCTACAGGGTTCCAGCCAGTCGTGCTACATGTAATTGTGGCAGTATAGGGCTTACAGGCAGCACGAACAATTAACATATCACCGGCTGCGTGAGTCGGTAATGATACGGTTTGTGTGGTAGCGTTAACTGCTACCCATTCTTCTGCTGCCCTCACGCTAATTGCCATTTATCTCACCCCCAAAACTGAATTTGGGGTAAAAGACAAAAAAATAACCGGAGCGAAGATTTTTAATGTCTTCACTCCGGTTATTCTTCTATTCAACTAGATCATCCCCTTGTATGGGTAAAAGTATTGAATTACTTCTTGTTTACTTTGGCTTCTTTCTCGTTGGAAGTTTCTTAGGACTTACTCCCTTGTTAAAGTCTTCTAGGGTATCTCGGCTTATCTTGCCCTGTTTGTACAGGACTCCCATTTTGCCGAATTGCTTTTTACTGACTGACGGTGACATTAAACTTCACCCGACCTCTTTGCACACCAAGGGCATCCTATAACATATTCAAAGTGTTGAGTGTCATGTATCAATTTAGCTTTGTTCTTATCCAAAATTGTATTTCTCCTATAATACGACCACTAATGAGTTAGGATCGATATTTGCGTGCCAATCATTATCGTGTTCATTGATAACTGCTGGATTTACCCACCAATAGGGATTCTCATTGCCCCCAGCAGCATACCAACGTACCTGATTACTATAAATCTCTGCATAAGGCGTTCCTTCCCACGAAGACATTCCTACGTTGGAGTTGGAACGCTGTTGACCATAAACTATATTTGAATAAGTTTTAATATTTGGGCCATCGATATGCTGAATTCCCACTTGTCCCGGCGTTAGAAGGGTATTTCTACGAACTGTAACATTTCCATTGTAGGCATGACCAGCACCATCACTAATAATAATACCAGTACCAGAACTGCTTGTCCAAGCCTTGGCATCGGTAGTATCAGAAACTAAACCTTGAAGTTTGTTATCTTCTATTAATAATGGATTAGAAGAACTCCAGCCACCAGAATGCCAGATTGAAATCATATCCTCTGTTCTACCACCCAAGAATTTACAGCGTCTAACTGCTCCACCACGGGTAGTGGCAAACTGAATATAATTACTATGACCAGAGCCAATTGTACCGTCACCAATATTTCGCCCACGAACATCTTCAATAATTATATCCTCACAACTATCTAAATAGATTCCTCCAACTAGATTAGCAAGATCAACATGGTGAATATACGCTCTTTTGACCCTTCTTAGGGTAATTCCAACGGAAGCAAAATCTTTAATGGTAAAGTAGGATAGTTCAATATCGTTAACATCTTGAAGAGTAAATGGGCTACGAGCAGTATAAGATAGGAATCCAGCAGGAATAGTAACAGTTGGTAAAGTCTCGCTTATGATATTGTTCGACTGTACAAGCCCGGTAGATTGACCAAGATAGTCATACACACCTGCTGATCCATAGGCTGCTCCAATATGATTTCCAGTAAAGGAACAATTGGAGGTAGCATATGTGGTCATTGCGGTAGGATTGGTTCCACCTGAAACCTGTACTGGCTCAGTAAATAGGTTATCTTTAATAACACAACTGGTAGCAAAATATTCCCCGCCAGAAAAATCTCCTGAAGTTATGAAGACTGCTCTTGGCGATCTGCGAACAGTATTATGACTAAAAGTAATTCTTAAGCCCCCGTGGGTATCCAATCCGTGCCAGAATGGAACATCTGTAATAATATTGTCGTTAACTATTACATCTGACGACCTAGTGGTAGATGTTAAACCTGAAATTGCTATACCGTAGGCATTATTGTTTCCATTAAATGGCCCATTTACTCCTACACGGCGAATCGTATTGCGGCTTATGCGCCCACCAGTCCAACCAAGCGTCATGATTCCAGAATAGGCTACATCTTCAATAATACAATCCTCAATTACAGGATTTACCAAATTGATTAGCCACATACCTGAACCAGAAATATTTTTAATTGTGCAATTGCGAATAACTACACCAGAATAGGCACCGTTTGCATATATACCATATGTGCCAACACTTTCGGTTGCCCCCGGACCAATAATAGTTAGATTTTCTACGATTTGATTATTCTGCGTAATCGTTACACCTTTACCACCAGAGGGCACGTTAATAGTTGTACCGCTGGATAAGGGAGTAGCACTTACGCTATTAGAAAACGGGCCTTCCCCAACAGCGTTAACAGCCGAAACCTTGAAACTGTAAGACTGCCCGTTTGTCAATCCGGTATTCGTAAATGATGGAGAGGTAGATGTACCAACTGCTACATTATCTCGATAGATTTTATAAGATACTGCCAAGGCTACTACCTCCCACGATAGATTTACAAGTTTATCCCCGCCGGTCGCTTTAAGCCCTGTTGGTGCTGTAGGAAGTGGATCAGGTGGGGGTGGTGGGGGAGATATACTGGTAACAGTAAAACTTGTTCTGGCTATTGGTTTTCGTGGTGGCTTAAGTGAAATTAATTCTACCTTGAAAGAACCAGCTAATGTTGGGGTGTAGATTATTGATCCCGAACCTACTACAGTTGCCCTTGAATAAACACTGCCAGTCGGTAATGTTATTTTTAGTGGACCACCATTTGATCCAGTATAGGCTATAGTTACTATCTCCCCCACTTTAAGAGAAGATGGTGTTGCGGTAATTGTTGCTACTATTTTAATCACCTTTAATCAATTCCTAATTTTCCATTATTAAAAATAGATACAAGTTTTTTAACATTTCTTCCACCATACATTTGTGGAAGTGTTGTTTGGGCACCTACCACTTTAGTTGGTTCGCCACCAATATAGCGTGTAAACCAGATAGGCCTCCAAATAAGAGGAATAAAAGTATTGATAACGGTTCCATTTTCATCTGGTTCGGTTTGTTCTATATCCCCTATCTCTCCAACTATAGTTGTTTCATCACAAATAACTATAATTGTTCTAGGTCCATATATTTCTACATCGTCACCCTGAAAACCCCAGCTATCATAGCCGAAGATTATTACGCCATTAATTAAATCAATACCTACTTTGTTTCCAAAGTCTTCTTGAAAAATAAATTTAAGTTGTCCCTCTTCGCCTTCTTGTACTGGTCTTCCGTGGGTTTCCTCCCTCAGTACTTCCCCCGACTTCTTTATTGCTGTCCAACCCATTTTGATCCTCCACTTTTTCCTCTCGTTTCCAAATCCGTTCTTCAGGCGGTCCAAAGAAATTAAATTTTGGTGGTTCTTTATTATCTGCCGCTTTTTCCATATCTGCTAAAACTTCTTCTTGAGTCATAGGACGTTCAGTTGTTTCTGGATAGATTGGTATTGCCCACATACTTCCAGAAGTGGGTGCTGGTTCAAGGTCGTCCGGTGCTATATTATCTAAAACAGGATGCTTAACTTTTATTGCTCGGAGTTGTAGACTCCAATTATCTGCATTAGGAGGCCCAAAAACGTCTGCTTCTGCTATTTCTATATTCTCAAAACATTTTAAACTTTCAACTAATGATCTTAATGTATTAGGTGTAAATCCTGCGGCATGAAAATTTTTAGGATAATCCTGCTCTCCATACATTACAAACATATCTGTATGTGTCATTGTATCTGTTACTAACCTATATCCAACATGACGTAGATTAGGAACAACTAATCTTAGCTCTCCACCAACTTTAAGAGTCCTTACCCATTCTTTAAGAACATTTTGAACATCATTGAATCCAAAATGTTCCAAGGTGTGTGAACTAAATACTATATCAAAAGTTTGATCTGGAACAGGTAATCGTCTTATATCACAAACAACGGTTGGATTTACTTCTTCTCTTATATCAAAGGAAACTACTTTTCCTTCGTCCCTTAAATAAATTGAGCCTGATCCTGATCCATAATCTGCTATTAGTTTCTCTCCCTGCGGTAAAATTTCCCAGCCGGGGTGAGCCTGAGGAGCATTTGCGGGCATTCCATAAAACATGTTAGAGTTTTTATCATAATGGAAAGCTTGAATAGTCGTATCTGCCCAAACCTTATATCCCGCTTTCTTAGCTTTCCAATAAAAATATAAATCTTCGGTATTACTTGAAGGCATTCCTTCTGTTACTCCGGGGAAGGAGTGGTAATTAACAGAATACCAAGGTTCTCCAATTTTTCTATAAACATCTGTTTTAACTAAAGTTAAACCATTACCGGCTGCGTCAATCTCAATTAGATCGCCAAAATGCCAATCCCAATATGGACCACTTAAATGCCCGCGAAAAAGCAGCGGCATAGGTGGATTAGACTTAGACCAGTATACTCCATTAATTATATCTTTATTATGTCGATATAACTTTAGGAAGGCGTCACCGGGCGCAATTACATCATCATCTAACCAGAAGATGTAATTTGCGCCCTGTGACAATGCAAATTCCACGATTTCATTTCTAGCATCAGCAATAGGTTTATTTAATACAATTTTATCAAACGAACTTGAAACAAGTGGAAACTGTTGCGATGCTCTAGACTGTAAAAAGTAGGTAGATACCATTCCAAAAGATGGTATACCTATAATTACATTAGCTCCTTTTACTGCCATACCTTCTCCTTTTTCTAATCTTAGACTACTGGCGGTTCTGGTTCTGGTACCGGCTCTGGCTCTGGTCCCGGTAATGGTTCAGGATCAGGTACTGGTTCTGGCTCTGGTACTGGCTCTGGTTCTGGTTCCGGTACTGGCTCTGGCTCTGGTCCCGGTACTGGTTCTGGCTCTGGCTCAGGAATAGGCTCTGGTTCCGGTTCTGGAACAGGGTTTGGAACGTCCTCAATTCCATCGAGAGTTACCCCAATCTCGCCAACTAGTGCCTGTAATGCTTCTACCTGTGCTGCGTCAACCTGTCCAGCAACTAATTCATCTACTTTAACTGTTAATTCTGCTATCTGTGCCTTTAGGTAAGCAAAATCCTCTGCTACTCTTGCTGCAACTGCTGCTGAATCGGACTTTAATTCTTCTAGTGCTAATGCTAGTCCGTCTAATACACCCATAATTTCAATCACCCTTCTATCCATTTTAAGTGTTCTTCGGTAAATCTTGTATAAAACCCATATAAGCGTGCGCATCATATTTTAGATTTATCCAATCTTTCACCACCTTTGTCTAATTCAGGTTACTTCTTCTTTTTCCCTCTCCCCCCGCATCCAGCCAAAGTAATACTCTTTGGTTGCGCCTTTATTTTAACACCTGTTGCCATTATAAGTCAACCTTACTGTTCGTCATACTGAAGAGTAAATCCAAAGTATCCTGATGTTCCTGCTGGGGCACCTGTTCCAGCACTTAGCTGCAAGCAGATGTAACTTCCCAAGGTTCCTGTTGCTGCTGCGTTGGTTGCGAAGCCCGCAATATTTGTTAATGCGCCAGCAGGAGAAGCTGTTGAGTTTGTACCGTTTGTTGCAACTGTAACATTGCTTGCATAGTTTGTTCCGGTAGCTGTTCCTGTTGCTATTGAATACTGTGCATTAGTAGTACCATAAATCGTGAATGTAGCGGTGTTAGCAGATGAGTTAGCGGGAACGAACTGCCAAAACTTTACATTCGTAATTGTATACTGAGTACTGTTTGTAAAATACCCTTTTAGCCATACTGGATAAGATGCTGATCCAGCACTGACAGGGTTAGCAGTATAAGACTGTGTTCCTGTACTGTCGGCTGTTTCAAAGTCCCAAGACATTGCTGCCGCTGAAGAAGTGCCAGTTAATCCTGATCCTCCCGGTGTAGTTGAGTTTGCGCCTGATCCTGTATATTGGACCCAACTGAATGTTGCTGCCATAGTTTCACACTCCTGAAAGTATATATTTTATTGCCAACCAGTATTGAATTACTTTCAGGCAAAATAAAAAGCACCTATGTTATTAGGTGCTTTAACCTTTTGAATATGGAGCCGTCGAAGGGACTTGAACCCCCAACAGGCGGTTTACAAAACCGCTACTCTACCATTGAGTTACGACGGCTAGTAATCCTGAATTCTTTTCTTTAATTCTGTTGTTGAGATACCTTTTGTATAAGGAACATAGATAAGTACAATATTTCTAGCATCTAACCAGTCTTGAGTGAATCCCATTTGAGCATAATAATCCTTATTGGCCCAATCGCTACCGATAACTATATAATTTAAGGTTGTCCATTGCCTATAATCTTCTATAGCTACTTTAGAATCTTTTCCACCCGTATTTTTAATTACCTGATCAACGTATTTACATGATTCAAGTATTTTTTTTCGTTCATTATAAGAATAAACTGGTGGCTTACCCTTAAACTCTTTTATAAACTCATCTGTATTCAAACTTACTACAACCCAACCATCGTCTTTCCCCGCAATTTCTTTACATTGTCGCAAGAAATTTACATGGCCTGAGTGAAAAAGATCGAATGTTCCACCTGTATAAACTACTCTCATTATTACATCCCCAACCGTGGAGAGTCACAATAAAAACACCACCAAGTTATTTTCCCGACCTCTGTTTCTATTAACGCGGAGGGTCTGCCACATTTCTTGCAGCGAGGAGGTTCCTTATATTTGTTGTAACGAACCTCCATCTCGGGATTCTTTTTTTCCTCTTCTTTCCTCATAGCTTCACTCCAAACTGGATGAAATATCTCCCTTATGTCATCCCATACTTCTCCTATTGTGCTTCTTTGCACGGCACTCGCCACCTTAAATGGTAGCCCCTGTAGGAGTCGAACCTACCTGTAGCGGTTTATAAGACCGCCGCCTACAACCGGATGGCTCAGGGGCCATATCTATCTAGCCCTTCGCTATTTTGTAGACTTCCTTATCTATTTGGTCCGGTTCTTTTATCTCCACTAGAGTAAACCAAATTTTCTTCCCTCTCCTCTTTAACACAGATAACAAAAGCTTTTTGGGCGCAAACACTTAAATCACCCCTTTTAGAGAGCCTTGCCCCGTTATCTCTCATATGGCGCTCCACAGATGTAGCCATCATGCCGCCATTTCCACTGCTATAAAATAGCTGCTATCCCTTCGGGATGTTTCAACCGTCAGGAGTCGCTACTTATCTGGTGCCGAATAGAGGAATCGAACCTCTTCTGCTTCGGTGTAAACGAAGATCGCTAACCATTACAACAATCCGGCTATGGGACTATCCCACCATTTAACATCCACGCTCCATGCGTCATGGGCATGATTTTTGCAAAATACTCATCCCTAATTGTTAGGGCATACATTCTTATCTCCCATTGTGCATCAAGCGCACAACGAAGACCTAGAAAATTCATCAACGATCTTGCATTTACCGTCCAATAAAACTGAGTATAAAGATTAAGGGGCAAGATCATTCTTGCCATCTCTTTAGCAAGTCCAGTACTCAAAAGTACTTTATATTCGTCATAAGCTTTAATTGCCCACTTTTCTACCTGAATCGCCAACCAATCTGCTGCCATTTGATCAGTAGAAATTACCGATCCCTGCTTATTATCCTGAGCAGGGGTTCTAAATGTAGAAGGAATATAAAACTCTGGTTCAAACTGAACATACCTTCCTGATATTTCGTTATAACTTCCTATCCTATGTCTTTGCCACTCTCTCGCAACAAACAGCGGTACTTTAACATGAAATGTAAATACACTATGTTCGAAAGGTGTTCCATGACGGTGCTTTACTAAATAATTGATAAGTTTTTGATCCTTGGTTGGTACAGACTCAAAAACCCCATTACTTACTCTTGCTGAGAGGGCTACCATCTCGTCCCCGCCCATGTGTTGGACGAGCCTTACGAAACCCTTGTCCAATACTTGGATTGACTTCATCATAGATGGTTGCTCTACAGACTTTACAGTATCGTTCTCCATTCCGCTCTCCGATCCATTCGGACTTGTGTTCGCATCTGTCCATGACACTAGTATACCATATTGACAGAGCGCGTTTCAACCCGAATTTATTTGATGTAATGATGCAATCCAACTAGCCAGTTATACCGATCTTGATCTATTTTACCATTCGCAAGTAATTTTTTGTAGGTTTCAAGATACTCTTTTTCACGGTTAATTTGCTTGCTGCGAGTCTTTCTATGTAAGACAACCCAATCCTCTTTAAATATACCCTCTCCTGTAAATCGATCATCCTCATGAATAGTAGTAGAAAAAGTAATTGCACTCTTTTTGTAGAGTTTTGACTTCTGAAAAGTCCTAACATGAGCGCCATCAATTATCTCAAACTGGTTAAAGTATACATAAGACATACCAGAAGATTCATCTGAGTTTAACCATGCTTGAATCTTATCCAGAACACCGGAAGCAAAACGCTCATCAGCGTCTAACATAAGTATCCATCCATCATCAGCCAATTCCAGCGCCCGATTTTTAACTGTTTCTGGAAGTCCTGTATGATTAATCCTAAGTAAAGTTACTTTATTTTTAGTTTGCCACTCAAGATTTTCTACTAATAGGGGGGTGTCATCATCACTCCCATCATCACAAAAAATAAGTTTGTCTACATAATCATAAACATGATTTACAAGATCAACTACTTCATTTGCTTCATTATACACCGCACAAATAAATGTTAGCATCGTTATTTAATCTTCCTATCTGTGGTTCACTCCGATCAAATTTATAATCTTCCCCACGAATAAATACCTTTTTAAAAATTTCCATAACAGTTACAGGATTATAGTTATAACCGTAATTTATGAGAGCCTTATCTAAATAATTTATCGAAAGAACTGCTTTTAAGCAACTTTCTTTATCGGTATAAAACCACTCTGCGGGTTGTAACTCTAATTCTAAAAGGTGTGCTTTTTCAGCAGAATTCAAATAAGTTATAACAGGTAATCCTTGATAAGCAAACTCTGCACAACTAAGTCCAAAGGTTTCTCCCCGTGCCCGTGCATGTAGCATTGCATTACATATATTAATGTATGCTGCCTTAGTATAAGGTTCTACAGTTAACTCTGTAATAATTATTCGTTCATGTTTGGGTAAATTATCTACTGGTCCTATAAATAGATAATAAAGATTATCTCGTTGCTCTAACGATTCAATAAGTACTTCTCGTATAAAAGAAATATCAAAAGTATCTGCTCCCCCAATTCTTCCAATTACCGTAGCCTCTAAGGGGATATTTAAAACTTGCCTTAATAGCTTATAATTATCTTTTGATGGGATAGGTGGAGCAACAATATGAGGAACATAGGATCGATCATAAATGGCGCTCATCCACGGCGAGATGACAGCGTAGCGGCTTCCATGCGGCTGTGAGCCATCAAATACCGCGTGTACCCAATAAGGAAGTTGGGAGGATAAATCTATATCTTTAGTACCATATTTAATATGGTATAAAGCATCTATCTCATTTGGAAGACCATCTTCCAGAAACCAAATTTTTCCAAACCTTTCAGCCCAGCGATTCATCTGCTCTATATTATGAGAACCGTTTTTAAACGAAATAATATATGATTTATTATTTAGTACCTCCTCATTATAATGAGCATAATCAAATACCGCGTTCCCCGTTCCTCTATAATCTATCTGATTATTTAGGAATCCTATTTTCATTGTATCACAACCTATTATGCGTAAATAATCCCTCTCCCTGAGCCACCCAAAAGTTTTGTTCCTGCCACCATTGTTGTATATCTAATTCAACATCTCGACTGCCCATTCTAGGTAAAATGTACTTTTCCAAAAACTTTGTTCTAAACATAGTAGGATTGTTAGTCCAGTTAGCATAGCGCGAAGTCGTATACCAAAAAGGTTCCAGATAATAAATTTGACTAAATTGCGTCGGCTCGTCCACCCAATGAATACAATCCAATAGGTGTTCAGGCCGACTCATCTCATTTCCCGCAAATTGACGGGTCCATAGAGGATTTCCGGGTTGTGTCCTGTGCCTAAACCTAACTACATCAAACTCCCTTGTAGCTAAGGCTGTTTGGGCACTTAACAATTGCCCCCAAGGATAACGAAGCAACTCCCAATCATTCTCTAAAAAGAGAAAGTGTTCGCTAGTCGTTGCCTCTACTAATTTTCTATAACCGCCCGCTATACCTATATTATTAGCCATTCCAAAATAATCAAATCCATAAAGATTTGCTATTTCTTCATCTCTTTCATTAATCTCTTGGAAAAAGATTAAATACTCAACATCTGGTTTATATAGTAAACCCCAGTCACTGTAGGATTGGAGTGTGTTAAGAAGAGTTTTATGTTGACCCCAACTAAGTATTCCTATTGTCAAACTCATTTCAAACTCTTTCTTTCTTTTAATTCATCCTCTACTATCATACCAAGAACATAAAATATTAATATAACTGCTATAATAAATATTAGATTAGGAATAAATGAAATTAAAATAACAATAATCACTATTCCAATAGTGACTAATATACCATATAAAATTCTTTTAATAATGAGTTTTATCATTTTATATACTGGCTCGGGGACAAGGATTTGAACCTCGATAGACTGATCCAAAGTCAGTCGTCCTACCATTAGACGATCCCCGAACGATTACCTCATACTATAATCTTTTAATACACGAACAGTCTCTTCTCTTACTTTTGCTCTATCGTAAGGTTCTGGCAGTGGAAAGGGTGAGCTTTTTAATTTCGATTTAGATTTCGATTTAACATCAAACTTACTAAAATAACCCTCACCAAGCGGCTTTCTCCATAAGGTTTTTCTTACCCACCAAGCCTTTTTTCTTTTTTGTATATATCTTTGTCGATTAAATCGGGTAATATCCCGTGAATGTCTTAACATATACACCACCAAATAAAAAATGGCTCCGGTGGTAGGGTACGATCCTACAACCAGTTGATTAACAGTCAACCGCTCTACCAATTGAGCTACACCGGAATAAGTTTAGAGAGGGTAACGGGCGTATCAGCGTTTTTATAGCTTCCTCCCAAACTGAGTAGGGAGGGTAAGAGTCGAACTTACAATCTCAAAATTCAATGTTTTGTGCTTTACCGAAGTAACTGATACTAACACTACTCTAATTAACTTTAATAAATACAAGGAGGGGGAGTCGTTATTGGAACGTATAAAAGTCTCCACCAAGACCCGTGGGTTCAAACCCACCGAAGTATCCAATAACTACACTACCTTGTTTTAACTGAAACACTTAATGGAGCTAAAACTAATTGAATCAATAGCATTAAAGCTGTTCCTTCTATAAGGGAAAGTGTTGGTCCATTAAATGCTACAGGAATAACTAAATTCCATAAAAATGTGAATATTATTCCACCTACTAATGCTACAACTATAGCAATTAGTATCATAATACCTATTATCAAAAATATATCTAATTTTTTCATTAATTACCTTCTTTTAGAGAAGATGGGGAGAGAAATTTTACTACAGACATTACCGGAATCGAACCGTAACTCTTGGTTAAAGGCCAAGCGTGATACCATTTCACTACAATTCATAAGTATGGTGAATAGAAGTAACTGTAGTAGTCACTACCCCAATTTCTATCTATGGTTGGTAGCCCCACGGGGGATCGAACCCCGATCAACAGATTGAAAGTCTGTTATCCTGAGCCATTAGACGATAGGGCCGCATTAGGAGAGAAGAACGCGCGTAGGCTTCAAACCCTGCTTTACTATTAAGCTATCCCCCGTTGTTCGGGGGAGTAGGAATCGCACCTACATCAGAGGCTCCCAAAGCGAAGAAATCCTACACTGCACTACCTAATTAGTTTTTAATTATATGGGAGAGAAAAACGAAGGGGGGTTTTAGCGGTTTCAAGTCGAAGTATCCCCTTTCACACTACCCATATTATTATAACACTCATAGAGTGCCGATTTCAAGTCACATTTTTGCAATTTCGTTCAAAAGTAAATTCTTGTCTTTTTCGTGAAGGTTGATAAAATCAAGAATCTTATCAGACCAACCCGCTACTGTAACAACATTTTTAGATTTCGAATTAAACTTGGATGTACCATATCCAGAAAGATCAAAAGAGTATAGCACAGCATCTTTATTAACTGTGTTTACATATTCTTTCCAAAGTTTGGAAACATCGTTTCCATCATAATTTTTCTCAGTATAACACTGCATATCTGAAAACATGACTACACGATCAAACTTAATGTGCTTATTCTGTAGCAGATTTTCAAATGCCTTATACGCATATGTTCCTCCACCCTCACCACAATTAAGAATATTCTTCATTGTAGTCATCATAGTATCATCTGGATCAACATCTACCCTTGTTGCACTGTTAGCAAAGGCAATAACTACAGGATATTCGGATTTCTTTACAGCTATTGCGCCCATTACTGCTGCAACATCTGTATAAAGCATCTTAGAACCCTTACTTACAGTGTGACCATACATTGATCCCGAAAGGTCAACAAGTACAGCAGTTGATCCACCCAAAACAGTATTATTAATAGATAACTCAAATGCCTTGGAAACGGCTTTCTTTAACTGAGGGGTTTTAACCTCCTGATGGGCGGCATAAAACCGGAATGGAAGCTGCTTTGAACGCTTAACCTCTTCTTCATTCGTTAACCGTTCAATTACAGAATTTAATTGAACATTTTTCTCTTCAAAATTTCGAAGGTTCCTAAGAAGTGCCATATAACCCATCTTAGGTATCATGGCTTCCCAAACTTCCTTGGTTGAGCCAAATTTTGATACAACAGATTCCCACGTTGCCGCTGACTGGTTAATGAGAGACTTAGCCTCATCATCAAAAGATTCGCGTGAAAGCAGGGTTTTAAGTGCCGATACCTTTGTAAGAACAGGGGATACCTCCCCCTTGGTTAGATATGCGTATAGAGCCTTTCGGTACTCTTCATCACCCTTGAAAGTTGGGTGAACAATCTTCACAACATCGCCAAGTGAAACGCTTGAAGTATTGCCCTTGTACTTATTCAACTGATATTCATCGAATGACTGAAAAGCATTCGCTAATCCCCTCTTAAGCGAGTTAGCGAAGTTTTTCTTACTTCCCATTCGACTTATATGATAAGCAACTACCTCAGTTAACTCGTCGGCTCGGCGTACAATCTTAGAGGTGTACTCCTCAACAAAAGGCTTGCATTCTGCGATATACGACGCCTCAACAAGTAAAACCTGTGGAGTTGTTCGAAGGTACAACTCATTGCGTGCAAACACGGCAAGCTGTAAAATAAATTTAGGATCAGATTTGGCAACTTCCTGAATATCTTTCAGGATTTCCCCACTGATTTCCTTTCCGGTAGCGTAGAATAAATCCTCGCTCCAAAAGGCTCCTACAACACGCTCAACTAAGCGCATCTTTACAGGAAGCTTATATGCTTCAGCACCTTCATAGTTAACAGTTAATTCTTCCATCTTAGTTGGAATTTTTTTCGTATTTAATCTAGCCATTTCCTTTACCTCCTGAGAGTAAATTACTACAGTTTCTTTCCTTGATAGTTTGGAATGCTGCTATAATCCATAACAGCAACCGCAAACTGCTCATTTAACTTTGCCTTGAACTTAACCTCTACCTCTTTTGCAATTCTAGGAAGATCAAACTTTTTTTCATCGTTTAGCTCAACAATAAATTCCCGTAAACTAAAAGTTGAATTTTTCCTAGATTTTACTTCATAAAGATACATCTCTAAAAACTCTGGATCAACACCCAAATTTAGTGCTGCTTGTCCTATTGCACAAGCATTAACAATAGTACCTTCATACTCTTCCGTTGGGTGTGACCACTCTATAGCGTGATAGAATCCTTGTGGGTACCCTGCCGCATTTATTGCTTCCACCACTTCCCGTATTGTAACAGATCGTGTCTCCATATTTCAACCTTTCGATAACATTTCGAAGAATGATGTTAATCGGTCATTTTCCAGCATGTAGATATTACACTTATCCGGTTCCAAATAGGTTAATAGTGTAAGAAGATTTTCCTCTGTTCCCATATAACCCTTGGATAATGTATCATTCAATATAGAGGTGTATTTGGGCGCTATTTCTTTAATTAATTTAGCTGGACCTCCGAATAGTGTCGCTCTAGCCACCCTATCGACATAGGTACCCGCAAATTTATCCAATCCTTCCGTCTTAAATCCGTGTGCTTCCTCACTTCTATAAGGAAAACATAGAAATAACAACTTATCAGTCCATTCGTCTATCTTCTCGCCAAAATTCTCAAAATTGTATAGTGGAATTATATTTGTTATTCCTGCATCTATCCATAGGAGTTTTTCCTTATTAAAATCATTTCTGCCCGCACTCAGGAGCAAGAAATACATCTTATACATTATAAGGGGGTTATAAAGGTCTAAAGCTGCTTGTGGACTTTGGGGCAGCCACCACGTTTGATTATACCACGCTGGATCAGTTCGTATTTTTTGTACTTTTTTGTAGTAGAAGATTTTTTTAAAATAATCTAAAGATAAGGTATTAACAACTGTCTTTTTACCTTTACGATTTTCCAAAACAAAATCCTCCAACACGGATTCACAGTAAACCACCATAGGAAGGTCAATCTGCATAGTCTGCGAAAACCATTCCTTATACTGTTCAAAAGGACGGCCAAACTGGCCATCAAGATTAGCCCTTCCTATATTAAATAAACCTGTTACTAGCGTTATACTACTCATAGCCTATAAATACTACCCCAAAACCCTTACGATGCCACTGAGAAATATCATGTTTATCTTCTTGTAAATTTTCCCAAAATTTGGACATTCCAGAATTGAAGTGAATATCATCGAATATTACAACAGCTTTTTCTGCTAATTTAGGTCGATATAATTCCCACTCTTTAGTAACATGATCCCCCTCATGTAGACCGTCAATAAATAGAAAGTCTATATTATTCGAAACCTGATCTGATACGGATAAACTGTTTCCAGTAATGAGCGTTAATCTTGGTTCTTCCCTGTTCTCTAAAAACACAGATTCTTTAATAATATCAATACTAGTGAGTGTAGCATCCTCAGACATAGCATCAAGCATAATTAACGCACTTACACCGCGCTCTCTTCCAATTTCAACAAGTATTTTAGGTTGAAGTACCTTTACTGCTGCCCATAACCAACGATAATAACTATCACCTAAAAATACCAAACCAGTCCATTCCTCATTCAATCCTTTAAATGTCCTAGAATTATAAACTTCCATAATTTCCGTTGATTTTGTCCAAAACTCATCCCGTGAAATCATTGTATTCCTCTAATAAATTTTTAACAAAAGGCGTTATGGAAAACATACATCTTTTCTATCTCTTCCAACAGATACAAGTGTAATCTTTACACCCACATAATTATATATATAATCTATATAATTTTGCAGGGCGGGTGAAATACCTTTTTCATTCCATCCTTCAAACTCAGTATACATGGTTGACTGTTCATCATAACCAGTACACACCTTAATAGTTTCAAAACCACTCAAAACATCGGCTTTCATCATTGCCAACTCTGTTACCCCGTTAAGCATAACAGCATACTTTAGGGCGGGCATATCAAGCCAACCAACTCGTCTTGGTCGGCCTGTTGTTGATCCATACTCATTACCAACAGAACGAATTTGTTCCCCAATCTCGTTATCCTGTTCAGATGGAAATGGACCATTTCCTACTCTTGTTGCATAAGCTTTAAAAACACCGATAACATTCTTAATTTTGGTGGGCGCAATACCAAGTCCCGTACAAGCTGCACCAGCAACAGTATTAGATGATGTTACATAAGGGTAGTTTCCAAAATCAACATCTAGCATCGTTCCTTGCGCCCCTTCTGCAAGGATGTTTTTATCCTGCATAATGGCACTATTAAGATACTCTTCAGTATCAACGAGTTGCAACCCCCTTAGAAATTCAATGCTCTCAAACCACCTATCTTCTGCTTCTGTATATTCTTTAGTCGTTTGTTCATCCATCTTTAGGATATTTCCATGAACAACAACCATATCCTGATATTGGGTTCTCCAAATATTATTTAATATATCCCCAACCCGAAGCCCATTTCTCGCAATCTTATCAGTATAAGCAGGACCAATCCCTTTATGGGTTGTTCCTACCTTATCGTGTGCCTTATCAAGCAGAATATGCGTAGGAAGAATAAGGTGAGCCTTTTTAGAGATAAAAAGTCGAGATTTAACATCAATACCAAGTGCTTCTAATTCTCCGACTTCTTTTTGAAGACAAATAGGATCAATAACTACCCCACTACCTATTACATTTTGGGTGTGGGGATGAAGAATTCCACTAGGAATTGTATGAAGTACATACTTATTTTCATCTATATAGATGGTGTGCCCAGCGTTTGGTCCCCCTTGAAATCTTGCTACAATATCATAAAGTGGGGTTAAAAGATCAACAAGTTTGCCCTTCCCCTCATCTCCCCATTGAAGTCCTACTACTACATCAACCATTCTCATTTATCCCTGATTTTTCTATACCGGGAAAAGCATCCGTCGCTGTATAATGAGTTTCAATGATATAATCACCGTGGCACAGACAGCCACAACCACCGTAATGTTCGGGCGAACCGGAACATTGGTCCCGTGCTTCCTCGATTCTGCGAAGGCGAGCATACTCTGATTCCAATTCAAGATATTCGGACCCGAAACAGAACGAAGGCGGTAAATGCTCGATGATATTCTTAGCAAACGTCTTTCTTCCGCCAAAAGAATAGGGTTGAAGTCCTAAAGCAGCATCTACCGCTGCTTCCATTGCTACAATTGCTTCTTCAGTAGGTTCCATATAATCCTCGTTTTCTTGGTGGAGGTAGGCAGAATTGAACTGCCGTTTTCTGCGTGCAAAGCAGATGTTCTCCCGCTAAACTATACCCCCGTGGAGGTTCCTGTCAGATTCGAACTGACGAAATAAGCGGTCTGCAACCGCCCCCTTTAAACCACTCAGGCAAGGAACCTTATAACTCTTTAATAATAGCTGCCGCTAATCTCCAACAATTCGTATCAGGAGAGGGGTGATATATCGGCTTATCCATTCCATCATAATCGTCCCCTTCACACCAACAATCTAATTCTCCTGTTGCCCACGCCTCTCCACCAAATATATCGTGGAGAATAAACGCCAACCTTTCTACTTCATCCTCACGCCCTTTAACAGATTCGGCAAGCCTGTTCCAATGAGCATCCCAATCATAATTCATTTATTGCTCCAAAATTGGCGGATGGTGTAGGATTCGAACCCACGCAACATTTCTGCTTCAACGGTTTTCAAGACCGCCGCCTTACCACTCGGCCAACCATCCGTAATTATATTTCATCCCATCTCAAATAAGATAAATATTTACAATCAGCATAGTGTCCACCTTCAGGACACTTACACACTTTCTTCTTCTTCGAATTCTTGAAGGGCTTTTCCAAGTTTTCTGGCCCACTCAGCCGTATTTGCTGTTCCTCCTTGGTGAAATCTTCCTTTGGCGTAAAAGGCAAGGACTCGATCAGAATTTTCAACAATTTCTTTATTTCTAACGAATGCTGCCCCTCTACCGTAATGCGCATAATCGGGATAGATGATAACGATAGTAAATCCCCTTTCCTTGGCGTATCGTTGTGCCATACTGTCAACCCCAACAGCGCCACCGGAAACGATACTGTCTCCCCGGTAGAGGATTGAATCAAGAACTTCGCAGACTTGTCCATAGTTTCCGAATTCTCTGGAACCAACAACTGCAATTCGATTTCCAACTTCCATTTTCCTTTCCTTCTTGGCGGAACCGGAGGGATTCGAACCCATCGGTGCTGTTACACACGGCGGTTTAGCAAACCGCTGCTTTAAGCCTCTCAGCCACGGTTCCATTATACACTCTTTGTTATGCCTATGTCAACCCTCACTATTATTTGCCAACTTTAAAGCATCATCTAGGGTCATCTCACCAACTATACTTGTTTGTTGCTTTGATACCGACGCAAATTTCTTGTTATCAATATCAGACATAATGTAAACTACCGTTGTCACCTTTTGTACGACCACCTTGCGCTCAGAGGGTGGTAAATCCTCACCCTTTTTGCGACTTTTTGGTTTAATTGTTTCCATTTCAGGTGGATCGTTACCATCTTCTGGTAATGGAGCACTTTTCATATCATTTATTAATGTCCTCCAATAATTTTCTTTTCTTGTTACCATAAACACCATCCCTTAAAAGGTATATACTAAATCAAGAAGCTCTAAACTCTCATCTTTAATAAGATATCCTCTAGGATTCCATGTTTGAAGATAAGTATTGCACTTCTTAATCTTTCAAAATCATCATTAAACATTCCTAATCCTGTATTACAGGATTTACATAATAATCCTCTAATACAACGACCACAAAGGGTTTGTGGCCGATCCCCCTGCTTTTTACTTGGACAACAAGAATGATCGTGATCTATAGAGGGTAATAAAGTATTTGTGAAAGCTCGTTGACAAATAGCACACCTGCCATCTTGCTCTTTAAGTAAATTATCAAACTGTTCTTGAGTTAATCCATAAGCACCAATTCTTCCTCTACGGTTTATAATATCTGTACAATTTTTACAAGCACTACTTTTTCCATTGGTTTGTGCTTTATTATTATAAAAATCCTCTAAAGATTTAGTTTCTTTACATACAGGACAATTTTTCACCCTTTTCTCCACATAGTATTAATATACGAATCCACCTTAACAGGGACAGTCTTTAAAATCTTCTCCGCAGATTTAATCATAGAATCTTCCAGTACTTCCTTAACTGCTTCGGCTTGAGATTTGTGGGCTAAAACAACAATCTCATCATGTACCTGAAGTATAATATCAGCACGAAAATTGTACTCTCGTAATACTTTACGTACATCTAGCAATGCCAGTTTAGTAATATCTGCATTCGTACCCTGAATGGGCGAGTTTGCTCCCTGTCTTTTAATACCCGCTATCTGAAAATCAATGTCGTCACCTGTTGGGGGATTATAATACCTTCGTCTACCCATCATAGTAGTTGAATAACCTTGACGATATGCTGAATCGCCCGCCTCTTGGAGCCAACGAATAACATCTCGATAAGTATCCCGATATTTGTTAAAAATAGCCTTGACTCTATGGAGGGGAAGTCTTTGACTCTCAGGCTTCCCTGCATTAAGTATATCAGAAAGTTTATTCGGCCCCATTCCGTAGGCAATTCCAAAGTTGATGGTTTTAGCGATAAATCGCTGATCCTTAGTTACTTTGTCAAGGGGTGTGTTGAACATAATCGACGCTGTGTTGGTATGAAGATCAATGTCGTTTACAAATGCCTCGATAAACCTTTTATCTTTACTCAATTCACCGAGAATTCTTAACTCGATCTGTGAGTAATCTGCTACCACTACCTTATAACCCGAAAGGGATACGCACTGCCTAAATTCGTCAGGCATTTGCTGAAGGTTTGGATTTCTGCAAGAGAAACGCCCTGTTGCCGTCCCAATTTGATCAAAATCTGCGTGAATTCTTCCAGTGAAGGGGTGTATCTGATCCAAAAAGGTTTCACCATAAGACGAGAGAATCTTTTGGAGCCTACGGTATTCAAGTAACTCTCTAGCTGCCGGATGATTAACCATAGCAATTTCGCGCTCATTTGTAGTCTCCAAATCTATACCAATCTTGGCAAAGATTTCCTTTAGTTGCTTTGGACTATTAAGATTCATGGGTTCACGATGGAATAACCCTAATTGCTCATCTATAGGGTTATCATCATACAGTAATTCAAACATCTTGGATTTACTTGTTTCATGTTCAACCCGATGATCTTCCAAAATCTTCTTCCATTTTGGAACATCGATAGGTACACCTGCTAATTCCATGTCTGCAATAACCGTCGTAAGATCAAATTCTAGTTGAGCTACGCGCTCAACTCCCTGAGCTTGAATCTTTTCTTTCTGTGCTTCGTAGATGGGAAACAAAATACTTACATCTTGGGCCGCATATTCCAACTGCTCCTGTGTGAAATCGGTTCCCTTCATGTTAATGAATGATTTTCTAATCTCTTTATTAAGAGATGTTCCTGTATATTTAAGAGCAAGATTTTCTAGAGAATTGGTGCGACTGTCGGAGTTGATAACCTTTTCTGCAACATGTGTATCAAATAGGTTGTTAAACTCAAACTTACGATTATGATACAGAAAGAATCCCTGATCGAATTTTCCTCGCTGAAAAATCTTCTTAATATTAGAATCACCAAAAAATGGCCCCAAACCTGTAATATTGCTATCATCATGTATAGGGTATATATACACCCTACCATCAGGTAGTCCTATCTGAACCAAAAGCATCCGCGAGTCATGCGGATTCAATCCTGTAGTCTCTAAGTCTACAGAAAAGATGTTTACTCCACTAAGTGCGGAAACCACTTCTCCAATATCTTTGGTGACAATAACCGTATCCATCCCACTTGCTCCAATACTTTTTGTTTTAATAATTGTTCGCCATTTTCCATTTTTCCTAAATCGCCAATATCGTGAACACCTAGATCGCTATAGTCTAGGATAAATGTATCTGAAAATCGATTCTGTAACTCTTGGGCTGTTTTATAGCCGACCTCATCCTGATCTGGAAGTATAACCAACTTCTTACCAACAAGGAGATGATCATACATTTTAGGTAGGTATGATCCACCTAAAACCATAGCCGGATATTGCCACTGTTTCAAAATTAGCCAATCAAACTGCCCTTCAGCTATAAATACCACAGGTGAGTGTCGAACAGCATGAAATCCAAAAAGGGGTTTGGGCATCCTTAAGCCAAGGTACTTTAATC